GGCTTTCGTGTTCTGTCAAGTTTTATTTTGAATCCCGTTTCATCTTTTGTTATGCAATGCGACCCGTTGGGCGATGCTTTCCAGATGAAACCGATTCTCAACTTTCAGGCGCACTTGTCCCGTGGTCGAGCGATGGGGCTGGCAACAATTTTAAAGAGCGCGCGCCAATCCGTGGCGCTGGGACTTGCTTCCTGTCCCGCTTGCTTCGTCCTAAGCAAGTGATTTGAATTATAGACTAGAAGCGGCAATGGTCAAGTATTCAAATTCAATTTTCCGAAAAAATTTTCAAAATAGACTGTAATGCATTGATTCTATTTTGATTTTCCGATTTCGTTAGGCTGCGAACCTAGCGCCTTCATTATATCCCATCCCGCACCCGCGAATATCATATCTGATTTGAAGAATCAAGAATTTTTCTTCAAATCCATGAAAAACATTCTAAACGATTGATTTTAAAATGTAAATAGTTTAAATGAAAATGATTCTCATTTGCTTAAATTATTTTTGATAATGATTCTCATTTAAAGGATATTTGGTTAATTTTTGATCAATTAGGATGCTAATTATTGCATTTGTCCGGGATTTTACCGTATATCCCGGACGTTTGACAGGACAAGATGACGGACAAGATACCGGACAAGATGACGGACGGATGTACAAACAAATCGGGCCACTTCAAGAGTGGCCCGTGTTCATTTCAGATATGCATCGCTCTACGGCGTTTCATCGCTTTCTGTCGTTTTCGAATTGCTTTCTTCAAAGAGGCGGGATTCTTACGGCGGGTCCGTGCGGCTTTCTTTGCCCGACGCCTAAGTTCTGATTTACTCATACCCGTGGTACGGGTCGCTGACCGGGAACGCTGTTTTCTACTACGGGTCCGAGTCACTTTCCCTTTAGACGAAACATGCTTGGTCATGGCTTCATCCAAATGTTGCTTGAACTCTTCATCAGTCAAACCAAGTTCTTCTTTGAGTTCATCCAATTCGCTTTCATCACAACTAGCTAGGTAGAACTCATACAGATAGTCTTCTAGGGTTCCGAGTTCTTCCTGTTCGCTTTCAATCAGTTCATCAAATGTCATAACAGACTCCCGTTATCTTTGTTGTATTTATAAGAAAGCCCCACTTAGTGGGGCTTATCGAGTCAGACTGTCACAACATCATAGAACTCATCAAACACATTCTGCCGCAATGTCTCAAGTGTCATGGTCGGGTCGGCAAGGAAGGCATCGACCAGCGGCTGAAGTCGCTGATTGTCTTCAACCCCGTTATCCACTTTGACATACGTTCCGTCTTTGTAACCGGACGAAGCGCGAATCTCATTCAGTTTTGATTTAGCCGCGAAGATGGCGCTCATTTCTTCACTGGTCAGACCCACAGTGCTTACCAGCCCATCGAGGATTCGAATCATCTTGTACACGTCTGTCTGGTTGGTGAGCAGGGAACGGACGTGACCGACGAACGTACAGTGGTCAAGAACATTTTCACCGCTGATCACCGGACCCGCTGAGTAGGTCGGGCCTTCGTCGGTACCAATGTAAACAGAACTGAATTGATCGAATGAACTGGTTCCGAAGATATCAGCATCATTTGAACAGGCTTCACGCTGGGTATCCATTCCCATTTCCCAAAGAATCATACAAGACAGATAGAAGTGCATGATATCGATCACTTCGATCTTCAGGTTCCATTGGTCAAACGTCGCCGGGTCGGTGTACTTCCACCACTTATGGGATACGCCAGACCCAAGGAACTCAGAGGCTTCGTCAATGATTTCAGTTTGGAAGTGGCAGTCAGTAAGAACACCCTTCCAGCCCTTGATGATGTATTCGTTGAGTTCGTCCTGTTTGGAAGTGAGTTGAAAGATGGAGTAGTTGCGAGATTTGAAAATAGAATCTTTAGTAGCCATTGAATCCTCTTCTGAGTCTGGTGATTAAGTTGAAAGCCCTCCCATCGAGGGCTTTTGCAAAGATTTAGTCAGCGACGTTGGACAGCACGTTAGCCCGCTGTTCCTTTGTCTTCAGATTAGCACGGGTCCGAGAGTATTTGCCACAATCCTGACACTGATACGTCTCGAATGCACTCACAGAAGTGTACGCGAGTTTGTCAGTCATTTCAATGTTTTTCGATGCACAGCAAGGGCACCGCATCACACCGTTCGGGTAGTACAGAGACAGGTTCGGATGCTGTTTGTCCCACGGACGAAGTTTCATATAGACTTCTTCCAGAAGGTTTACATCCTGAATGTTATAGGAAGTCATGGTGTCCCATGCTTCGCTGTCATTCGCCATACACCGCTTCCAGAGATCGAATCCAGTGTGTTGTAGTTTCTGACCGCAACCAAGATACTGCCCCAGCGCATCGAGTGAATTGGAAGGGAAACGGAAGTTCTTCTTTGCAATCAGAAGAGTGTCCACTACCTTCATCGGGGGAAGCGGTTCCATGCCCTGACGTACCATATAGGCTTGCACAGTGGGAAGATCGAACCGCTTGTTGTTGTGGGCCACAATGATGTCTGCCTCTTTCATCATCTCGACCAGACTCATGAGAATCTTAGAATCGTCTTCATGGTCTTTACCCGGATTCTGTTGGATCGAATCGAAAGCAACATTGTCATCACCAAGCCACTTGGCAGACCAGCACAGCATGTATCCTTCGCGGATGACTTGGGACTGACCGATGTTTTCCTTCCAGCGCCGCCAATGGTAGGACATGGACGGGGCGGTTTCGATGTCGTAAATCAGAATCTTGGGCCGATAAACAGCATCGATGGAAGTTACATCATCAGACTTGCCTTCTCGCAGCCGGGTCAGAAAATCATTGATACCACTCTTACTAATACCAAGCACCTTGGCGATAGCACGACTGGACATGCCCTTTGATTGCATTTCAACGATAGTCTTCTTGATGGTGTCAGTGTAAATCATTGTGGCCTCCTTACGGCGTTCGTTTGGGTATATTTACCCGCCGCTCGGACCCTCTTTCATCGCCGATCCTTCCTGACACACGCACCGACCCATGCTTGATCTTCCAATGCTCTCATTTGATGTCCTTCTCCGAATCCGCTTCATCCTTATCATCACGAATAGCAACGATGCGGGGGCAGAACAGTTTGTAACCATCCGAATCCTTACGTTTGATTTTGGTGTTGTACGTTACTTTGACGATACGCCCCGTATACTGCTCTAGGTCGAACGCTGGATCGAAGACGTAGTTACCATCGTCGTCCTTGACATAGCCCCTCTGGGCGGCGCTCAGACCGCTATAGACGGATACTGTGAGATTGCCACAAGAAGACGCACATTGTAGTGTTCCGATGCCTTCATGAAAGCCTTTGTTCTCGTCCCCATGAGTGAATCCCGTCACCAGAAGATCACAATCGTGTTCTTCTTTAAACTTGAGCATCTTCGGTGTTCGTTTGTCTTCCCACTTCAGATCGTATGACTTGACGACGACCCCTTCTTCACCCGCAGAGATATACTGCTGACCCAATTCGAGAACTTCATCCAGCGTTTCGACATAATGGGTGGGTGACACCTCGACGTGGCTTCCGCCGTCGATTGACGCATCCGCCCCCACACACGTTATCAACTGGTAATGGCGGGCGTGATACGGAACCGAATACGTCTTCGCCTCGAACGCTTCCATGGGTACGCAATCCCAAACGTAGAAGCGAAGGTGGTCACATTCCTCTTTCGAGATGGTACCGCCAATGGCTTTGTTTACGATCCCATTGCTTTTTTGGCGATCACAAATGCCGTCATCATCGATCAATACCATCTCGCCATCGATCATCACACTTCCGGTTTGAGAAGAGACAGACAACATGATCTCATCGATCTCAGGCACATCGATCAGATACTTGTTTCCTTCACGGGTATGATACGTCACCTTGCCGCTACTGGCGTCCACCAACGCACAACAACGAGAACCGTCCGATTTCAGTTGCACGACATAGGGCGGTGTCAGCTTGTCCAGTGCTTCCGGGGAGAACGGTTTGGCCAACATACACGCGAATGTTGCAATCTGGTGAGTGTCACAAACCTTATTGAACAAGGATGTGGATACGCCGCATTTCAGATTGCGAAGGATGACACGTTTGACCACCTCGGCATCTTCCTCGGTGCATTGCATAAGAACCGATTTGACGAACGCCTTTGCGTGATTGCCGGTGAGTTCTCGTGTTGCGATTGTGTTGTTGATCTCATCGAGGGCTTCATTGAGTGTCATCGCCCCCACGTTTGAATCAGGAAGATCGACCTTGCGCATGAAGAAGTTCGTATACGGATCATACGCCATGTCGAACACCTTAGACAGCAGTTGTCCGGTATCACGATCCGCCAAGGCATCCTTTAGAATACGTTCCTTTTCGAGACGAGAACGTGTTGCGGCAAGTTCATTCAAGACAGAAAGAATGGTCACATTAGGCTCCTACAGTAAGTTTGTTTGACGCACGGGAACAGGCAGTGTAACGGAACTTCTGTTGATCGAGGAAGAAGGATACGTCCTCATCGATAAACAACACGTCCGTGAAACTTGAACCTTGGCAATTACTATGGGGGAAGCCGTTTTGTAAGAAGTTCCCCCCATCAGGAACGGTAACGCACATGCTACTCTCCACTGATTCTTCAATACTCTCCACCCGCACATAATGCCAATTGAGCATCTCGGAGAGAGTAGAATCCCCAGTAGAACGAGCCATTTCTCTCGAAATGTATCCTTTCTTGTACATAGAAACCTTTTGGTGTTGTTGTACAAGTCCTTCATCATACAAGCCAGATGCCATCTCACGAGTAATGGGAATACGATACCTTTTTTCTGTTTCTCGGTAGTGATTCAACCGCGAGTTCTTTAATTTTGATACAAAACCAATCCTTTCCTTAAACGTTGAACATCCATTTCCGTAAATGTAAATGTTCCAAAGGGATGATGTTTCCCGTTGGACCTTTTGGCTGATTATGCCAGCCCGAAGAAGGGAGACTTGAACGTAATCAGCAATAGATTTGTATTCAGTAGTAAACTGAATATGATCACACACACCATCTTTAATATTCGCACATCCATCTTCAAACAAACCACGGAAGAATGACATTTGAACTGAGTATGGTGATCGCATGATGCACTCTGGAATGCCCTTTTCGTGGGGGGTCATGCCACCTACAGCAATCAGCCACGACCTAATATGCGTAGAGTTCACTTCGGATACCCAACCGTTACCGATGCTACAAACATTAGAAGGTTTAACCTCGCAACGATAACCGAATAGGGTATATACCAATTCAGAAAATCTTTCAACAACATCTCTATGTCTCTTGAGTAAACGAAAGCCTGTTTTAAACATACATCCATCGGCTACCATCAACCCAAGAAATTCCGCTACAGTTTCATCACATTCTTTAGGCAAATCCCACTTCACCGCCCTAACATCAGATTCGATGTTTTCTGGTAGACATGCGTATCGATTCGGCTGTGCCGTGACACCCAATTTCATTCGCATCCATTCTCCTTCCTTTAACTCTTTCGCTTCCTTCATAATGAAAGAACCAGAATCGTCATCATAATACTCGACCTTGTGATCATCCGTGACTGTCACTTCATACCCACCCTCACCAATAATCCGTAGTGACCGCATAGGTGGGTTGATGATTTTGTTATGATATCCCATCACCCCGTCACGGGTAGCAATCATACCTGTATCAGTGATTTCACGGATCGGCAGTAATCCTTCATCGGTTTCAACGATGGTGTCTGGGTGAACGCACTTGTGCGCTGTAAGTGCATATCCGAAAGTCATGATCGGTAGATCGGGTTCTTCCCAATGGGGTTTCTCGGTCTTCCAAGTCGTGTTGTGAACCCGAACCGTCACTTTCTTACCGGGGGAATCCATTGAACTCAGATTGAATTGGCATACGTCCAGCGAGTTCATGCGCCCTTCTACCTTGAAACGCTCACCATTGTAAATCTTGGTGTTGTTTACGACTGTGTTCTGAAGACACATGACAGTTTCACCCGCTTCAGGCACGATGTCATTGAACCCTTTGGCCACCCTCACGTTTTCATTGATCTTCTTACGAGTCTTGTTCATACCGCAAATGATGGCGTCATAATCATTGTCCTTGAAGTGCTTGACAGTCATGACGCTTCGTTTTGCACGCACTACCACATCATTACGTTTCCAACGAGGAATTGAATTGTTTTCACGGAGATGCTGGCACAGTTCTAGGATACCCGACCCTTCACTCTGACGACGAATCTGTTTCAGTTCGATGGATTGGCCCGGAAGATCAGTCAGGGTGCAGAACGGTGTTTCCTCACGCGGCGAAATAGACGGCAACTGGGCTTGATCACCCGCCAGTACGATAGGGACACCGAGTTCCGCCAAGTCATTCCAGATACCACGCGGGACCATTGATGCCTCATCAATGATCAGCCCGTGGATAAGTACAGAAGCAACGTCGTCCTTGTTTCGTTTCTCCCATCGAACCAGATTCCCATCAGCATCGAGAACAGGTTTGTAAAGAATGCTATGTAGGGTAGATGCGTTAAGACCATCCTTCGCCATCTGTGCTGCTGCACGCCCCACATAGGATGCCGCCACGGGTTGGATATTGTGTTTGGCCAGAAACGCAGTCAATGCCCTTACGGTATAGGTCTTCCCGCAACCCGCGTGCGAGAGAAACCGAAGAGGATTGGAAATATCCTTACGATTAACAAGATAATCCGCCGTGGTAACGAATGCCCGGTACTGTTCATCTGCAAGTGTTTCAATCATGTATCGTGGTCCTTTAATGAAAAACGCCACACAGATGATAACCCGTGTGGCGCTTCGCTGCAAGGAGGATTTACGAAATTACTGAGCGGTTTCGGACTTCCGAGGACGACCGGGGCCGCGACGACCACGCTTCTTCGGTTCTTCGGCGGTTTCCTCTTTCTTTTCAGCCTGTTGGGGCTTCTCTTCAGAGGTCTTTGCCGGTTCGGACTGGGGAGCCGCTTCGCCAAACATTGCTTCATCCGGCTTGGGCAGACGATGATTGCCCTTGGTCAGATCGAGTACCTGAATGATGTCATCGTAAAGTTCCAATGCATTGCGACCATTGTCCAGCTTGGTCTTCTGCATGACCTTCAGTAGATCACCATCCTGCTTCTCAAGTTGACACAGGCGGTCATAGTCGGTGCGATGCAGTGATTTCACCGGGATATAAACGATTCGCTTGTCACTCTTGGTGAGAACGAAAACACGATGGGTACGACCGTCAATACGAATGTCTTGCATGGCTAATTCTATCTCCTTTTACTCGTTTTCGGTTTCTGTTTCTGTTTCTTCTGACTCTTCTTCGGATTCCTCTTCAGCCTCGGTTTCACCTTCTTCGGCTTCAGTGGTTTCTTCCTCAGATTCAGTCAGAGACTCTTCAATCTCTTTACGTTTTGCTTCCACACGTTCCTCGATCATCGCGGGGACAGCGGTAGAAATATGCTCACGAACAGACTCACGAAGCTGTTCCTTTTTCTCGTCAAAAGTTGCCATAGTAACTCTCCTATGATGTTGTCGTGTATTTATTTAGCCTTGAAGACGAAGTGGCCTTTCAAGGGACGTTCTTTGTACGCCAAGATATCGGCGTGATCCTTCAAGTTGTGTTCGGCGAAGTATCGCATGATCCTAAGTTCTCCAAACCGATTGCCTCTGGCGGATTGAATAGCATTCAGAATCGAAGTACGGATATCTTCAGGTTGTGAATCTAGGCAGATCAGCTTACGGTTGAACTCAAGCACATCCCCGACCTTCTGATTGTCCTTCCTGACGGTTTCCAACAGATTAACCATCTCCAATTCGTCATCCCATGCTTTGCGGAGTCGGGTTTCCCTTACACGCGGGAACGCACTCTTAATGTTGTCGTTCGTGTCACCCCGTACGCACTTCAGGAACAGATCGTATGCAACATCCTCACTCTCACGAAACACGTTCTGGGGAGGACTAAACAGTTGGGTCCGTTCATCGAGTAGCTGAACAAAATCCTTGTCCGATGAAAGGATTACATTCTCAACACCTTCTGATTCCTGACAGAACACGGCAATGACATCATCCGCTTCCGCCCGAGGGGCTTCAACCACTGCGACGTTGGTGCAGGTCTTGAAGAAATCCGTGCAAAGTTCAGCCGCATCGATGGTTTCCTGATAATAGACATCGTTGTGTTCACGATTTCCTTTGTAATCAGGATGGATATCCTTGCGCCAAACATTGGGGGAATCGCGTGCCACCACAATTGCATCGGCCTTGAGTTCCAATGCCTTGTTCACGATAGCGGTGATAGCTTCCTTGAAGATCAGTTCGGTGACGTACTGTTCCTTGCGCTGACGACCGGATGGTGTCTTGACCTTGGCAAATCGAGTAGTGAAGATGATGTTATTGAGATCGACAATCATATTGCGATGCATTATGCGTCCTCCACAGGTTTTTCAAAAGATTCAAGGATTTGATCAGCCGCATCACGAGCGATGACCATGAGAGCCAGTTGGATGGCATGGCTAGACGCATTTGCATCGTCGATGTAATGGAGTTCAATCATCTTTTCGGTGATGCGAGGGTTATACCGAATGATAGGACTCACAGACAACAGATTGTCTTGGATTTCGAATGTCACCGTGTTGTGATCAGAATAGACCGAGGCTTCTTCCAATTCTTGGATACGTTCTTGAAGTTGCTTATTCTCTTCAACAACCTTCAGATAGTCTTCGAGTCGATCTGAGGCGAGCGATTCCATCTCACCACTGCGCTGACGAAGGGTTTCCAAAGAATTATGGAGATCGGTGACCTTCTGTTGCAGATTGCTGACCTCATTCGAGAGGCCAGCCAATCGATTCTTCTTAACGATTGTAAACATATTATGTCTCCTTTGAGCGACCCATGATACGGGATATCGCAATGCGTTTCAAGGAGTATTTACACCGTCAAATGGCCATGGAGAATTTCATCAGCCCGCAATCGAAAATACGGTAGTACCCATGATCGTTCATGTTCCGAATCTCAGACTTGGCAGGATCGAAGTTCTTCAGGATCGAAGGCAACCTATTTCTACGGAACTTCTGTTTGCGTTCTCGGCGCTGTCCTACCACATATTGATAATCGGGTGCGGTATCGTACTCGTGAACGAAGCCACAATTGTGGTACACGTCGCCTACACTCCACCGCTTGTCAGCGAATGAAACGATGCGGCTGATACCTTGATCCTTCAGAACACGAATAGAATGTTTCAGTAGCTTGCTGAATCCTCCCACTACCGACTTAGACGTTGCGTAACGAATCAATTCTACTTCACCAGCCTTACCGGTCTTACGAAAGGACATCGCGGCAACGATTGTATCATTGTGGGTCAATGTCAGTGCAGTAGAACCGGGACCATGACCCTGAATATGGTTGTTATCATAGAAATTCTTCAAATCCGAATGTTTCACCTGTTGAACATGACACTTCCTAGCATATACTCTTTCGGTTCGAATCCCCAGCATGAACCTCAGTTTCTCTTTAACGACTTCTTTACGATCATGCCACTCGTCCTCGAAAAGCTGAATGAGACGTATCCCTTGAGAAGCCGCTGTTTTGGTTTTCTCCAAATGATACTGGGCATCACGATACAACTCACAGTGCCAGTAGACGCCGTTGTATTCTATTCCGATCTGATGGTTTGGAAGATAGATATCAATCTCTTTTCCGTCCATCCCATCCCTGTACTTGGTCACCACTTCGATCCCAAGGGATCGTATATACTCAATCAGTTCTCGTTCCCCGAAAGAGGTTCCAACCGTTTCATCGACGGCGATGCCATGCTTTCTCATGTAGGCGTAGAAGGTTTTGTCATCCACTCCTATCATATCGGAAGCACGAAGACCCCCATACGTCGAATAGTATTCTTGCAACTTATCGGCATTGTTGAGAACATCAATTGCTTCCGGGCTAAGTGTCGATGTCATGTAATGAGGATGCCCGTAACGATCCAACGAAGTCTGGACCTTTTTCTGTTTCACCTCACCACTTTGGCTAGGATTATCAACCCCATACCTATGCCGAAATGCTTCTTTTATCCGATACTTAACCGTCTCGGATTTGGCGGGATTGTCAACCCCATACCGTTCTGTCGATGTAATACGCCTCAGTGATACAATTTCATCGCCGCGTTCGGCAATCGTGTCCAAAATAGATTGCCTAACCCGGTCCCGAATAGGAGGACTTTTCATGGGATGATCCACCCCGTACTTCTCACGGTTTGTCAACTTCGACTTGGCCTTTACATCGGGAGAAGCCGATGGATGACCACCATACCGCTCGATATTGGTTTGTGTGGTCTTCTCTTTAACGCCCGGAATGTGGTAGGGACAATCCACGCCATACCGAGAACGCATTGTTCTCTTCGTGTTCTCTACAATCGGCTTCCTGTCCTTGCCGTATTTGGCATCCAGTGTAGCCTGTTGACGCTTTCGTATCTCATCATTCTGGGTAACGTACTCAACCCCATAGCGTTCGACATTCGTGGCTTTGATCTTGGCTTTCACCTCTTCAGAAGCAGCAGGACTAGACCCACCATAGCGTTCGACATTGGTTCTCTTTCGCTTCTCTAAGAACGCTTCATTTCGGAGAGGGTGACCACCGTAGCGTTCGTCCCATGCCTTCCGTGTGCGTTCGACCTTCACCTGTTTAACGCATTTGCGTTCATAACATGTTTCTTCGAAGTCTAGGGTTCCACGAGCAAACTTTGCCTTGCGCTCGCCACAAACACGACATGTCGGAAGTTGGTTAGCGTCAAGAATGCCATCCACAATCATCTTCACACGGACGGAAAACGTAATCTTGTTTTGGGGATAGTGGTCCTCAAGAAAACTCGTTTTTCTGATTATGTTCCCTTTCATGTGTTTGAAATAATTCGAGATGTACCCAACATTAGACACCCCTTTAAGGAACTCCCTAAGCTGTTCGGTTGACCAGTTAGCATGTTCCTCGCTATCACTCATCTTTCTTTTGCTCATACCTTACTCCTAGACAATGTTAAGACGGTACCTTCCCTTTCTACGCATGTCAAATATTTACGGAGTCATCTCGTACCGAATAGAACCTGCATCATATAGTTTGTAGAAGCCATGGTTGAGCATGTTGGCATGTTCGGATATATCAGGATCGAAATTCTCCAACACCTCTTTCAGTTTGCTTTTCATGAACCGTTGACGTTGGAGACGTACACTTCCCTTGGTATACCACATTCCCGGTTCAGTGATCTTGATCTTCTCAAATCCTGTCTTCTCGTACACCCCACCGTGTGAGTAATCGAGGTGGGCGAACGTCACGATCTTGTTCCACTCTGTAGTTTTCTTGAAGTGTGACAATAGCTTACTGAATCCTCCCACCACCGTCATTGAAGTCGCAAAGCGGTTCAAATCCCAAACACCTTCTTCACGCATGGGATGGAATGAAGCACAGGCAACCAGTTCACCTTCATATTCGAGTCCGATATGTTTAGATGCACGAACGAACCCCTGAAGGTGATTTGAATTGTAAAATGATCTCACCTGAGAGGCAGACGGGATCACGATGGATGTCTTGCGGGCATACACCTTCTGACTGACAGGGAACCCCAGCTTACTGCGCAGCTTATTTTTCACTATCTCACGTTTCACGGGATTCGTCCAATCGTCTTCCCATACGTGAACCAATTGGATTCCGTGACCCATACAAGAAAGTGACTTCTCTTGGTGATACTTACGGTCCCGGTACTTCTCACAATGCCAATAGATGCCATTGTATTCGATAGCCACATTGCGTTCTGGGATATAGATATCCAGTTCCATACCACTCAACACAGTTCGATTAGATGATTCAAACTCAACACCTAACTCATCGGTGAGGAATGCATGTAGGTCACGCTCCCCTTGAGACACCTTAGATGCACCATGAATCGTTTCCTCTACCCCCAGAGCAACCAGTTTGTTCCACACAGTAGACGGATAAACACCTACCTCTTCAGCAATAGAAACGATGGTGCGTGTTTGGTACTGCTCCATCAGCCAATCATGATCATCGAGATATTTCATCGAGGTTGGGTTCTGAAAGTGATGCTCAACCCCATACCGCTCCATGTTGTTGGCCTTCACACGCTCCTTAAACTCATCCGTGCTGAAGTAGTTGGCGGCACCGAACGCGGCCACGCGGGCTTCTTTCGCAGCAGATGACGATAGAAAATGTCCTCCAAAGTGCTTCTTGTGGCTTTCGGAGATACGTTGCTTAATCGTGTCCACCTGACCTACGTTCTCGACCCCATAACGCTCCTTGACCGTGTTTAGGCGCTTCTCGACTATCTCTTCCCCTCGCTCGGCAATGGCTACCTGCCACGACTCTCGCATCTTTTGTTTTGTGTTTTCGGTGTGTTTTCTTCCTTTCGTTTTCTGTTTGTATTCTTCAGTCTGTGCATAGTTACCTGACCCATAGCGTTCGAGATTCGTTTGTTTGCGCTTGTCCTTGACACGCTGAGAATGGGCAGGATTCTCAACACCGTAGCGTTCCATAGAGGTCTTGCGTAGGGCGTTCTTCCTACTGGCTTTATCACACGATGCATCGCCGCATGTCTTGCGCCAGCGATTGCCTTCCTTTTCCACGTCACACACGGTCCCGCAGACCGGGCAGTATTGGGTATCCATCTGACCCAAAATGATCTTGACTCGCATCCCAACCTTCGTATGGGAAGGAAGCATAGAAGTCATTTCGATGATGAGATCATAGATAGGTTTGTATTTCTCGTTTCTGGATAGGTGGGTGTAACCTTTGAGTTCTTTCAAATACGCTTTCAATTCTGTTTCTGTCATCATCGCCTCCCATTAAACCGATGCATCCTATCATCAGACCATAAAAAAGAAAACCCCTCCGAAGAGGGGTTTCTGGTCTACTAATTTATATATCAATAAATTAGTTAGTAAAGCCAAGACCAATATTAGCAACGGACGCCCGAGCATAGTAGTCCGCACTATCACCAAGAGAAGTCGATGTATCGGTAAACTTATGCAGAGCGTAACGGGTACGCAGCATAATCCGATTGTCACCAGTCTCGGGGTTACGAACCACGCCAGAGGACTGAAGCGGAATGTACGGGCAGTAGACGAAGCCGGTATCCAGATTGGACTTCTTGTAGCCCATCAGAATAGTATCGGTTTCAGCATACGGATCGACATAGACGCGGACGCCAGCGCCGAAAGTACCCACATACAGGCTGTTGTTCAGTTGCAGTTCACCGCCGTTAGCCGGAATGAAGGTGCTGTTAGCAGCATTCTTCATGCCAGTGAAGACACGCTGAGAGACGACCATCCAAGTGGCACCGCCCTTCTTGGTCTTCATTGCAATCTGAGCGCTCAGGTTGTCAATGGCGATGTTCATTGCAGCCAGCTTCTCACCAGCATAACGACCATCAACATTCAGGAAGTCGAAAGAACGCACGGTACCAGCCAGAGCATTCAGTTCGCCCAGCAGTTCACGATCCATTTCACGCTGGATTTCGTCACCCACGGACTGAGTGATTTCGGATTCGATATCCAGACCATCCAGTGCGCTCAGATCGTCATCAGCTTCCAGAGTCCAGCTTGCAGACAGCTTACGAGAACCCGGTTCGACGCGCTGAGTAACAACGTCGAGGTTCATCGGCTTACCACGGTTACCTTCCAGATACACGGTTTGTGCAAACGGGTCCAGATTATCAACTTCGTCGTAAGCGCCGCCCAGAACAAGACGAGAATACTTGTCATAGACGTTTTCGCCAGAGGCTTCGTCACCAGCGGTAACAGCATTCACACCAGAAGCCGCAGTGGTTTCAGTGCTTTCGGAATACCGGAAACGCAGGGTACGAACGATGCCAGACGGGCCGGGAAGCGGCTGGACGCCAACGAGGTCCATTGCCAGCAGAGCGGGCATGGTGCGACGGATGAGCGGCATGAACATCATGTCGTAACGAGAGATGTTAGAAGTGGTGGTAGCACCAGCATCGGCGGCTTCGTTAATGACCACATCGTTAAATTCGTCATAGCCGGTAGAGCCACGAACGGTACGCATGTTTTCTTTGTGGGAGGCTTCCATCATGGTGCCGACCATCTTAGCCTGCTTGTCGTCCAGACCCTCAAGCATGGAGGCTTTGAAGTCTTCCCAGTTCTTGATATCTTTAAGTTCAACCATCTTAAAAACTCCTAGTTAATTGTTTCGTATCTTTATTTATTCGATACGAATATTTTCTCAATTACTTGAGAACACCGGCACGACGCAGTGCTTTCTCAATTCGTTGGGCGTAGGCATCAGAGCCAGTAGACTTGGCACCTTCCTCAACAACATCACCCTCTTCGATCACAACAGTACCAGACGGTTGTTCTTTGCCATCTTCCGCACCTTCGGTGACCACAGTCCCTTCAGTCTCTTTACTCTCAGCCATCAGAATCGGCTTGAGTGCTTCGAAACGAGTTTCCAGACGCTCGGTAGGAGTGCTTTCCAGAAGAGTCATTGCCACTTCACGCTTGGAGCCAGAGACACCTTCCAGAAGTTCGGCAATCTTACGATCACGCTTAATCTGGGACAGTTCATCGGTGGCTTCCTTGAGTTGGTTGCGAAGGCTTTCTTCATCAACTTCACCCACGAAGTTAGCTTCATAAGCCTGACGGAATGCTTCGAACATTTCGGAGACAAACTGATGCTTCTTAGCAACTTCGATGTCTTCCTTGAGTTCGTCCATTTCCTCAGCGACCTTTTCAGCCACCATGACTTGAACGCTCTCTTCCATCTTCTCAGCGTACTTCTCTTTAAACTCATTCAGTTGCTTGGCATACCGAACGTCGAGAGTACGGGCTTCAGCAATCTCTTCAGCCAGTTCTTCGAGAGTTTCATCCAGAGCGGATTCGATCAGTTGGAAGGCTTCACCGGTAATCTCGGTCTTAGCTTCATCCAGTTTGGCAACGTAAGACTCTTCGAGTTCTACGCGCTTGGCTTCGACTGCCTGTTCAAATGCTTCAGAGATAACGGCTTTGGTTTCCTCGTTAAGCATTTGGGAGTCAAAAAGTTCTTTGAAGTTCATGTTCATCTCCTAAAAGAATGTTTGCTTGAATTATTTATACACCTAAAAATTTTTACTTCTGGTACAACGTCTCGATGAACTTCTTCATCTCCATCCGAAAGTACCGTTGGGCAATCGGATCATGAACAATCGATTCAGACAGATCGGTGATGATCTCCCCGCGCTTGTACATGCTCAATTGTTCCTCAATCGTCTCCGGGTAAGCCGAACGACAGGACGGGGTTGCCACTGCGTCCACAGTGATCAGATTGAAATTGCTAACTTTCCCGGTGGATTCGTTCATACTCCCAGCACCGCGAGATGACACGCCGACTTGAATACCGGAATCGACCAGAGAACGAAGGATCGCACCTTTCGGATGCTTGTCGAGGATTTCAGCTTTTCCGTAAACCTGATTGCCTTCGATGCGCAGTTCCACGATCTTATGGGACACGTTTTCCAGTTTGATGGTCAGGTTGTTAGGATGATCGAGTTCACCAAGGACAAAACGACCTTGTTTGGCTTGATCATTGATCTTCTCGACCTGAGCCTTCATCTCTTCAAGATCATAGATGCGCCCGTTGCGGTTGCGGTTGTTCGCTTCCATAAACACCCCGGAGAGGTAGGCTTTCTTCCCCTCCCCGGATGCTTCAACCAGCACATCATTAAAATTCTCTTCAATTAGAATCATAGATTCTCTCCATCACTCACCAAGCGTATCGAGGATGGTGGACAGATCATCAGCAGATTCACTTTCAATCAGTTTGGTGATGTCTTGTTCTGCACCTTCCTTGATCACTTTGGTATTACCTTGGGCATCGATGCTGACACTGTGCTTGCCATCAGAACAGACAACCGCGTTATCAGTGCGTTTTTCGATATCCCAACCAGCCTTCTTCAGATCAGATACCACGTTGCGTTGTGCGAGCGGCATTGCGGATTCTTCAAGGGCGGCATATTCCTGTTGAACGAGTTCGTCAAAATTCATAGGGTTCTCCGTTTAGTAGACCTTGCCTGCAAGCTGAATGTCATTTGTCAGAAGACCGTTTTCACCAACGCTGATCATCTTCTTCACATAGTTGAACTCACTCTGCGAAAGAGTAGAGAGGTACTTGCTGTTAGAAGAGTCATTGACGAACTTGCGAAGACTAGCCGCCGCTTTCTTCTGCTTCTCAGTCGCTTTCTTCAGATCACGCTTGTGCTGTTTAAGGAAATCCACTTTTTGTTGTTGATCTCCACGCATATCAGCGGCTTGTTTGATAATCATGTCACGTTCCGCAATTGCGTTCTGAAGGGCATCGAACTTGCTACGGAATTGACTATCATTGATCTTGTCGCGGAGAACGCTTCCCGCAGCCGCGCCAGCCAGACCCACCGGAAGGGCAGCAAAAGCCACAAGGGGATTTGCAGAAGCCACAGCAGCCGCGCCAGCAACAGCCACACCGCCTACAAGACCGATGATACTTGCACCAATACCGACGAGTTCAGCGGTAAGACTTTCTTCCACTGGTTCCGAAGTTTTCAACTTCACAGATTTACTGATTTCAGCACTTACCATGCTGTCAATCATATCCTTGAGTTCTTCCTGATTCATATTTCCTCACATAATCGCTTTGATCTTTGAAGGGTCGTCTTCGATAATAGCGTTGCCAAGAACTTTCATAGCGACCACATATTCCTCTGACTTGATTAGCCCACGACGATAATCTCGGGTAAAGTCTCTGATCAGAGAAGTCATTTGCTCGTATCGTTCGTATTTAGTCTCTTCACCGGTTTTGAGGGTGAACAACTTCTTCAGCTTTCTTGTAGTCAATGTATCGTCACGCAGTTTTCGACCAAGACGAATCGCAAGTACAATAGGTGCAAGAACCTCATCGAGTTGTTCAATCTCAGTTGACTCGATGAGCGCCGTTCTCGACATAGCTTTGTTCATCTTACGTTTCGTCTCTTTGAGTTCTGATACTTTCCCTTCGTCAGATTGACTCTTGATCTCAGAATCGATGATAGACACAACACGATTTCCATACTTTTGGATGTCGGTACTAATAGCCTTGAGTTCCAACATGGTATGCTGTCGATACACATTCTCCAGTGAAGATGGGGCTTTCTTTACCGCCCGCTGGATGACTTCACGACGCTCAATGTTGTGCATTGCATTATCATAGTTGTGGGCGAAATTCTTATTCCGATACAGATCAATCAATGCTCCGAGGGCATGTCCACCAACGAAAATACCCGCGCCCAATGCCGTTGGAATGGGGAGGCCAAACAACGACGCTACCGTAAGACCAGCGCCAGCCACCCCGCCAGCAAGCAAACTTCCCTCGATGTTGTTCTTAACATTGCCAAATGATTTGCTTACATCTTTAAGTTTCATCAGAATCCATAGCCCCCACCGGCATTCGGATCAGCCGCTGCGAGTCCATATTTTTCGCCCAAACGCCCATCCCCGTACACGATGTTGTCAATGGCACTTTGATCCATGGCCTTAATCTCTTCTTCAGTAAGCCCCTTCTCTTTTAGTTTCTCGATCTCGTTATAAGCGATATCTTCCTGGTCCAAGTCCAGATACTTTTGAAGCGCAAACTTCTTGGACAGAGAACCGATTTGAAGTGTGCTGTTAAACACATTCAATGTCGCTTGATTCACTTCAATATCTTTGTACTTGGCAAAGGAGGTCGGAGGATTGATCTCAAGATTCACATCAAAAGGAACCGTGATTTCCCTAGACCGACAGAACTCATAGTAATCGTTATGAAGTGCCTCAGCGATCAGACGTTGAATACGACGAATGTACCCCACATAACGCATTTCTACTTGGTACACCTGACCCACTCGCATATCAGAAAACGTCTGTTGCTGGTTCTGTTCACCGAATGTATCCAACATAGAAAACGGAATCCGAAGACCGGCAGCCACTTTCTTAGCAAACCATTGAAGGTCACTCAATTCACCAAGGTTCTGACCGGCAGGAAGCGTTTCGATACGCGATCCTTTGCCCATCGAGTTGGTCGGAATGAAAATGTCTTCACTGGTCGAATGCGGGTCGTAATCGGTTGACATCTGATTGTTCTTGTTCAGATTGCGTTGCATCAACCGGAGACGTTGTTTCTCGATTGCCTGTTCCCGTTTCGGTCCTTGCAGGTTGCCGACATCGATGTAATAGACTCGACGTTCCGGGGCACGAACCACACGGTAGATAATCACCGCGTCTTCCACCAACGACATCTGACGCCATACCTTGTAAACCTGTTCCAGAACAGACTTACCATAGGGTCCGTCGCCGACCTTCAAGACGATCATCTCATCGACAGGAATAGGAATGAAATCTTCAGAGGACTTTCGATTGCCGGTGACAACTGTCTTTTGTTGCCCAGAATCGAGAGATGCCCCATTCGGATCATAGATGTAATGGGTGACAACCTCTTCATCGTCTTTGGCGCGAATATGCCCAACGATGCGCTCGGGACGAAGTTTCTTGTGGGTTCCATCTTTCTGACGATGCCAGAACGTAGCACCGAACTTCAGGGTATCACGAACGCGATTAAATAGTTCGTGATCAAGACGAGTTCGAGACGCCCATGTGTCTTTGGCCGTTTCGAGTAGTTTGATGTGAGACTTGAGAATCTTGGAGTCGTCTGGAATGTCCAGATTGAAGATATCCTGATCGTCTGCGTTACACGAGGATACGTCTTCCGCCATAATGTCAAGCGCACGAGAGATTTCTACGCTTTCCTTGTCCATCTCTTCATAACGACGGAGTTTGGTACGGCGGCTACCCCGCGAATCAACGTAACGATTGTACCAACCAGAAGACACCGAATGCGTATCGATGTTATACCCACCGGATTGAGCGGTGCGGCCTCCTAGCTGAACAGGATTCCATTTGCTTTCTGTGAGTTGATTTGCCATTGTAATAGCCCTTTCACTATAAATAGTTTCAAAACGTATTTATAGGAACACGACCATGGCAACGATCAACTCTGGTGGTGGACCTGATTATCTGAAAGCCTATCACGGCGCAGACCTTCAGGACATCGGGCTTGGGCTTATCAACCCGAACATCTATCACTCAAAAGACTATCAACAGAAGAAGATTAGAACACTTGGAATCGGCTTGCTTTCAAGCGTTGTGTATGCGGGATTCGAGCATGACACTCAACCGATGATTCTTCCGATCATGCAGGAACCACGGTATGCGACGATCTTGGCTTACAACCTGCATTACGTCCCGTTGGACTATAGAAAAGCAATCATGAAGATGGTGCTTGAATCCAATAGAGCGAGGATCAAAAGCAATCTGCCCATCATTGTCGATTACGTCGCTATCAAGAATGCGATTCCGGTATCGCAATATATCGTTCGTCGCTACAAGCAAGTAGGCATCGGTGTCATTGAAACCTATCCGCTTTCTGAGATTCCGAAAGTCATCACAGAACAAAGCCGTTGGGAGAATCACTACAAGATTTATAGCAAGTAAGGGGTGGGAGGAATCCCCTTACTTGCCCATCTCAGTGGTTACTCGTCAATCGGCTCCTGCCCATCAATGAACATCACCGCTTGTGGTTCCTGCATGTGTCGGATGAACATATTCGTGAAGCTAGGTCCACCCTTAACATACTCGTTGAATTTCAGTGTCAGATAACTCAAATCCAATGCGTTGGCTTCCTCGGGTGATAGCTGATTGGCAATCACAAACCAGAAGTTATCCTCCTGAATCAAGTTCTCATGCTTCTCATTGACCTGATCAAGTAGCTTAGATAGAGGGTTGGAGTTGAAGTACCCAACCACCATATAATCAAACCCATCTGCCGCCGATGGTTGGACATCGAGTGTCACATCACCCACCGTGTAGGTCAGCATGTTCTTCGGTGACGGGATAGGCACTTCATCATACTTATCACCAATGAGAATAGGAACAAACATGTTCTGTTTGTCAGGTGCCTCATTCAGATCAAAATCTTCACAAAAGTTCTTGATCTTCTCATGATCGGCTTCATCAATAGTGATGCCGACGATAGTCTTCATGTCGAGGTAATCCCCGCCTTCAACTTCTTCCTTATCCACGATTGATACTCCGTTGTTGCCCCGACGATACATACCTTTCGGGCCGAGGTTTGCAGACCCAGCACCGACATTACTGACGCCAGTGGCAGCAGCGGTAGTTGCTTCGTCAAACTGATCCATTTCGTTTGCCTCTTCGTTGGTTTGGTTAGTAGTTACTTCTTGTTCGACTTCTTTGGTTTCAGTCTCGTCTTCATCATAGAAGTTGTCTTCGGTGATGACACTGAAAAGACGGGTGTTGAAGAATCCGTCATCACGCTTCTCAACGCAGTTGTACTCACCCTCATACTTCAGGAAATGACGCTCCTGCATCTTGGTCTTTGCCCGATTACAAGTGGAAAGTGACACTCCACACCACCGAGCGGCAAACTTGTCAGAGAATGCAGTGATACCAAGATAGCCGTTGTACAGGCTCCGAATCGCGTCCAGATACAAGAAACCTTCGGCAACCTTCTTATTCTGTTTCGAAAGATCGTTGACATCACAAGCGTATTCCTTCATGTACGGAGTGATGTCGATCATGCCCGCATCGCACAGCATACGAGTGAACCACACCACGAACTCAACAGAACTGAGACGCGGGATGTTGGTCTTGTAAGCCGTGGTTGCGTACATGCGGACCACGTTGTAATCGACCTGATTGTACTGGTCCGCATAGAAGTTGGAGAAGTCACGGAAGATTACATGACTCTTATCGCGTGACCAACGAATCCCCATCGACTTGTTTTCATCGATATGATTGGGGAACAGGGAATGAATGGACTTGGTATCACCGGGCGTCGGCGGGGTGACACCCAGCAGTTCCACCAGCTTCATTTGGATTTGCTGGTTATGGAATGTCCGGTTGATGAAATCACTGTCCATGCCGTCTTCGGGAATGGTTAGTTTACCGTTCTCATCCAGCAGTTTTTCAGTCGGGTTGGCACGCTCATATTCGTTTTCAGAGATAGCATAGATGCCATCCTTGATCTTGAACGTGATTGTATCGGTATCGTAATCGACGTGAGAAACATTGGCATCGTCACCGACTTCGACATTGACCTGTTCTACCATATCGGAAATACGACGCTTCGCTGCATTGACTTCACGACGATGCTCATGCTTGGCAGACGGGGCTTTAGCTTTGCCCTTGGTAGACACCTTGACGGACGCAGCTTCGCCTTTGTGGGCGTTGCGATAACGCTTCACGGCGGCACTGACCGACTTGGTGACATCCTTATGCTTCTCACACAGACTCTCGAACAGTTCAACATCAAGAGTCGGGAGATTGTTCATCATCTCCCACGGATTCTCATAATTGGAATGATAGTTGGTATTGTCTGGGAGGATGACATACCCACCATTTCCAAGTAGATCAATCTGCGGGAGTGATTTGATGTGCCGGGTCAACTCGGAGTCACCACGGAAATACACATGAGTGCCACCAGACATGGTGGTGACATGCGGGAAGTCCTTTTGTACAAGACCGCACTCGTACAGTTCTTTCTTGACAGACTTTACAATGAATTTGGAACCCGGATCAAGATTATAATCATCGATGTCCATGACCACGAAGGACGGGTCAGGTGAACCGATGAGAGCATGGGGGTGTTTCTTCCACCACTCAGATACCGTTTTCGAATCCGATGTGGCTGCTTTGAAGCCCCCTTTCACAAGCGGTGACTTGTTTTTGGGGTTACACGGGAATACGGCAATGCCTGCTTCAGCATACGCTTCAGCGATCTGACGCTGATTCATCTTGAACTGGGGTTCCGCCATGTCTGTCTCCTTTAAAACGTTACGGTATTTACAAAGTATTCACCTCAATCGGTGGATAGGGATTCATCTTACCATCACGGTAGGATGGCTGTCAACCCCTATTGAATGTCGAAAGAAAGTATGCATCGGTAAGGTCAAATCGACCCTTCGACTTCGCATAGCAACCAATCTCACCACGCTCATAGTCCGGCAGTGCGTTGAACATATCGTCCTTTGACGCTTTGCCATTGCCGGTGGCGAACTTCTTCAGGGACGTGGGAGCGATCAACTCAATCGAATCCGTATCAAAACCCGCATCCAGAAGGCTACTGATGATGATGAATTGGAGTCCCGAGAGATCACGAGTCGCGTTCCCTTTTGCGTTGAAGCCCAGACCCTCGATTTGCACACGGGTCACATCGTGCATCGTGCATAGGTCTACAATCCTATCGGCAATCTCACGAGAACGCTTAATCTTTTGCAGGTTGTCTTCTTTGTCGGCCTTCGTGGACACAACTTCGAAGTACACACGGTTGAACAGCTTAATGGCAATGCCAGTGGAAGTTAGGGATTGATCGATCCCCATTACAATCTCGCTCATCCTTTTGACCTCTCATAAATAGGGGAAATCGAGAGTTAACCTATGATGCCTTCAAAGCGTAAACATCAAACGGATAGTGATTTCCTTTCTTCTATGAACTATTTAGACAAGAAGTTAGATGCGCTGATTGAGATGGTGGATCAGTATAAGGCGAGAGTCGATAAGTTCGAATCGAAACTCGATCATATAAAACAAGTCTGCCCCGAGGAAAGCCCCGAGGCAGAAGACGATGAGGATGAATTTCCGGTTAAACGATGTCGATCCTGCTGAAACCATTCTCCTTCGTTACGATCATCTTTGAATCCATGAACCCTTCAAACTCTTCACGGTGGCTGATCATCAGCAGGTTATCGGCGCGACCCCCGATGAACTTGATCATGTCGTGGCACCCACTGGTGTCCAACGCACTATCGAACATCTCGTCAACCATGAGAAGATTGCAATTCCGCCCGAGAAGACCCATCAGGTCGCGGAATGCCATGGTCGTCGCCGTGTTGAGACGCATCCGCTCACCCTGACTCATGAGGTGATAGGAAACTGCTTTCTGCATGTAGAACAGGTCAACTGTCATATCAGAGTTAATTTCAACCACATGACCCAGACCCAAACGGCTTGCATATTCGTTGATCTTCTTATTCAGGAACGGCACATACTGATCAACGATGTTACGACGAATGAACGACTTGGAATCATTCAGTAGCTTAACGAGATAGTCGATATGTTTCAGACGCTTTTCGAGATCGGTTTTGGCACTGTTCAATTCTGAAACATCAACATACCCTTCCCTTGCTGATTCGATCTCTTCCAGCCACGGGTTCACTTTCCCCTTGAGTTCATCAAGGCGGTCTTTAGCGCGTGTCACATCACCCATGAAGTCCTTGAGGACATTGATATCACTGGTGCCGTACTTGTCCTCACACTCGCTTACGAGTTGCTTACGCCGGGTATGAAACTCACCAATAGCCTTGGTCACTGATTCGAGTTCAGACTTGAGTGTTTTCCGTTCTGTATCGAGTTCGGCGATATTGACGGTGATAGACTCCAATGTCCCATAGGTTTGGGTCATTTCGATAACTTGCTCATGGTACGGATTGTCTTCACCGGACACACGATCAATGCGTTCAAGAAGGTTCTCTCGGGCACGGAGTTCCTTTTCCGGGTCACCATCATCAATATGCGCGTCCAGATTCTCGATCTCATCTTCGAGACGGGCACGTTTCTCATTGAGAACAGTCAATTCGGAATCGAGTTCATCGATGCGCTGTGTGATTTCTTCCGCCTTGGTCCTACGCTCTTCGATCATCTTTTTCAGCTTAGGACCATGGTCCTCAGTGCCACAGGTAGGGCACACGCCACCTTCCAGCTTCTCGATTTCATCGATTAGTTTAGAACCAGAATCTTCAAGCCTGTCCAGTTCAGAATCAGACTTTTCAATCAGACTCACTACACGATCAAGTTGCTTCCGTTTAGCAGAGGCTTCTTCACGACGAGCGATCTGATTTTTGTAGTAAGTACAGTCATGGTACCGATCAAGTTCATCTTCCAATTCCGTCAGACGCGATTTCTTAGAATCAGAAAATCCGTCATCCTTGCGAGTAATACCAACAAGTTGGTCCGCAATCTTGGTCTTTGTTGCTACCTCACCGTCAATGGTCTTGATACGAGTTTCAATAGAATCCTTTTTAGCATTGAGATCATCGATATCCCGTGCGTCTGGAATCGAAGCAATCCTATTCATGGCTTCATCGAAGTCAAGTCCAGAGGCAAGGTCTAGGGTTTCCAGACATTCCTCCTGCTCCTTCTTGATATCCCTATCAAACCTCGATGCATTGCCTTGAAGACGCTCGATGGTCGAATTGACCAGTGTATTGGTCGATTCGGCGTTCTCAATGTCCTTCTGAATCAGCTTCAGATCAACCTTGACCTGATCCTTTGCAATCTTCTTTAGGGATTCTGAACGCTTCACAAGCGTATCCAGATCAAGCACATCCTCGATGAACTTGCGCTGATTCGGTCCACTCATGGCCATGAACGATTCACGATGGGGACTCAGGAAGAATACTCCCATGAACACGTCATAAGACACACCCAGAATCTCTTCCAGTGTCTTATCGGTGTTCGCCATGGAGTCCTGTGTCAAATCAACCTCACCTTCAGTTTCAAGGAGATGAAGTGACAGCGATGACGGCTTACGGCGGCGAACCACACGATACCTTACGTTATTGGCACGAAAGACCACCTCAACCAACAATTTCTTCTCGTTTTTGAGGTTGATGAACTCATCAGCCTTGATCTTTCCATCGATGCCTTTGCCATACAGTCCAAACATAACAGCCTGTTGTATAGTTGTGTTATGCGTTACAGTAAAGTCACCAAGGCAGAAAAGTCGATCTCCATCAATCTCAAAGCCATAATAGTCACCTTCTCCCAAAGATTCCAATTGGATTCCAGTGACGCCATGGTTACGCGGCTTCGCTGTGTCAGGCTTCTTTGAAGCCTTTTTCCTAGAAAGTCGATTAGGAATCTTTTCTATTTCACCAGTTATCGTGATTCGTTTGTACACATCACCATCAAAATTCTGGCATTTACAAAACTTATCATTCACCGATACGCGCAACCCGACACTTCTTGCTAAGAAAACAAGATCATCGACAAGTTTATTATCTTTAAGAATGATATCGAATAAATGCCGATCTCCGGGGTAATATCCATCACCATCAAGAATCCCAGCAAGGAGATCAAGCCGGTTTTGATAAGAAGACCTTAGATACTCTTCTGGAATATGTTTATTATTCAGAACACCGAGTTCTCGAAGTTTAGTTAGGAATCCACCTGAATAGTTGACAATCTTACATCCCGGTCTGTAACCAGACGGATATAAACTGATTTTGTATCCGTAATTAGAAACGATTCTTTCAACTTCATCGTAAATTTCAACATCATCGTTATTGATAGTTATTTGCGATTTTGATGAAGTACCATCAGCAAGCCAAATACCAAGCAGCCAAGGGTCGAACAAATCATCATGCCCGTCATCGAGGTTTACCAAATCTGCAACATATCCACATACACCACGCTGTACATGACGGGGGTACGAAAGATATGTTTCAACAGGAATGTTGATAACGTCCCCTTTGAAATGCCCATACGTTGGACGTGTTGTTCCTACCTTCAAGGAGAGAATGTGTGAGCGGTTTACGATGTAATCATCGCCTAAATTCTGTTTCACTCGAAACAGTTCTTCTCTTCCAGAAGCTACAGACAGAACATTACGTTTAGTTCCATCTGGACCCATCAAAACATCACCAACCTTAATGTCTTGAACCATCTTTATGGTTCCGTCATACATCAAAATAGGCGTATCTCTTCCCAGACACTTACCTGCGCCGTTGCGACTCTCTCCCGGCGATCCGATGTCACGATTATCACCGACAATAAGACAATTCTGTTGAACATCCATCAACACCGAGGTCGGTTTCTTGCCGAAGGACATAAAGTTGGACATGGCTACGGTTTCAATGACGATGTTCATTATTCGTCCTCCTGCGCTTTAGCTTCACGATACAGTTCTTTCAATAGGGACTTATCCACCCCATCTACCTCGATACTACTGTCAAGAAACTTCAGAACGACTTCATCGATGTTCTGGACCTCGGACACTTCGCTGACATCAGCCTCTAGCAGTTCCCTGACCTTCTTGGCGGTGTACTTGATCTTGGATTCCTGAAAGTTCTTCTCCTTCAATAGATTCTGAACATCAGTGATAACCGTTTCATCTTCAAGATCATCAGGAAACTCGACCCGGATGCTAGTGTTCTCGGGATCATAGTCCTCGATGGTATCTATTTCGGTGTAAGGGATCGATACAACCCGGATACCGGTGTACTCAACAAACTCCAATTCGCCAGTCTCGGTGTCCAGAATGTAGACTCCATGGGCTTCGTTGGCTTCGTTCATGGTGATGGGATACGGGGTACCAACGTAGGTGATGTTGTCCTTGGTCTGGCGCGAATGGTAATGCCCGGTCAGAACACGATTGTAACCACGAAGTTCACGGTGGGAGAAGCCGTGTTCCATGGTGTACTGATCGTTGACTTGGAAACCATTCAGTTCCAGATGCGAGAACAGGTAATCATACTCATCGCCCATATCCACGACACGATCCCACATCTCACCATCGGTGATCCATGGGATGACGATGCCCGTTCCATCCGGCGTTTCGGTTGGCGAATCGATGACGGTGACGAAGGATTGAATCGTCTTCAGGCTGTGAACGTCAAGACGATTCAGGTAGTAGAGGTCGTGGTTGCCAAGGAGAACCCAGACATTTTCCTTGCCGAAGGTGTCACCCAGTAGCTTTGCCCCCTGTATGGAGGCATTGACGGTCGCTACGTCGAGTTTGTTGCGATGGTGGTACCAGTCCCCCAGTTGGATGCAGCGCTCGATGTGGCGGCTCTCTGCCAGTTCTCGCACCCATTTCAAAAAGTCCATGACCTGCCCATGAAATTTGGGCGAGTTGTTCTTCTCGCCCCAGTGCAGATCACCAATCAAAAGTTCCTTCATTCATCGTCTCCTAACGATTGATCGTTGGTATCGGATGCTACCACGGTTTCGACGTATCGGTCATCGGGGATCAGGCTATCATCAACCCCATCATCACCCTCGCCATAGTCGTCCCACACGGACATCCCATGCAGCGGACTCGAATTTACGTCAAAGTTATCCTCTTCGTCAACCACCATGTGCTGGCGTTCTTCCTCAGCCGCGATCATGTCGTTGTACCCGTAGGTGGTTTCCAATCCCATCGTGGATCGAATCTTATTCTGCACATTGCTGTACCCGTATTCCTTCTTGATGAATTGGAGGAACCCGTTGTGGATGACGGTAGTAAAGAACGCGAACGGGTTGTTACACACACGATAATCATACTCGATAGTGGATCCATCCCATTCCGAATCGCCCTTGAGAGGGGCAAAGCGTTCAAAGCCACGGCAACAGGCCACTAGACCCACACTGATAAGATCGGATCGGATATGCTTGTAACGGACAAAATAACGATGGTGGGTATACTTCTCAGAAATCAGATAGAACATCCTCCCCAGTTCATCTGACATCTTTCCATCCTGACGGCACTTGATAAGTTCTGCGAAGAAATCGGCGGGCTTGAGATAATGCTTACGCTGTTCGTTTTGGCTCATGTTTGCTGTCTCCTGTGTTCGACTTTAAAAAGAATTATACAGGCGCGTAGCAAACGATGTCAATAACTGTCAACGTCTAATGGATCGTGGATATACGATTGATATCATCCAGACAAAAAGAAGGCTCCAGTCCCGAAGGAGTGAAGCCTCAATCCCAGTTAAGATGTGTATATTTATACGCTCATCCATCACCCTCGTCAACACCCTATCGAAAATATTTTCAATGTGTCTTATGACTATGCTCTGACGATGGATCATGTGTCCTGAATATGGTGCCTTGAATTGGCTGAATATGGGATTTGACATCAAGATATATCTATATTCATCCCCCCCCCCCCGAGCTTCGCTGCGCTCGCTCCCCAGCGGGGGCTTGTTAGATTTTATTAGTAGAAATGGGATTGGATTTTGCCCCAGCAAATAGAATTAGATCAATACTATGGCGATAGCCTAAGATGATTACACGTTGAAGAGTTATAGAAATCCCCTATGAGTCGTGAGATACCCATAGGGGACATTGGGAGGGTCTATAAGCTGATGATCAGCCGTTATGCGGCTTCATAGAGGTTGGAGTCAAAGCTGAAGGTCACTTCAACCGTCATATGTTCGCTGGAATCATAACTCATCTGAATGTCACCAATGGTAGTCGGGAACACAGCAGTCAGACGGTGTTGACCAGTGAGGGTGGTTGAATCATGAGCGAATTGCTTGATGACCATCTCAACTGAATACAGGTCGCGTGCTACACCACCACCAGTGATGCTATTGGAGATACCGTTCTCCATCCAGTCCTTGAAGAAGGTATAGACGGTGTGTGCTTCGTCGTCCCAAAAGGTCACGGTTGCGGTATGACCAGAAGCATCGCGCCCCGCGTAGAGGGCTTTGCGGCCTTTGTAGTTGATCTCAATCGTCTCAACCGAGGTTTCGGGGATACTGGCGGACTGGACCCGTTGGGTCAGCAGGGGCACATTGCCGGTAGTCACATTACCAAGGATTTCAACTTCGTATTCATAGGCGCGCTGCGGCGGCGTACCAGATGAACGGATGTCTTGAATACTAGCCATTACATTTCTCCTACATTTGAAGGTTTGTGATTGTATTTATCGGAGAAAGGCAAAAGGGAGGAAAATGAATACAGGGGAGGTATCGTCTATTGCTAAATAAACCGGCGTGTGAGACAATGGATTTTTACCTACAGCCAGTGAGGACAGTATGTACGACGATCTGAAGCGATACCTTGAGGACCACGGATACCCGAACGGTAGGGAACTCATGAACGCCAAGCACAAAGCCTTCAAAGCAGCGGTAATGGAAGCAACTTCATTTGTCAATGACATGAAGCGCAAACCGCCTTTCGCACTTCGCTTGCATTGTATCGAGAAAGGCATCACCGCCATCCCCCTCTGTATTCATTGTGGTGAGAATGAGGTGTCGTGGAACCAAGTTCAGGATTTCGATGGTGTGTACAAAAAGGTCTTTGCAAAGTTCTGTTCATCGAAATGTTCTAATAGGAGTGAACAGACTATTGCGAAGAAGCATAAAACGCTCAAGGACAATTATGGCGGACCATCATACCTGTGTTCTGAGGAAGGGAAGAAACGCTACGCAGATAGCATACAACGCAATCTGAAAGCAAAAGGAATTGATGATCCATCGATAACTCACCCATCCCAACTTCCTTGGTACAAGGAGAAGTACCGAAAAACCTGCATGGAGCGTTATGGCGCTGACGATTACATGAGGTCCGAGGAAGGCAAAGAACGTGTCAGGAAGATCGTCAGGGAGCGCTATGGTGTGGACAACGCCATGCAGTGTGAGGACGTTGCAGAGCGCTCCTTGAAGCTGTCTGACGGCACCTATCGTGTAGCTTCCCCGGAAACAAAGGCCAAAATCAAATCATCTTTCGAACGATTTGAGGGCGGTCATCCGATGCGCGATCCGAAGATCAAGTGGAAGATCACACAAAGTAACCTCGCCAAGTATGGTGTGGAATCGCCGTCTCAGCGTCATATATCGGAAAGGGCTATCGCTATCCTGAGTGACAAGGAAAGCATGGAGCAAATGATTGAGGAACATACGTTCCTATCGAATGTTGCCGATGAGTTGGGGGTTTCGTTCTCGGCGGTTCAACGGTCAGCAGCCAATCTTGGTATACCCATCAAACAAACGACCTCAAAATCCGAGGACGATCTGGCTGATTTGATTTCCGGTTGGGGATTTGACATCGTTCGTAACACTCGGGAACCCCTTCGTGAATACAGAAGGGAGGTCGATATTTTCATTCCAGAAGCGAATCTGTGCGTCGAGTTCAATGGTGTCTACTGGCACAGTGAGATTTACAAGGCTAGGGACTATCACCAACGCAAATCCCTTGCGGCCCATGAATCGGGCCTTTCCATGGTTCATGTGTGGGAAGATGATTGGAATGATCCAGTCAAGCGGGAGATCATCATCAAGAAGATCAAATCCAAACTGGTTGGTGGGGATGAACGTGTATTCGCCCGTAAGTGTGTTGTTGAGGAAATCGACACCAAGGAAGCAAAAGCCTTCTATGAATACAATCATATTCAAGGTCATGTTAACGGAACACGATACATCGCACTGCGTCATGGGGGTAACATCGTTGCATGTGTTACATTCAAAGACACCGGCAACGGGGTCTTTGATCTGTCGCGCTATGCCACGTCCGTTCACGTCATCGGTGGACTTGGAAAACTGATGAGTTATTTCAAGAAGACCTATGACCCTTCCTCTGTATTCACTTTTGCCAGCCTAGACTACAGCAACGGGAATCTGTACGAGAAGACCGGGTTCACGCGCCAGCATGTGACACCTCCCAACCTATGGTATGTCAAACAAGGCTCAGATAAGCGTCTCAACCGACATCTCTTCATGAAGCATAAGCTGAAAGACCGATTAGACGTGTTCGATGAATCGTTGACAGAGAGTGAGAATATGAGAATGAATGGATTCTACCGAATCTATGACAGTGGATCGATCAGATACGAAATGACATTCTAAAAGAAAGCCCCGCTTGGCGGGGCTTTTTGCTTACTTACCGAAGGAGAGGGATACCCCAGTCCGGGTAACGATAGTGCTGACACGCACGTACTCGGCTGTTTTAACAGGCTGCACGTAAACATCAACCATCAGTTCGTTGTTGTCAATCGCCTGTGGCGTGTTGATATCCGTCGAGGTATCAACAGCGAAGCCATACAGACCACCACGAACCTGAATGGATTCAAGGAAGCTGGACAGAAGGAAGTTGACCGCATTCCGGGTGTATTCAGTATTGGGTTCGAACACAAACGGCTTGAGGGCTTCTTTCATGCGCTCATTGATCCACAGCAGACTCATGACCACGTTGGCACGATCAAGGGCACTGGCAGCCATCTGAAGCGATTTCTGACCGAAGATAACAGCATTGACACCGGGGAACGAGGTAACGGGGTTGATGCCGTTGTTGTAGAGCATGTCACGCTCACCTTCATTCATGACCTTGGTCACGCCCAGCGTGCTAGGAATGACACCACGACGCATACCAGCCGGAGCGTCCCAACGCTCATAGTTGGTTGCCGTATCAACGAAGGCAGCCGCCACGTCGCCAGACGGAGGGATCGTCACTTCACGGTCGTTGTACTGGTCATACACCTTCAGCCAACCGCCATACAGACCACCGAAATAGGTATCGGCACCCAACTGGGTGTTGCGATAGTCAATCATGTCCTGAATGCTGGATGCAGCAGACTGGGGTACATCGAGAATGGCATAAGCATCAAAACGAGTGTCAGCCACTTCCAGCATCTTGCTCTGGACAGAAGGAGCGGTCCAACCTGCATTGATCAGAAGCTGGGCTTCGACATCTTCTTCATTCTTGAACTCATCCCATGCAGTCATGATGTCACCAGAGGTCGGAGCCACGGTGTCATCGGCACCACCAGACAGGTTGATAACAGCACTCATGTTATACGGCGCAGTGATAGTCGGGTTGTCCTGAACCTGAATGAACTCAGACTGGTTATTGATGACATCCTCGATGAAGATGTTGTTGCCATAACCATTCTTGGCATCCGGGTCACGACTTACGCTGAATTGCTCAACCACCTGTCCGTCTTCCTTCACAACCACGCCGAAAACGCCCGTAGGGGCACCCACAATGGTCGCAAACTCGACAGTGATGGCATTGCCCCATGCACCCTCGTTCGCCGCTTCTACGGTCAAATGGGGGACGGGACCAGAATTTGGGTCAGGCAGATCGCCAGTTGCCAGCGTAGCGTCATTGATCACGCGACGAACACTAAGAATTCCAGCACGATTAAGGAAGCGCAGAGCGCAATACAGAGACGGGTTATCACGACTCGGAAGACCGTACTGACGAATGAATTGTTTTGCAGAAGTCACAACATTGACTTCAGTGGGGCCACGCTTTGCTGACACGACAATGCCACCAGCAATCACGCCACCGCCACTAACCACGAAGGATTGATCTTCAATCCTGTTATACACACCCGGTGAATTTCCAAAAGACATTTAAAACTCCTTGACTGTTTTAACTGGTAATGTGGCTTCAGACTTACTCTGAGGTCTTACTGGTGGAACGTGTAGTTGTACGCTTCGTGGTATCTTCAACTTCAACTACCTTGATACCGTCTTCTGCACGGGCAGCTTTATCATCACTTTCGATGGACTGACCACGCATGAGGAACTGAGTTGAACCATCACTGAAATGAACAGCACGAAGTTCAGACGTATAGTTCGTATATCGTTTCTTTGACATAGTTCTGTCTCCCAAATGGATCAACTTTGATTGTATTTATCAGGAGATGAAATAATCCAAGCACTATGAATAGGAATCATTCTTACATGAGTATAGGACTCAAATGACTCAATAATGCGTTTGCCAATGTTATTAAATGAGAATAATAATCGTTTACCATTGTTAATAATATCTAACAAGCCCCCGCTGGGGAGCGAGCGCAGCGAAGCTTGGGGGTGGGGGGATGAAAATAGATATATCTTGATGTCAAATCCCATATTCGCACCATAAATACCCGATGAAACGAGACATACATAGGAGCAAGCCGTAAATGGGATTTGATCTAATTTCATCTGGTAAGAAGATGCTGGGGTCTGTTGGCAGGATGGCAGGTAACCAGAATGGGGATAGTCTGTTGGGTACAGTGGGGAATGTGGCCAAGGGGGTGTTTCGACCCACAGGAGAACCCCAGAAAGCATACATGTGGGAAGTGGTGTTCTTGGATGGGTTCTCATCACGCATCACCTACTATGCCAGTGACGTAGCCCTGCCTTCCCATACACAGAGTCAGATTACCCGATACGTCCAGAACAAGCCGGTGAAGTACCCCGGCAAGGACAATTCGCCGAATACCTGTCGCATCACGTTTTGGGACGATCAGGACTTGACCTCATATCGCTTCTTCGTGGAATGGTACCGCGATATGAACACTGCCCTAGAAGGCCGCAGGAAGCGCCCAGAAGGCTACAAGCGGTCCATTCGACTCAACCTCAAGGATACGTCTGATTTCCTCATAGACGAGGCTGTGACGCTTTCTGGATGCTTTCCCGTCGAGATCAGCCCGGCACAGATGAGTTATTCGTCCAGCGAAGTCTTCACCTTCGATGTGGACATTGCGTTCGACACCAAGCAACTCGGCAATGGGGGTATCTAATGGCTTCGCGGATTCTTGACTATACACAACGTAAGAACGATCAATCACCTCAGTATGATTATCTCTGGCGAGTGGAAATGCCTATCATTTCATCCCATCCCATCGACCCCACCTCGGGTAATGTGATGTCGGGCGGTGGCCTCTATGGAAAAGTGAATACAGGGGGAGTATCGCAAAAACGCGATGAATCGGCGTCAGATGCAGATGAGATTAATCATCGGGTGCATTCGATTGAGGTTCCGTTTTACTCTTTTGATACCCAGAAGGTGAACGGTGCGCCCGGATACATCTACACGGCCCATCACCGTGACCTCGGTGCCATCACCGTGACCCTCGATGAGTATGAGGACGGCAGGACTCTCAAGTACATCAATGACTGGACCCATTTGGTTGAGAACCCAGATGGAACTTTTAACCCGCCAGCATTGTACAAGAAGACGATTAAATACTATCGCATGTCCAGTACGAACATCGATCTTCATGTGAGTTACTATGAGGGATTCTTCCTGACTAATGTGGCAGCATTGAGTTCATCACAAGAGAGTGATGGAATCATGCAGTATTCGTTGACCCTGACTGGGGATCGTGTCAAGCACAAGATCATTCCCGAATCGGAACTCATGCCTAAGATTGAAGCGGCGGAACGTGAGATTACGTTTGAACAGAGCAATCATTCCAAGTTCGTATTCGGTGACATGGATGGCATGACCAAATCCCGCATATTCAATCGCATCATCGATTTCCTATAAATAGGGCGTGACAAAGGAGTAGCAATTCTATGGCAACAAAGAAACCGACTCAGGCTATGTTTGAAGATGAGGATCAGCCTAAGCGTCGAACCACTCGGCGCAAAACCTCTCAACCGAAACAGGACAAGGAAGAACCGAAACAGGAATACGTTCCTGAATCGGATACATCCATTGAGTCCAGCACCATGGTCATCGATCTGCCGTCTGGTGGATACCTTTGGTACCCGGCGTCTATCACCTGTCGTGATATTCTGGTCAAGGACGAGGAACTGTTGTCCACCGCGACCACGGAGAACTATGCACGCACGCTCAACAGCGTTCTGAAGGGCATTCTCAACGACTGTGACTACTATGAGAAGATCGCTGTCAATGATCGTGACTGGCTGTTGGTTTGGATTTGGGCCAACAACTATTCCGCCATCAAGGAAGTGGAACTGACGTGTTCGAATCAGGAATGTTGGCATAAGTCCAGTCACAAGGTTGATCTGACCAAACTCGATGTCAATGATCTCGATGAGAATGTAAAGGTGCCGCTCAAGATTCCCCTGTCCAAACAGCCGGGCAGTGCGATTGAGGTTCGTCACAATATCGTTGCCGATGAGATCGAAGTGGAACAGTTCATGACCACCAAGGAAGGAAAGCAGTACGAATACGATTATCTGATGCGTATCGCTTCTATCGACACCGGTATGAAGATGCCTATGCGCAGTAAGATTGACTGGGTTCGTGAGAATGTCACGGGTAAGGAAATGGCATTCGTTCGTAAGTATCACGATTACTTCAGTTTCGGTGTTCAACGCTACGTCGATTACAAGTGCCCCGCGTGCGGGGAGGTCACGCGGGGACCGCTGCCCTTTCAAGCAGAGGATGTTTTATTCCCAGCCGCACCAGATGGTTTTGAAGAACTGCTATGAGTTGTGCAAGATTCTAAGAATCTCGCCGATTGACATTGGTCAGATGTCGGTGGCCAATGTTAGGTTCTTCATAACCGAACTTGAAAAGGACATAAAGAACAAAGACCCGTATGTTCTCCCAAAAACCCTCTCGTTCTGAGAGGGTTTATCTTTTTATAAATACCCAAGAAATCGATCATAAATAGGGGATTTTCTAATGGCCAATGATCCGAATCAATTTGACATGGAAGATGTCGGCAAGTATCTTCTGGAAGAACTTGTTAAGAGCAATCTCATTGAGAGTTCTGAAGCGTTCGTTATGTCGTCTCAGGTAATGTTGTCTGAGGCGAAAACCGAAAACAACACGGAGTTTCGGGGTAAGGATATTTCGTTTGATAGTTTCAAGCGTGTGTATTCAAACTATGACAGTTATCCCACTTCTGTCGCAGTATTGCAGGGTCTGGGTGTTGATATTAGCCAGATCACCAGTGGTGATAGTGCAACGAAAGCGGTACGTCGAATTGCTAAGCATTTCCGTGTGAATGGAAAGACCATCAACGGCTTGCCTATTGTTCCTCCCGGAATGCGTATCAAGTATTATAGTAGGCAGGCTAGAATTGCCATGAAGAATGGTGGTCATCCATATGACCCGTCCATAGATGATATTGATCCGGGTGAGCGCAACAAGCGGAATCGTGCAACTGTCATCGTGGATAAGATCAACGCGCAGGAAATTATTCCGGGCGAGTTCTATGCTAACCATACCCGTATCCCGAAGTCTCGGTGGGCAAGCTGGTGGAAGTTCTGGGATCAGAGCAAGCAACATGTTCGACCCAACAAATTTAGCCTGACTGGTCAGCATTGGGGGAAGACATTCATTCTTGGTTACCAGATTGATCAGAAGATGTTCGTGGAAATTTGGTACAACAGTCTCGATAGTTCATTCAGCCTCTATGATCGTAACGGAGTGGAACTGGGTACTCCTGTCGAGACGGTACAAGAAGCCATTCGACATCTGACGCTCAACGTGGCGCGTATGGATAAGACCGATGGTGATATCTTTGCTCATGGCATCAATAATGGCGTCGCCCAGTCGATGATGCGCTCTTTGTCGAAAGACCTCACGGGCGAAGTTGGCGAGTTGCGTCGTCAAGACATGCTCAAATCTCGTCAGGATGCGGAAGATAGTGCCCATGTTCAAGCCAAAGCGGATGCCAAGCGACAAGCACGGGTTGACCGTGTGACGCAATACAAACGTAAAAAGAAAATTGAGGCTGCCACATATCGGGTCACTCGTAAACTCATCAATAAAGGAAAATCGTTCGATTACGAAACTTTTAAACAGGAAATGAAGCGCGAGTACACGGATATGCGCGGCGATGCTGCGAATTGGACTACGTTCGTAAAATATGATCTCCCGACCTATTGGGAAGATGCCAAGTCCGAGTACCAGCAGGCTAAATCTGAATACTACCGGAACAACACTGCACCTGACCCTGAAGAAGCGGCTCGTGTGGTGGATATTCAGAGTCAGATTCGCCAAGGCAATGAACAGCGAGCAAAACGCCAAGCCGAACAGCGTGCTAAAGCGGATAAAGAGTTTCAGGACAAGCATGGTACCAACATGAAGAATGCTCTGAATAAAGCCCGCAATAGCATGGATCGTATCAAGAATACCGATCAGGAATCTGCATCGTCCGCCGAACGTGAAGCCGCCCTGATTGCACAGCGCAAACAGTTGGCTAAGGATATTGCCGATGAAGGTCAACCGGATGAAACCACAAGCAACGGGAAGAGTGGTCTGGGCAAACGGTTCAATCTGAATCCGCGCCGCAACAAGATGGAAGAGTCATACGTCCCCATGGATGAGGATGGTATCGATCAACGGGCCATGGATTCTCGTGTTGAGAACATTCGAACTCATGCAGAGAACAGTGCCTATACCCAAGCGGCTCTCAAAGGGAAGGTGATGCAGGACTTGTTCACCATCTATCACCAGACCAAAGCGGATGACAGCATGGCGACCAGTCGTTTCAGTCGTTGGATGCGCAATTTGTTCTTCAAAAACCGCAAGGACAAGATTATTTCACCGACCGATCCGGCACCGATTTGGGATTCCATCAAAATGGGATTGAAAGGTCAGAAGTATCGGGCTGACTTCATCGTTGGTTTCAGCCTTGCGGATAAGGTCAACATTGAAATCTGGTATGTCACTGAACCCGGCCCGGAAACGGATCGATTCAACATGAACACCACTATGCAATCCAGCTTCTATGTTTATGATGTGACTTCGAAAACCGTGGTCAGGAAGTATCTCCCCTACTATCGCAATGCGGTTCAGGTTGCATATTCCAAGTTGGGGACAACACTCTAAGGTGATCTATGAATATCTCTCAGTCTGAGATCGATCAGTTCAATTCGATGACCAACCTGTTTGAACAGCAAGGAGTGACGGATTCGGCGGCATCGCTAGGTGCCGCTGGGATCATGCGTCAACAACTTCAAGCTATTCAGGACAACACGGAAGCGGTTGCTGGGCTGACGAAACAGGAACGTGATTCCAACGGGCGGTTTGTTAGTTCTGGATCATCACCAATCAGACCGCCTCAAATGCAATGGCAAGAAGACGAATATGTTCCTCTTGTTGAACAACTGAAAGGGACTGTATTCACGGTTCGTGTTTCCAATGCCTTCAACGAGATTGTCGATCCGATGTATAGGCGGATGCAACTTATTTCAGTCGATGAACGGTTGCATACGAACAAATTGCATCTGGAATCTAAGCGCCAGCGTCGTGAAATGATCCGTGCGTTGGAACACCTAACTTCGAAAGGCGAAACGTCTCTCCGGTCGTTGTACTTGAGTTTCCAAGACTTCATGCGGTTTCCGGTATGGAATACGCTTCGTTTTATCGGCAATTCACTTAGAACCACGGTGAGTGGTATTCTTTTTGGGTTCAAAAAGAGAAAGAGTGATACTGATCGTATTGTCGAAGCTATTAGCAAACAGACCGAGTTCCTGAGAACGGGTGCCATCGACAACACAAATGGGTTCTTTGTGCGCATGTGGCGTCAAGGGATCATGGGTATGCCGGTTAAGGCTATCGGTGAATCGCTATTGGAAGCTACTACGGGCATCAGTCGGTCGCGTGCCCAGAACCGCGAGGATGCGCGTGCGCGGGGAGAACAGGGTGACTCCCGGTGGGGTGCCCGCATGTCCACCCTTATGTATCTGCGAAGCCTCAATCTCCGTGGAACAAACGCGGGCGCGTCTGGTGGTTTGGATCAAGACCCTAAAGTGAGTCTTTTGACTGAAATCCGTGATATCTTGTTAGGATTCAAACAGGATGTTTCGGGTATGTTTGGTAATGTGGTTGATATCGGTGGTGCCTTTGCAAGTGCGATCATCAATAGTCAGGTTCAACAACATACCTTGCTTTATCAGCAAAGTGTTCTGAATCACCTATCAGTAATTGGATCGAACACGCAGTTGCTTACTCACCAGAACGCTCAGTCCATTGGTGATATGCTGAGTAGTTCACCGCTGAATGTTTCAATGGTCAACATGGCGGAAATCACCAAAGGCAACGAACGAATGAAAGAAGTCATCGTTGCTATGGCCGAAGAGAACAGCAATTGGCAAAAACGCAGTTACGATCAACAGCAGAAAACAGGCAGTACGATTGATCGTGAGTTTGTATCGCTCAATGACATCGGGGATACGCTGAAGAAATCTACCGAGCATGAGAAAGATCAGGTCAAATGGCTCAAGCGGCTTCGTGACGGGCAGATTTGGCAGACCATCATGAAAGGTGCCAGTATCGCCTTGAACGGTATCAGGACGGTTCTGGGAACGATCTCGAATACCCTGTTGGGGATTGCTGGAACGGTGGCTGCTATTCTGAAACTGCGCCGTCTTGGTGGATTCGGTAACTCGACTCCCGACATTGATCCGTCTACCGGAAAACCGAAGCCCAAAGGGAAGAATCCCAAAGGTGGAATGATCAAACGGGCGCTTGATTTCCTTAAAAAGAACGCTACTAAAGCAGCGCCGGTTGTTCGTAAAGGGGTTTCCATGGTTCGTGCAGTACCGGGTCTTGGTACCATGGCAACAGTAGCCACCGGAGCATCCCTTGCCGGTCAGATGCTGGCTCCTGATCTGGCTTCCCCCGAAGCGATGAAGAAGCGTTACGTTGCGCCGCCTGACTCGAATCAGTATATGTCTCGTCCCGCTGACGGACTGGCACTCCCCAATGATGGCGGGCAATTCGTGAGGGATGCTAAAGCGGCGAAAGAACAATATATCGCTTCCCAGAACACCAAGGATGTGACCCCGAGGATTGGTGACTCGGTTGATGGCTTGAAAGAAAGCATGAAGTCGCTTGGTGATAAATTGGATAGCCTATATGACCAGAAATTCAAGAAATTCTTCTCGTCAAACAGCATTGATACCAACAATGTGAAAAACGCAATTAAGGATATCAGTGCTAAGTATGATGCGTCCTATCCTCAGTTGGATAAGGTTCTGAGTCAGGTCAAAGACGAGATGAAGTCTACCTATGATTCCGGTGCCAAGAAATCGGAAGACCTACTGAAGAAGGTTGAAGAACACCTGCGTAAGCTGGTGGAAAATGATAACAAACGTGGTACGGATTCATCCCCCATCGTTCATTTTCCGTCTGGCACCAATCATAGCATTTACGGAGATTGATGAATGACACAGCATAGAATGCGGGAGGTTGATTCTAAGTTCAAAGTCAAGATTACTGCTTATGGCGGTGACAAAGGCATTGAAATGGTCGAAGCGCCACTGCCCGAGACATTTGGTGTAACTGTGGGGTCGGAATTTTCGGCCCCGTTTGATGGAAACTTGGTCAATGGGACACTCGCCAAGGTGGCAGCACTTCAGGGCATGGCTAAGAAGACTGGGATGTCGGGGAACAAGATGTATTCTAACCCCGAACCGTCTGAGATTTCATTTGAACTTGAATTTGAAGCATACTATTCCGCTAAGGAAGAAGTTCTGCTTCCGGTGGCCTTGCTGATGACCATGGCCCTCGGTACTCACTTGACCATGGAAGACCTCGATGCTTCAACTCGACGTTTCCTCGGTAAAGCCGATAACTTCCTTGGAACATCGTCTGAAAACACATACGATTCTGTCGATGTGGCATCTCAAAACACCGAACATTGGGCAGATCGTATCAGTAACTTCATCGGGTTCATTCAGGGACCGAGAAAAGTGAGGATCAACTTCGGTAACACATTCAGATTGCCTTCTGTTTGGATTTCTAGTGTGTCTCCGCAATTCAGTAATGTTCTTGATGCAGAAGGGTACCCGATGTCAGCAACGGCATCTGTCACCTGCGTACTCGAACAGGAACCGATTGTTGAGGATGTGAATGAATGGTTTAGTGGTGCCATCGGTGGTGGCGTCTCGTCTCGTGGTGATATTGGGAGGTAATACGAATGTCAATGATTAGCACTCGTGAGTTCTATGGTCAACATGATCTGGATGAACTCACCTTGGAACTGGATTACATCGATACCAATATCCACAAGATGGATTTGCCAACCACACAAACCATTCGGCTGCCGGTGGCCTTTGAATATCGTCCTGATCTGTTGTCTCAGAAATACTTTGGCAACTATCACATGGGGTGGCTGATCACACTCCACAACAACTTCCTCGATCCGGTCAGGGATTACTATGTGGGTCGATTGGTCGATATCCCTGATCTGGATGCGTACTATCGATTCTATAACAACAATGCGAAGGTGATCTAATGGCAGACGAGACGATTATTTTTGAACAGATGCTAGGCAAACCGAATTACGATGATGCTATCTTCGTTCGGTTGTCTACGTCTGCCGATATTGGCATGTTCATGTTTCGGGTAGGTGGCATCGTGGTCAAGGAAGGGTTGTCATTGGGCAGCCCTGTGGCAATCATCGATTTTATCGATGCTACGGGCGATCTGGTCAATCACAATCGTCTCGATACGAATGCCACATACAACTTGCACATTGGCAAATCCCCTGAGCATACCAAAGTGGTATCGCTGAAGATTTCACGAATTGATTTCGAGAATCATATCGGCGGGAAGACGGAACAGGTCAACTTCCGGGTTCACTTTGTTCATGCGACATGGGAAGCCATGATGCACAAGTCACATAACCGAGGGTGGAACAACACCAAGTTGTCTTCGGTGGTGAATAGCATCGTGTCGGATATCAATTTCCGTGACAAGTACGTATCACCGACCAGAACAGTTCATGAGTTCGTGGTTCAACCCAATTGGACAAACCAGACCTTCCTCAAGTGGCTTGCTGAACGATCTGACACTAACTCCCAGTATGATGGTCACTTCGAGTTCGGAATCACCATGGATGGAACTTTCTTCTATGGTTCTATTCCTGACTTGGTTGATCGATTCAAATCCATGAAGAATGTCATTCCGTCGATCAAGATGGGTGGTTACTATGGGTCGAATGATCGTCGCAAGGAAGCCACCAAAGCGAACGAATATGTTCCTATCAATTTCACGAAACTCGGATGCACCGAAGATTTCTTCGAGATGACATTGCAAGGAGCCGGAGGCGTCAGGACACGCTATTACGATTTCGAACGAGGGGAGTTTGTCGTTCGAGATAACAAGTATGGCGATTCTCGCTCATCCCAATTGTCAGATTGGTCATTGATCCATCCTGAGAATGAACTGGCAGGACTCAACATTGCCTATGGACGGGATACCCTTTCGGAGAACAACAGCAATAACCGGGTATCTTCAGCCACCATGTCGATGCAACGGATGAAAGTGGAGATCAATGGCACGCCTTTCGTTTCCATCGGGGATATCATCGAAGTCATCATTCCGACGCCTGTGGATTCGAGTAAAATACCCTATAGTGAAATGTATTCTGGATACTACATGGTGTCCGAAGTCGAACATCTAATTACCACCAGAACACAATCGACAAATTACACCACTGCCTTGACTTTGAGCCGTCAGGGGATTGATGGAAAATCGATTAAGGGTCTGGTGAAATCAAAGGTAGGTAAGGTTCAATTCAATGATTCATAAGTCATACGACAGGAAGACGAATGAAAAGTCTTTCACGGGAAATTATCGCGGCGTTGTCATCAATGATCTTGATCCTATGGAAGCGGGCAGGGTCAAGATTCGGGTATTTGGGGTGCATGACGAACTCCTAGAGGATGATATTCCGTGGGCGATCTTTGCTGATCCGTTGATGGGAGGTCAGCCCGGACTCGGTGGGTTCATTACCCCGGATGTCGGTTCTCATGTGTGGGTCTTTTTCGAAGGAGGCGATCACATGCAACCCGTCTTCTTCGCCGGGGCACCCGCCAAACCTCATGGACCCCCCGAGAAGACCCTAGATGGTGTCCAGTACCCGCGCAACAAGGTATTCAGGACCAAGGCAGGGCATGTGATTGAAATCGATGACACGCCCGGTGACACGCGGATTCATGTTCTTCACAAGTCAGGCACCCACAAGACATATCATGAGAACGGGGATGCTGTTGAAGAGATCACCAATAATCTGAGCATCTATGTGGAAAAGGATGCTTCCATCTATGTCAAAGGGAATGTGGACGAAACGGTAGAGGGTAATGTCAAGCGGCAGGTTCAAGGTGACGTTGAAGAGATTGTCAACGGGGACTTCACCACCACAATTTTCGGACGCAGAAAGGAACAGTCGGGTAATGGTACCGAATATCTGTCATCCAATAATGTGACCGTCTCCGGTTCCCGAATCGATCTTAACCCCGGTGGTGTGGCAATCCGAATGGTGGCAGGACGATTCGTTTATACGGCTCCCTATGCCTACTCCTACGGGTCAGCGAAGCCTCTGGTCGAACAGGCTGGTGTGAACGCACCTTTTGATACCCCTGATGAGCAGAATGTGAAAGAAGCCGAATTGGCGTATGGTGAGTATCCGACAGAACCGACAGCACCATTGCCGACAGAAACTATTACTACTACCGATGAAACGGTAACCGAACAATCAGGAGAATGCCCCGTGGTCAATGATCCAAACGATCCGTACAGTATCCCCCTTGGAAATGGAACCTTCACGGTTAATGATCTGTCCTTGGGCGCAGTGTTCTCGCATCCTCTGGAAGCCCAGAATGGTCTTACTGTGGATGATATCGTGTGCAACCTTCATAATCTGGTTCTCAATTGCCTTGATCCGATTTCAAGCAATTTCCCTGATCTACGAATCAATAGTGGATTCCGGCGGGGCGGCGGGGCCAGCCAACATTTAAAGGGCATGGCAATTGATCTACAATTCTCTTCAGGGGGAACCAAAGACGATTACAAACGAGTTCTCGATTTCATTGCTAAGAACGTACCCTATGACCAATGCATCATTGAAACCAGTAACGGATCGACCTATTGGATTCATATAAGTTTCGACAAGGACAAAACTACCCAACGTAAGGAACGTCTGACTTATGTTTCGGGTCGCAGTCCGGCATACACAAGCGGATGGGAGGTGTAAATATGCCAGCAGTAACACGGAAAGGGGATATGAGTAAAGGTCATAAGCCATATCCACCTAGACCCTCAATTGAAGGCTCACCCGATGTTTTTGTGAATGGAAAAGCAGCACATCGTCAGGGTGATAAATGGGATGTTCATTGCTCTGGTGATTGTCACGATGGGGTGTTGTCATCAGGGAGTTCGACGGTATTTGTCAATGGCAAGCAATTGGGACGAGTAGGTGACCCAATTAGTTGCGGGGATACTGTCGAAGAAGGCTCACCCGATGTTTATGCCGGTGGCTGAATAATAAATAGGGGACCAACCGGTCCCCTTTCTCGTTTCTGGGTCTATAAATACGCTTGTAACTATATAGGCTCAGAACTATGCCCAAACACATCTATTCTGATTTCGATAAAGAATTAGCGATTGATTCTAAAGGTCAAGTTGAAATCAATTACGACGAAGACGTGATCGTTGAATCAATCCGTATGATCATTGCCGTTGTGGCTGGCGAGCGGGTCAGGAGTCCGTTTGGTGGATCACTGGTACGCTATCTTTTCGAACCCATTTCCCCGGATGTCGCCGAGATCATCGGATACGAACTTCGTGAACAAATCGAACGGTTCGAACCCCGTGTGACCATCGATGTCATCAACGTCTACCCGGATATTGATAACAACCGGTATGAGGTTTCTGTTCGTGTGACGATTAAATCACTGCGAACGACCACGACTTTCCAGACCCGTCTTCGTTCACTGGCGGCTGAATAAAAGGAATCACCATGAGCAAAGATTTTACCCAGTACGACTATGAATCACTCGTTGACGAGGCCACACAAAAACTGAGCGATCAGCCGGGGTGGGGTCAAGGATATCAATCGTCAATGGGACAGACGCTTATCCAACTACTGGCGGATATCACCGATAACCTTCAGTTTATGTTGGAACGCCGTACCCAAGAAAGCTATCTGATTACTTCCCGATTGGATTCTTCGGCCCGTGCTGCGGTGTCGGCTATCGGCTATCGCCCGCGTCGCAAGATCAGTGCCACGGGCCAACTGAAACTGCGCCTCAAGGACAATCAAACCGATGCCAGCGTCCCGGCTATTGGAAACATCTTCATTCCCTATGGTACCGAAGTCTATTTCGAGGACAATGCTTTCATTGTCATGGAAGATGCCACGATTGCTTCTGGGGATTCGGAAGTCACCCTGTCGGTGAAGGAAGGATCGATTCGTCAGGAGACTTTTAACTTCGAAGCCTCTCCCTACCGAGAAAACAACTTCCTTGAGTTCAGCGACTATGTGAATAAGGAAGAGTTCTCCCTTTATATTCAGGATGCCAAGGGCGAGTTCTATGACGTTGACAACGAGATCAATGGCATCCGTCTCGGGGCACTCTCGTTTGCTGATTCCAAGACCCGCGCCTATGACATTCGCTATTACCGCTCAGGGATGCGGATCATTTTCGGTAACGATATCTTCGGCAAGAAGCCGGAAGGTGAAGTCGTGGTCAATTGGGTGGAATCCTCTGGGTCCGAAGTCGATGTGGTCAAAACCGGACTTGAGTTCAATTTCGCATCAGAATACCTTTATGACGACACCACTACCACTCCGCGAAACATCTATTACTATGAACTCACCAATACGACTCCTATCCGGGGTGGTAATGATGAAGAAAGCATTGTGGAGATGCGTCGTAACGTCGCTGAGTACGTCAGGACTAATGATCGTGCTGTCACCAACTTCGATTATGAGTTTTGGACTCGTCGTTCTGGCATCGGTGATATCGTTGACGTGACTGCCTATGGGGAGCATGAGGCGGATACGATCATCTTCACCATGAACAATGTCTATATCGCCTATCTGACCAAGCAAGGCATTCCTCTTAACGCTGTCCAGAAGACCCAACTCGGTGAGTACCTGAGCAAATACAAGGTGAACACCACCCATCTGGTCATCAGTGAAGCGGTTCGAACCTATTTGAAATTGGATATTGATTTCAAGCGACATCCCAAGCTGCCGATTTCTGATGCCCAGTTGGTCAAGATTCTAAAGGATCGGATCAACGAGTATTTCGGTATTCGGGAAGGTGCCATCGGTACCGGATTCCAGCATTCTGAATTTGTCGAATACCTTCAGAACCTAACCACGGTATTCAATAACATCACCTATCCGATGACGGACTTCGTGAAGGTGGAAATCGATGCAATGATTCCTCTGCCGATCCCGCAACCGGCTTACGATGGGATTGTGGAATTGAGTTACGATTATGTCATCAACAAGGATGATATCTGGAACGTAACCATCAATGGGAATACCTATTCGATTCTTGTTTACGATACGGATACCGTGGAAACCTTGGTGGCACGTATGAAGGACAAGATTTTCCAGAATACCAGCCTCATGTTAGCAACACCGAAGGCTAATCAGATTCGAATTAAAGAGCCTACTGAGACGGGAACCTATACCCTTTCAGTCGGTACCGGTGATTTGGTTGAGTTCACTAGGTTCCGTCAGTTGATCCAATTGCCTAAGTCACAAAATGTGGCTACATCTAACAGCGATCAAATCAAACCTAATTCGGTTCGTATCGTGGATGATCAGGAAACCATCATCATGCAGGACGATGGTAATGGTAATGTCGAACCAACTGATGGGTATTTCTTCCCGGTAGTCTTCGTGGATTACAAGCGGTCGTTGATCGAAGCCCCGTCTGTTCCGAATGGCATGTACTATGTGAAATTCCAACAGAACGAATATCAGAACTTCGATGTGGCACGGGATGGTGCGGTCTTCAAAATGCCTTTCGCGGATGAGCCGACCAATACCCAGACCAGTAATTACAGTGTTCTCAACATCATTCGCTAAGGAGCCTTATGGAAACGTACAAGAAGCTATTGCCTAAGAGGATTCCAGAATATCTCCAAGGCGACAATGAACTTCAGGAATATCTTGAAACCGCTGGCGAACTCTTCGATGAGTTCGCTGCTGCGATTGAGGATATGGACAACCTGCATGATTACGCTAGGGTGCCCGAACAACATCTAGCCCATCTGGCGAGTCAGTTTGCCATGGAGTTCCCTCGCAATTTAAACCCCGAACTCCAAAGAACGATCATTCGTGACCTAGAGGCTATCTATAAGAAGTCCGGTACCGTAGATGTAGTCAATTGGGTATTCCGACTGATCGGCTGGGATGTCAAGGTCGAATATGCTTGGCTTCCTAACCCTGAGAAATATGATCCAGAGATCGGTAAGGTGTTCTCTCTGGATGATTATGATCAACAGCAAATGGAAACGGTTATCACTGATTTTTTCAGAACCGACTTTAGATCGTTTTTGATCGGTGATAGCTATGTCGATACTGCCGGGAACACGTATTTCAAAGGAAGAAAGTTTTTTGACACGTCAGATACTTTGTCCCAGCTAGAGATCGTGGGGGAGAAGTATGACGAGACGACTAAAGTTCGTACTCCTGACAAGGTGATGAGTACCCCATATATTTTCATTCGGGTGAGTGAAGAGACATATAACATCTTCATGGAGCCTTACGTTGATGAGGATACCGGGGAGGTTTATGCTTACACCGATCTTGAGTTTTATAAGGTCGTTGAAAACATTTTCAATTTCTTCCTGTTCAATGCCTTCCGCCCGACGAATGTTCGGGTTGTGGTAATTGTAACTCCGCACACCATTTACGACAGGAGCGTGATCAAGGAAGATTATCGTGACTTCTATATTGCCAAGCCGCTGGAAATGGAAGACGAAGGTGTTCTCATACACCAAGACTTCGATAGGATGCCTTATGAATTGCAGGTCAGTAAGGATTTCTTAGCAGGAACACCACCGAGTCCGTTTTCCAAGGACATGGTAATTTCACCGGTCCAGAAGGTTGATTATCGAAATTCAGATGGCGTGGATGAGTATTCGGATCAAGATGCTTCAAATGGATTTCGGTTCGATAATCCAAATGCGTATCCGGTACCTCGGGTCGGGACAGAAGAGTTTGTTTTTGTTACCCCTCACGAAGAATCCTTTTCGTATCGTTTGGTATATTATGGAGGTGTTGTCGAGAGTGTGTTGTCTGGAACAACACCCCCTTATTCAAATGATGAAACCGCGCTGTCCTTGTGTTTTGATTTGACTACCGATTCGTATGGCATCATTGAAACACTGGCATCCTTGGATGGTTTTTTGATTCGTAACCCGACTGAGATTCGTTCTCAGAATTTCCGACCGGATACGGTGACCAACGAATATATGGTAGGTGTCCCGCAAGGGTCTGGGTTCGAGGATAACACCTTGGTTGATTTCAATTTTGTGACAGGTGACCTAAAAGCGGATTCATCACCTAAACAGTTCACCTATTCTTTCGAGGTGACTATCTTCGGTAAGGAAGACAATCCTGATCCCAACTGGAAATCAACCACTTTTACACCGGATAATACGTCTCTGGCAAACATTACTGAATACAATAATATTTGGTTTTCGTTGGATAGACCTATCGGGTTCGACTTTGTGTTCGACATTAAATACAAAGCGCAACCCCATTGGGACAATCGAGGGTAATAAATGTACGAATATGCAAAAGGTGAAGTCACCATAGAAACATACGACCGCAAAACTGGAAAACGAATCGAGATTTGCGGTCCCTCTGATAATATTGTCACGGATAAAGGCATTGGGCAGATGTGGCGTCGTATCTCCATGTCCGATTCCAGTGGAATTTTTAAATTCGAAACCATTGCCATTGGTACAGATTTTGGTGATCCGGCTACATGGTCTGTCTTTAATCCCGAACCTGCGACTCGGGATTTCACCAGTGCTGATCAGACGGCAATTTATTTCGCCAAGGTCGATCAGGTCTTTTATGACTATCCATTGGACCCGACTATCAAGGTCACGGCGATCATTGATGGTGCTATGACCATGGCGCAGAGTTTTTCGGATCAGTTCTCAGCGGATTTCAGTTCGGCGACTTTGCGTTTCGGTAACGGGGAGACGTTTGCCTACAAGCGGTTTCCAATTCGATCCATTACCCGTGATGTGAATATCAAGATCGTCTGGACGATTACCCTGAAGAACGCGGCGGAATACTGTAACGAGGGTATCTTCGATGATGGAATCACTCTGGCCTATTACTGCACCGATGGTAGGAATGAGGTCAATGAATTGGATATTACTGGGTCATTGGCCTTTTCTTCACGCCTCCATGATAATGAAGTCATCTGTGTTGCATCGGATTTGACCAAGAACATCTATTCGGCTAGTGCCATTGATCATGTGATCATTAAAATGAATCGCAGTGGCGTGGAACAATGGCGCTATGATGCACATACTGACACCATCACCGGACTCAAGACAGACGACAGAGGCAACCTGTACACGTCCTCGAATGATGGAACCATCGTCAAGTTGAACTCGGATGGCTTGCCCCTGTGGACGTATGATGCCGGTATGCCGGTAGTGGTGGGAGATGTAGCGAGCAATGGAAGCATTCTCATTTATACCCCGTCTAACAATGTCATGACGAAACTCAATTCGAATGGAGGGCTGGTGTGGACGAGCAACTATCATCCGTCAACGATTCTGGATGTGGCATTTGCTGCCAACGATTCAGTTTATACCGGGTCTAGTGATAATCTTCTTCGTAAGTTCGATTTTGATGGATCATTCGAATGGGAGTATAACGGGTTCACGGATTTTGTGACATCGGTATCCGGGGATTCTCTAAACAACGTGGTGGCTGGGTCCAATGATAAAACCGTTCGTAAAGTGTCACCCGCAAAGACCGAGGTGTGGAAGAATACGGATAGCACAGAATGGATTCAAAAGGTCATTGTCGATGCCAGCAACTCCATTTTCGTTTTGTCTACTGATGGGTACATCCGCAAATTGAACTCTGATGGCAATCAGATTTGGATGTATGCCCAAGAAGAAGATAATGTCAATGACATGGCAGTTAATAGGAACTAATTATGAAACCAAAACAACTTGCCGGTATTCAGGGCATTCTTACCATTCGTGAGATTGACAAGGCGACAGGGGCAACCCTGTCTGAATTTTCTGATAAGAATGTAATCACCGAGAAGGGTATGAATGCCCTTTGGAAACGGTTATCGTTGGATGATACGAACGATGACTACCGGTTCAGTGCGTTCTATTTGGGTGAGGACTACGGTGCCGGTGAAGATACCGGGGACTGGTCTATTTTTCTTCCAAGACCCGCCAAGAAGAATTTTACGGACATGAACCAACAGGTCATCTATCAGGTTGATCCGACTGAAATGGTTTACAGTTTTCCTGATGAAAATGTTCTTGAAGTGGCAACGCTTCTGGATGGAAAGAACATCATGGACACCTTGTTCCCGAACGAGGTGAATGCCAAGTACAATTCGGCGACGCTTCGAGTTGGTAATGGGACTGTGTTCTCTTACAAGCGATTCGGTGTGCGATCCATTTCACGCCTGATTGATATTCAGGTTATCTGGACATTCACCCTTATGGATTCCAGTTTGTATGATTGCTCCATCGAACCGCCCCCGGTTGATCCTCCGCAGATGGATCATGATCATGGGATTCCGGTCTATGCAGGCTATTGGGGAGACAATAGTGTTCGCAAGATAAATTCGGTCAATCAGGAAGTATGGTCATATACGGGTCATATTAACTGGGTGACTGATCTAACGCTTGATGACGTATTTGTTTACAGCGCATCGCGTGATTTCTCAATCAAGAAACTTCGCCAATCCGATGGTACCGAAGAGTGGTCACGCCAGATTCATACGGACGTGATTCGTTCAATCAAATATCACAACGAATATATCTACTCGTGTGGTAACGATAGCACCGTCATGAAGATGGATCGTCAGGGTAATATGATCTGGATCATCAGTGGCGATACGGCGGATGCCATGGACCTCGCGTTCATGCCTAGTGGCAACATTCTGGTCGGGTATCGAAACGGTAACGTCTATGAAATAGATGATGCCACCGGAACACTGGTTACCGCAGGTGCCTTTGATACCAAGTCTTCAGAACTGGTAGCGATTGCAACTGATTCTGTGGGCAATTGTTATGCGTCGGTGTTCGACACCATCTTCAAGGTCAAGAAGTTCAACACCAGTCGTGGGCGCGATTGGGAGAAATCCGATTTCACCGACTTCAGCCATTGCTTAGTCGTTGATGCTAACGATGTGCTTTATGTCGGGTCTGACGATAACACAGTAAGGAAAATCGATCCGACCGGCTCAGAAATTTGGAAGTTTGAGCGTCACACGGACATTGTTCGTGGATTGGACGTGGACTATTTGGGATATGTGTACTCAGGCAGCATCGATCAGACCGTAAGGAAGATTACCCCGAACGGTAATCAGGTTTGGGTCTTTGTTGGTAATGAGAACGCTTGCGCTGCTATTGCGGCTGGATTGAAACCAGTTACAGGAACACCCTAATGGCTTCAACACTCGGTAAGTATATTCGTTTTACAGAACTCACAGAGGTCACCACGATTGGTGCCAATGATGAAGTTGTGATTGTCGATAAATCGGACGTGTCCTCTTCCCCGGAGGGCACCGATGTCAAGGTTACGGTGCAAAACTTCCTTGAACAAGCACCGGTTCGACCGTCTGGCGATCCGTCTGATGTCAAAACGCTGACCAAATGGATTGACCAATGGAACAATAAGATTCGTTTCCTAGAGAATGTCACCCAATATGCCACTACCTCGTCTGTTGGGGTGGTGGAATTGGCGACAGATATTCAAGCAACGGATAAGGCAAGTACCACAGCGGTTATCACTGCCTCAAATTTCGCTGCTATGGACTCCACACATGCTTTCGCGGGCTTGGTAGCCTTGGCTACCGGGTTAGAAACATCGACCGGTACAGACGATTCTAAGGCGGTTACGCCCCTGTCTCTTTTCGAAGGGATTCTTGGAGCAAGTCTGTTCGGCAATGATACCTTCGTCTTCAAGTTTCCTGTTAAGGATTCCAGTGATGACAAGAAGCGCGAGATCATCATTCAGTATGCTGAGGTTCAAGCTGCATCGGTTTATAATACTGCTGACCCGTCTAGCAGTTTCAATCACATTCATTCTTATTTCGATCTGAATGTGACATTCCCCCAAGCGATGCCCAACAAGACATTGATGGTTATCCCCGTGGGGTATGAAGTTGATCCCGCCAATTACCATGAAGGGACAGATTTCTTCATTCGGGCTATCGAGCAAAATACAGGTGGTGCAAAACTTCGGGCTACCCGCATCGGCGGGGTAAATACCAATGCAGAGAAACTAGGTGTTCGATACCTAGTCATCGGATTCTAAGGGGTATTTGAATGCTTTATACACCGATTGTTCTATACAGCAATGGTGAACCGCTTGATGAGATTACACTGAACCGTGCATTGCATGATATTCAAGTCAATCTCGAACAAGCCATCACGAACATTGAAGATGTTTTGAATGCTACCAGTGAAGCGGTTCCCTTTTCACTGGTGCGCCGAGATGCGGCAGGTCAGTCTAAGTTTGGCACGCCGACCGATGAGCAGCACGTTATCCGGGTCGCCGAATTTCGTGTGCTTGATGAGTATGTCAAAGATCTCATCAACCAGACAACACAAAATGTCAAACGTAGTCGTCTCCCATGGGCATCGTTGTCTGATCGTGGCATTGTTCAATTGAATAATTCCACCAATAGCACCATTCAGGATCAGGCCGCTACACCGTATGCAGTCAAGAAGGCATATGATCACGCATCCAGTGCCATGTCTGCGGCTAACTCAGCACGCGCCGCCATTCCCGATGTCATTGATGCAGTCGACAGCAATGACACAGACGACGCGGGTAGTGCCAATGCTGTTCGTTTGGCTTATGAAAACGCACAATCATTGTGGGATATTTTCATCAACGAACATGATGACCCGTCCCCGGGTCAAAACAGTGGGTGGTTTAATTTGCCGGGCGGGTTGATTGTTCAGTACGGGTGGATCGTTCTTGAATCACCGGTTGAACAAAAGTCTATAAACTTTCCAAAGCCTTTCCAAAACAGGGCATTCATAGTCATTGGTAGCAAGGGTGCTTATTTCGATAAAGAAAGTTCTGGAATGTACGGGTTTGATGTAAAGGATAGATTTTCTTTTGTAGCGACCAACTTAAATGACACAGGGTTCGGCCAAGGTCATTATTGGCTGGCAATTGGGAGGTAAAATTGTTAACTACAGTTCCCTTTGGTGATTTATTTACCATCCATAGAAATTCTGATAAGTGGTTGTTTGATGTTAACGGGGATTTGGTAAAAATCCCCGTTTCTGCTATTCCTTATGCCTATGACCCTCGATTGAAAACACTAGAAGGGATTCAGATAGAGGGTTACTCCCGCAACCTATTCAAGCACAGTGATACTCTCGATGATTTTGTTCTTAGCAGCGGCATGTCACTGACTTCATCCAATACGCTCATGGGTGCAAGCAATGCCCTACATATGGATAGTTCGGTCGTTGATAAGACTGCCAAGGTTGTCTTTGACACTCCCCTTGATTGTGAATACATCGGAGTCTCTTATTTCGTCAGGACATCCGATAACAGTTACCCGATCATCGGTAGGTCATATAGTCGTTGGGCAGAGATGCACCTACTGATCAATGGGCAGGATGTCATGGATGCGGATAGCACCTATGATATTCGTGGTCCGCTCAAGGATGGGTCGTTCTGGGTCCGCTCAAGGATTCGTTCACCCGAGACGCCTATTGTGGATTTTGCCTTTGCTACGTCACACGAAAATCTTAAGAAGGATATTTGGATTTCCACTATGCAGATCGAGGAAAACCTGTATTCGTCATTGATTCCTACCAATGGGGCAATCGAAGAGCGTCTTCCCGATTATATCACGGGTGCATTGGAATACGGTCGTACCATGAATAAGCAACAAGGTACTATCGATTTCATGTACGAACCTCACCCCGGTTCTAAAGGAACTGCGTTCCGACTCCATACGGCTGATCTCAAAGAACATATCCAGATTGGCAGATTGGATCAACCGAATAATATCAAAATTGATTCTGAAAACGCATTGTTTGGATTTGAAGATAATTCCAATCTTCTCCAAGGAGAATCGTTCATTCGTTTTACCTATAGTCCCTATGGAGTGAGGATGGACATCAATCAAGGCACTGAATTACGGGAATACAAAGATTTCAATATGTTTGAATTGAATACCCCGAATATGATTACCATCGGAGAAAGCACGGAAAGTTCGTATTTCACCGGGTTAATCAAACTGTTTCGTTGCTACGCACGGGCTTATGTAGATACGGAGATGTCAAATGGCGCAGTTTAACAAGAAGAAACTGGGTGAGATGATTTCCTATTCTCGCCCAACGCCCAACGAATACCAAGATGAGTTTGGACATACGATAATGGCTGCCCCTAACCGAATTCGTCTTGAGTATAATGATCAAGGGTATCTGATGGGCATCAAGTTCGGGGATGGGGATACCATGCGTATTCCGCGTCTCACCAATAAGCAATGGATGGGCAATGGCGGTGGAACTCTATTTGTGATTGGGTCTGCACCGGAAGGAGTGACATGGTTCAAGTGTGGGAATATTGAGATTGAAGGCGTAAATGCCCTCAAGCTGCATATTTTCGAATTGACGCCCAGTGAAGTCCAAACCCTCGATAAAGACATGCTGATTTTCCCGAACGCGGATACCGTAACGGGTCAATCTTACTTCCTTATGGCTAAATATTACAATGACAATATCACCATCCCGGCTGATGAGCGGGCCATGATGGAAGAGTTTAACCAATTTATGAATCAACCTTGGAGTTAATGAATGGCGACCACGACTATCACCCCAATCATCACACAGATGGAACTTGATCGTGACCGGCTGAAGAAACTGGTTAATGGCACAGATACCGATACGGTCGTTCTTGAAAACCGTACCGAACGGTCGATTGCGAATATGGTTCAATATCGTTTGGATACTCTGACCGTATCGTTGAACGATGCCATCACTCGGTCTGAAACCGCAGCAACCAATGCTGAGACTTCCGAAAATAATGTGGCGGCTGCCGAAACCCGCATTAATACGGTAGAGACGAATGTTTCTACCATGGAAACGGATGTTACCAACCTATATAATCAAACGGATGGGTTGGCGACTGATGTTTCGAATACCAAAGCCGCAATTGATACGATCAAGACGGATATCGATACCACCAAATCGAATATCGATACGACTTATAGCAACATTCAGACCATTGAAACGAATGTCAATAGTACCTACTCCCAGACCAACGATCTTTATACTAACCAAGTCCAACCAGCCGTTCTTAATGCTATGAATTATAGTATGGATGCAAGGAATTCTGCGGACGATGCCCAAGCCGCCGCTTCGACGGTTCAGAATATGATCAACTTGCCTTCAGTGGAAATGGGCAAAGCGATCCAAATGTATCCTAGGGGCGGGACAGTTATGGGCAATAGTTTGTTTTTCGTGGCCAGCGTACCCATGCCTTTTAATGGGCGTGCATTGTGGTATGAGCGTGAATTTGAAATTGCCGAGGTGGATAATTCAGTTAGCCCTGCTACCTATACAACAGTGGATTCAAATACTACCCAGTCGAGTTTTTCCTATTCGTTCGGTGAGATGATAACAACTTCGGTTGTTTCCGACGGTTCGGGTGGGACAAGTACGGTGACCAATGATACCTCGGGTCCGTATACTCATGATGGTACTGTGACCTATGCGTGGCGCGTGCGGGACAAATACATCATCGAGGAAGACGCCCAAGCGGTCGTCACAACCCTCGAATGGTCTCCGTGGGAAGAATTCACCATTGATTCGACCAATGGATTCGATGTGTCTACCCCGACGGTTACCCTAGCAAATGCAACTGACACCAGTCTGTCATTTGAAGTGACATCAGATGCATTTGATTCGACTGATACCTCAGAAACCCATGCTGTCTCCCAGTGGGCAATTATCTTGGCAGACACTAATGCCCTCGTGGAATTCCATGAGAGTAATAGTGATACCGAATCATGGACTATCCCCATCAATACGTTGCGCCCGGACGAAAGCTATAAAATTGCGGTTCGTTATATTGGTGATCAGGGTCACGAATCCAATTGGTCGACGTTCGAATTGTTTGCCACACAGGACAGCTATTATATCGAGCCGCCACGGGTGCATACCGATCTGGCAGACACCACCATTGATGTCTCTCAGGGTGAATTCTTCTCCTACACGCTGGATACGTCCAACGTCACGATTGAATTTACTAACCTTCCCGGGGCAAACGCTGGTAAGGAATTCTATTTGTACTTGGAAGGGGATGGATCACTGGTCTCATGGAGTGGAAGCAATACCATCCAGTGGTACCAAGGATCAGCACCGACATCAATTGGCAACACATGGAACCTGTTTAAATTCGTTTGGATGGGTGACAAGTTGATCGGCAAGCTGGATAGCTACGAGAATGTCTGATACCAATCATCCTAATCCGAATATCTGGTGGAAGAATCGTCGTCGGATGGCTTACATCGCAATCGTATGGGTCATCCTTCAGACGTTCCTGTGGGCCATTCTGGCGGCTTTTATCCCTGCCGCCATAGGTAGCCTTGGGGTGGTCATTGGATGGTCCTACGGCGTCCCTGCGACGATTATAGTGGGGTATTACAGTAACACCGCCGTTGAGGAAGCGGTTAAACACAAAAGGAATCCGTCATGAATTTTCTCATGAGGTTATTTGTGAATCGAAAAACCATTTTGGCCCTGATTTTTATCGGGGCTTTATTTGGTGGTGGCTGGTATGTCAATGGCGTTATCAAGGAACGGGATGCCTTGCAAACCCAAGTCACTGCTTTGCAATACACCAACCAACAAAATGCCAATAAACTTAAAGCACAGGAGGAACGTCACAAGGAAGTGATGAAAAGCTATGATGCGGCCATGCGCCACTATGTGAATGCTGTTGCTGATTCCTCCGAAACAAATAACAAACTCAAATATCAATTGGAGAATCTAAACAATGAAAAACTGGATGCGTGCATGGGCACTGGCGTTGATGCTGAGTTTCTTGACCGGGTGTTCAACTACCCCACAAACGACCATACCGGCAATCACGATTGAACAACCTGTGTATCCGAGTGATGTCTTATTGCAACCGTGTTACCCATCGAAAGAGGCAATGAAACTACTGTATGCCAAAATCGATAACAATGATCTTGTCACCCTGAAGGATATCTTGGTTCTCCTAGATAGAACGGTCAGGCAATGTAATGATCAGTTGAGCAGTCTTCGACAATGGAAGGCGTCTCAACAGTCAACGACGAGTGAGTGAACCATGTCAGCAAAAATTGATTACGTCATTTCAAGTGATTGGAATGACGGTTTTGTGTTAGAAGTGTTTGTGACCGATACCACAAGTGAAACTATTGATTCCCCAGTTGTTCACATGGAAATACCTGAAAACATTTCTGATCTATGGAACGGGAATAAGATTCAAACCAGTGACGGTTATGATGTGGAAGGAATCAACGCCGGGTCGGTATTGGAACCTAACGAGCAATGGCGGTTCTCGTTCAAGGTGGATGGGGATGATCACACCTTGCCGACCGTGACGGATGTCCAAGGGGAGGTCGATGGTCAACTGTTGATCCTTGGCGTAAATACGGACCAGACTCAATAACACAGGAGATTGAATTAGATGAACGTAACGACTTTTACTAATATCATCGGTAGCGCAGATGGCTATGAAATCGATAGCACCCGTTTTATTCCGAGTGCATCACTGGAAGCTATCGATCATACCCTGCTGGGCGCAGTAACCGATATCGACACCGATACCCTGCCCAACGGCATGGCTGCGATTGATCAGTATGGTGATCTGATTGTTGATCCGAATGAATACGTGTATTCTCTGAATGCACCGGTTACCCAGCGTATCGTCGGTTCTGATCATATTGCTCCGGCGAATGAAATCACCATGACCTTCGATCCGCACCGTGGAGCCATTACCGAAGTGTATCCGGTATTCCTTGATGCCTCTGGTAATCCGATTAACACGGGGTCTGGTACCGTTGAGGTTTTCATTACCTACATGTCAGGCTATGAGAAATCCATTGGTACCGTCAATGCGGCTACCCCGGAAGCCCTGACCGTGGCACCGACCCTGTGTACTCAGGTTCGCATTGTTCCTAATACCCTTTCTGGTATCGATACCCACATGACACTGGTCACTCAGGAACGGGATTACGTGTCTTGATATAAGGATTTAACTAGGTAGGAAAAGATAAGGGAGCCATTTGGCTCCCTTTTTGTTTATTGTGATTCGATGAAGGTTTCGTAAATCTCCTTTAGTTTTTCTTCAGGGCATTCATGGGGTGATTTGTTCCACAGTTCCATCATGGCATCAATGGTCTTTTCTTTTTCTGAACGAATCGGACGGAAACGATTCGGTGTCTGCCAATAATACTTCAAATCCGAACTGATGGGGCATTTGAAGACCGCAATCCCCGGATAAATGGAAATCCCTTTCTTGTGGATGGATTCATCGGTATGTACGATGGTCACTTTATGCCACTCACCATCCGAACACACTGCTTCACATACGGTACCCACCGGAGGTAGTGAATGACCTTCAGCCATGCCTTCACTGAAACCAGTTTCTTCAGATCGGATTTCAATTGATCCGTTTCTATCATTTTCATCACAATTCCTTTCTTTTCAGTAAATAGGTTTGTAACCAGACAAAGAGGTATACAGGCCATGTCAGAATATAATGTAGATCACAGCGTTGTCAAGAAGCCGGGGCAGGATCGTCCCCTTACATCGGAAGAAGTCGATGAATGGCTGAAATGTGCTGATGATCCGATGTATTTCTTTACCAATTACTGTTATGTGGTTGGTCCTCGTGGAAAACAATTGTTTGATCCTCGTGAGTATCAAGAGGAATTGCTTGATGACATTCAGAATGAAAGGTATTTGATTTCAAACGCGCCAAGACAGTGTGGAAAGTGCTCGGGCAAAATGACTAAATACACCGTGAGAAACAAACACACAGGAGAAATCTATGAACTCACGGCAGAGCAATTCCACGAAGCGGTACAAGAAGAAAATCAAAACCTTCACAATCGATGAGATGCTTACAAAGGTAGCCAAATTCCCGAGACGGATGGGTGTCGATCTTTCGGTTGAAGAAATCGGTGACGTTGATCAGTTCGTCACCGTTTTCAATCGCCTTGCCAATCTCACCACCGATGAGGTCAGTGACATGTTTGGTAAAGCGATGTCAAATGAGAATAGAAACAACAAGATCAAGCTGATGCAAAGCTACCTTGCAAAGATCGTCAAGTACAACAAGGAAGTGACGGATTACTGGCAACAGGTATTGCTTTGCCAGCAATACCCTAAAAAGACCGAGAACATGGAGTTTTACACGCTGCTCTACGGCGAGGAACATGCCAAGGAAAAATTGAACAAGAAAGCGTCACGGGTCAAAGGAGAAAACAATCCGGGCTACCAGCATGGAGGGAAATTTTCTCCTTTCAGCAAGAAATTCGTCGCTGGCGATATATCGGAAGAAACCAAGAAGAAAGCGGTGGCTTCACGAGACGCCAACAACAGCGTTACCGCTCGTCTTTCTTATTGGACCGAACGCTACGGTGAGGAAGAGGGTCAGCGCCTTTACTATGATCGTCAAAACACGTTCAATCGTGAAAAGCTAATTGCTAAGTATGGCGAGGAAGAGGGCATTCGTCGCTGGAACGAGCGCCAAGAGAAATGGCTTGCGTCACTCGAAGCACTGCCCGAGGAAAAGAAGATCGAAATTAATGCCAAGAAAGGCTTCTGGAAGCACAGCGAACCAAAAACCCAATTGATGGACCCCGATGATCCGTTCAATCAGATCGATACCAAGCTGTATGTGATTGAATATCAGCCGCTCGGTTATGATAAATCCTTTATCAAGATTGGTGTGACTTCCAAGTATCTGTCACAACGATTTCCTTCTGTTACGATCAAAGACGTAATCAAAGTCTATCATGCAGACCGGTTTACGAATTTTAACAGGGAATGTGAGATCAAGAAATACATACTCGGAAATCAACTATCCATTCTGATCGAATCAGAAGATAAGAAATTCGATGGATGGACCGAATGTGTAGAAATAGAACACAAAGACGAACTACTAGAGGTTGTCAATGAAGCCGTCCGAAAATACAACACGTAAGTTTGAAGAGGTAATGGAAACGTCATCGTGGGAAGTGCTTTCCCACGATGGTTGGAGAGATGTCAATTCATCGAATAAAACCGTTCCCTATGAACTCCATAGGGTTGAATTGGAAAATGGATTGACCCTTGAGTGTGCCGACACTCACATTCTCATCACCGAAGATTTCCAAGAGGTATACGCCAAGGATTCTGTCGGGGTCATCATCAATACGATTGATGGCCCGTCCCGTGTCGTTAAAGTTGAAGCAACCGGTGTTCGTGAAAATATGTACGATCTATCGGTGTCTGGCGATAACTTGTATTACTGCGATGGTGTTCTGTCTCACAATACCACGGTAATGGGGTTATACGCTCTTCACATGGCGGTGTTCGAAGATGACAAGACCGTAGGCATCACCTCCTACAAGTCCGTCAACTGCAAGGATTTCATGGATCGAATCAAATATTCCTATGAATCCCTCGAAGATTTCCTGAAGCCTCCCTGTACCGTGTACAACAAGGGGGAAGTCAAGTTCACCAACGGGTCTTCTATTTTCGTTCAGGTAACATCCGAACAAACCTTTCGCGGACGAACCATCACTGGCATGGCGATCATTGACGAATTTGCGTTCGTCAAACCCCAAGTGGCTGAGGAATTTTACACGGGGTTCATGCCGTCCTTGGAAGCGGCGGGGGAAGAGAGTTCGGCTAAGGTCGTCATCATCTCAACCCCTAACTCATCCACTGGGAAATACGCGGAATTGTCGTTTGGTGCCATGGAGGGCATGAATGGTTTCAAGTATCACCAAGTAGACCATTCAAAAATCCCCGGTCGCACCGAAGAATGGCGAGAAATGATGATTCGCAAGCTGGGCATCAACAAATACCGTCAGGAATTTGAAGGGGCATGGCTCTCCGATAACAGTTCACTGATCAACTCCCAAGTGATCGAGTCCATCAAGCCCCTTGATCCGATTCGCCAGTACGGGGACATGGAAATCTATGTGGATTCCTTTCAAGGCCGAACCATTGCGTTCGCGTGTGATGTGTCTGAAGGAGTCGGGAAGGATAACCATGCGATCCAGTTCATCGATGTGCATACCTTTGAACAGGTAGCCGAGTTCGCCAATAACACGATTAACCAGACCAACTATTTCAAGACCATCCTGCGCATCATGCATCTGCTGTTCAATGAAGGCGCAAGAGAAGTCTATTACACGGTCGAGAACAATGGATTGGGGAATGGCATTCTTCGTCTGATCGAAAACAGTGATGATCCCATTCTAAACCAAGCGGTGATGATCAATGACGTGAATGATCACGGTATCCCGACTGGAAAGATGGGTTTATATACCACCAACAAAAAGAAGTTGGAAGGATGTACCCAATTGAAAGATTTGGTTGAGGAAGGAAAACTCACCCTGCGTAGTGCCAAGCTACTCAATGAACTCAGGATGTTCACTAAACATGGTGCAACCTTCAAGGCGGAAGCAGGAGCCAAGGATGATCGGGTGATGGCCATGGTACTACTCATGTTGGTGATGAAGCAATTGTCCAACTATGAGGATTTTGTTTACGACACACTCAACGAGGTGTCGCTGGGTGATGCCTTGGATGATTCCGACTGGGGGATCATTTTCTAATTGCTTTGGAGTTTCAACGCCATGTCTCAAAAAATTAAATTCCTGACTGGATTATATCTTCAGGACATTGATAGGAATACATTCGTTCCGTGGTTGGATAAGGATGCAGACAAGTTCAGGGTAGACAAGAATTTCGAAGTCTGGTTTGAAGGCGACACTATTGTGGTAGAGGCAGGTTACATTACTGACCTGTCCAGTGTCCCTAAGCTGTTTTGGTTCTGGTATCCGCCCGCTTCCTCGTATGGTCGCAAGCCCTCGGTGATTCATGATTACATTTACAGCCGACTGTATCATGAATACTCCAAGTCCTATGCGGATCGATTGTTCTATGAAGGATTGAAAGCCATGGGGATGCCCAACTGGAAAGCCTATATCGCCTATTGTGGGGTTCGTTGGTTTGGAAAGGGTGGGTGGGATAACGCATCTTACTGATAAATATCTCGGCACACTATCTGTTTATAGGAGATCACTATGGCTGTATGGGAATCCCCTGATGTTCGGTTCAGGAATACCCTGTTTGGTAACGGCAAAGCAGGACGCTGGAAAGGTCCAGAACTCAGGAATACATTGCCGCCTCCCGACATCAATTATCAGTTCACGTTGAACTGGGCTGATGTCATGTTCGATGCAATGGACTTCACTGATCCGTATTCCGTTACCATAGAAAATCCTGACACCCTCTAACACAACTTTGGAGTAATCAATGAGCAAGTATATTAAGCTGTCTAACGATCACAAGGAATTGCGTTCGGCCCTGTATTCGCAGAAGCCGCGTCAGATTAAACGTCTTTCCGATGATGTGATTCATTACCACGACTGGTTCGTGGTTGAAGAAGTCTACCCGACCGAAGCCAAGAACATGAACCTGTACCAGCCCGTAAGGGATGACTGGTATGTGGATGGTACACGGGTCAAGTTCGTCTATCGCTATGATCTGAAGCCGGTAGAAATGCGTCGCCAGTACATGGTCGATAAGGTCAATGACTACCGGGCACAGTATTTGAATCAGGCTATCAGTCTGGATGGCAATCTGTATGATCGAGATGAGAAATCGATGATGCGTATTGCCGGGGCGACCGTGATGGCGATTACCGATTCGACCTATCAGGTGGAATGGGTCACTGCCAACAATGGGTCAGTCATTCTCACGGCAGGGGAAGTGGTCAAGTTGGGCAAGGCTCAAGCCATTTTCGAATCGCGGGTCATTAACTATGCCCGGCGTATCAAGGATGAGATGTTGGCTTCGGATAGTCCAGAATCGATTGACTATCTAAACGGTTGGCCTTCGCCGCATTTCCTCTCAACCGATATCCAGTAAATACACAAGGGCTTCAATCGAAGCCCTTTTCAATCTCAAAGGAGAAACTATAATGCCTGCTGTTATTCTGGAATCCGCTACTACTCGCTCACCGGTCACCTTCATTCATGCCAAACTCGAAACTGTTCCGAAAGGTCAACTTGCCAATACGTTTGAAATTGAAGATCAACCTGAACGTCCGCATGTGGAAGTGTATCAGATCGCTCGCCTCTATGGGAATATTGAAACCCAAGAAATCTGGTGGGAAGTTGAAACCAAACCGACACTGAAACCTGTCGAAGTCCTGTCCATGATTCCTCGGAGTGATCGTATCAAACTCCGTAGAGCCATTCGTATGGAACACGATGAACTCCTAGAAGACTGGTGGGAGATGTTGATTTTAGCTGAGGAAGTAAATACAGCCGACACAGATTTCTTAGAGGGCGTCGAGCATATTGAACAGAATTTCGGCGTCAAGATTTTCAAATGATAGGGACCATAAATGAACTCACTTGAACAAATGCTGTATGACTCCGCGCAACAGGCGCAGGAAGTCAATCGTCTTATCAATGAAATCCTTTCAAAGAGTAAGACAGAAGAAGTCATTCTGAATGCGAATGGTGAAACTGTTCCTTCTCTGGCTCGTCGTGTTCATCTCTACCTGTCGTCGCTGGTTGCCAGCGGCGCTCTGGATGGTGAAGATGCGATTGGCCTCAGCACCGCTAAAATCGATGCAAGTGGCAACCTGATTATCGATCTCACCAATGGCATTTCTCTGAATCTTGGTCGGGTCGAAGGGAAAGATGGTAAGTCGGTTAGCAATGCCGCTATCGTTGGTACTGATCTGGTAATTACTCTGGACGATGGCACGAACTTCAACGTGGGTCGAGTCGTTGGTGCGGATGGGGTGAATGTTACCAAAGCCTATATCGACACCGGACGACTCAAGGTTGATCTGTCGGATGGTAGCACTATCGACGCTGGCGATGTGACTCAGTTTGGTGGGGTTGCTGCTCAGGATGCAGACATTACCAACGAAGGTGATCTGGTTGTTGTCTATACCGATGGCACGGTTGAAAATGTGGGTCGCGTTGTTGGTGCCAAAGGTGCTAACGGTCTTAACGTGGTTACCGCCTATGTGGATGGCAAGGGTCAGCTTAACCTTCTGATGTCCAATGGTGATACTATTATCGCCGGTAAGGTCAGCAAGACGGTGATCGATGGAACTACCAAGTCAGTCCAGAGTGCCACTATCAGCACCGATCCGGCTACCGAAGGGCACCTCATCATTACCCTGTCTGATGGTACCACCATTGATACGGGTCGCGTAACCGGTCTTGATGGGACCAATGGTATTGATGGTGCTGACGGTAAAGATATTACCAATGCATCTATCAATACAACGGGCGAACTGGTCTTCGATTTCTCTGACGGTTCTACTCTGCCGGTCGGGATGGTCAAGAAGACGGTTATCGATGCCTCCAACGTCAGCATTGCGGATGCCACCAAAGACCCGAACACTGGAGTTCTGACGCTGACCGTTTGGGATGGCAGCAATCTTAAAACTTACGATCTGGGCGTTATCGATGGTAAGGATGGGGTTGATGGTGTTGATGGTGTTGGTATCACTGCTGCCACCTTCAATGGGGACACCCTGACCTTCACCATGTCTGATGGTTCGACCATGACAGCCGGTGATGTGGATCGGAGTGTTCTGACCTCTGCCAATGTGGATCAAACCACTGGCGAACTCATTCTTACCTATACCCGTAGCGATGCAACTACCTTCGACAAGAATGTGGGCGTTGTGCGCGGTGTCGATGGTGTCGATGGTGTCTCTGTTTCCAATGTGACCATGGATGCGTCGGGACTACTCACCTTCACTTTCTCTGATGGCAATACCGTAACCACCTCTGGAAGCGTCTTTGCACCCACTGAGACGAACGCCGCACTGAGTGGCAATGATCTGGTCATCACCCTGTCTGACGGCTCTCAGAAGACGTTTACGGGCATTGTGGGGACTGATGGTACTGATGGTGACACTATCACTGGTGTGTCATTCGATAATACCACGGGCACGTTCACTTTCACCGCGTCGCAGTCTGGCGATTTCACCACTGGTCCTGTTTCTCGAAACATCAAGGATGCCTCGATTGACAGCGCGGGTGATCTCAACATCGAACTGTACGATGGAACTATCTTCCCTTGCGGAAATGTGGTTGGGACTGATGGTGCCGATGGCAAGGATGGTGCTTCCGTCAGTTCTATCGAGGTTCAAAGTGAATCACTCATCATCACCCTCGAAGACGGATCACAAAAGATCGTATCTGACATCGTTGGTGCGGATGGTACCGATGGCGTTGGGGTAACGACGATCAATTTTGACGGCACTGATCTTCTGATTAGTCTGTCTGATTCATCGACTGTCACTGTTCCGGCTATCAAAGGGGTTGATGGTGTATCGATGGACAGTGTTACTATCGATGCCAATGACAATCTCGTGTTCACCATGTCAGACGGTACCATTACTCAGTTCTCTGGGCTTGCGGGTCAGGATGGCATTTCGATTGATACCCTGAGTTACGATGGAACCAATCTGAATATCGCTCTGACCGATGGCACTTCTACCAGTGTGCCTATGGTTAAGGGTGAAGACGGTCGAACCATTACTAACATGGCATTCGATGGAACGAATCTGAACATTGATCTTTCGGATTCTACCAGCGTTTCAATTCCTTCCGTGAAAGGTGTTGATGCGGTTGGTATCGATACCATGGTGTCAACTGATACCGATGTCACCACCACTCTGACCGATGGGACAACCACTAGCATCCCGTATAGCCAAGCCGTGGACGGCGTGGGTATCGTGGATGCCACAATCGATTTGTCTGATCGTCTGGTCTTCGACATGACGGACGGAACGACTATCGATGCAGGTCAACTGGGTCGTGGTATTGATTCTGCTAACGTCAACACCGATGGCGAATTGGAACTGATGTTGACCGATGGCACGGTTCTGGTTCCGGGTGTGGTTAAGGCGACCGATGGCACGTCCATGGCATCTGCTTCTATTGATGCCAACGATGATGTGAGTGTAACGCTCACCGATGGGACGGTGATCCCGGTTGGTAATATCAGCCGCATCGAAGTATCCAGCATTGATCTTTCGACTGGCGATCTGATCATCACCCTGTCTGATTCGTCTACCATCAACGCGGGCCGTGTGAATGGTCTGGACGGTCGTTATGTGACTGGGGCGACCATCGATGCCAATGAAGACCTGACATTCCAAATGAGACGTGATGGTGACATTCTGGTTGGTAATGTCATGGGGTCTGCGGGTCTTGCTATCGACAAGGCTGAAGTGTTCCTGAATGGTGATCTGGTTATTACCTATACCGATGGGTCTACCGAGCGTGCGGGTAACGTGGGTTCTGGTGCCGGTCTGACCCTCTGGGAAACGGGCAACAGTTATCAACAGGATCGTGTTGTTGTTCACAACGGTGGCATGTATATCGCACTGGTGGATGGGGCAACGACCGAACCGCCGTCTACCGAATGGCGTGCGTTTGCGTTTGGTGATGAGATTACCGAAATCCGCAAACCGACCATTGTATCTCCGTCTGGAACGGCTGAGAACCTGAATCCTGATTTGGTCGGCTCTCCGTTTGCTCCGATTGTATCTGGTGATCCGCGTGACTACCGTGAGTTTCAGGTAGACGTTTCCACTGGGGATTTCAGTGCACCGATTTATACGGCTCAAGAAAACTCTGACAGTCATGAAGTGGCAACTGCCCTAACTTCCGGGTCTGCTTATATCTGGCGCTGCCGTGATGTGAGTGCATTGACTGGGTATATCAGTGATTGGAGTGATTCTGGTTCGTTCACTACGCCCACTGCGTATATCGATCAGCCTGTTGTGTCTCTTGATTCGAATGAAGACCCGGCTGCGGCTTCTGGTGCCACGGCGTTTACTTCTAGTCCGTTTGCTGTTACGGCTGGTACTGGTTCTGAAACTCATGTCAGCACCGATTGGCAAGTTATCGAAACGGCTGGTGGTACCGTGGTGTCTTCCTCACTGGCGGATACGATCAACCTGACTTCTTGGTACGTTCCGATGGGCGATCTGTCTCCGTCTACCGAGTATCAGGTTCAGGTACGTTATAACTCTAGCGCACTGGTTTCCGCTTGGAGTGCGGCGGTGACCTTTACAACCGAAGCGTCTTTCGACTATCTGGGTGCGCCTAGTGTTGCTTATAGTGGTAGGGATGCAACCCAAGCCTCAACCACCCCGCGTTTCCTGTCAACGCCCCTGAGCGTTTTGGGTGGATACACGGATACGCATGTGGCAAGTGATTGGGAAGTCGTTCGCAAGTCTGACGGTGTTATGATGTTCAGTTCCTATGGAGATACCACGAACCTTCAAGACATCACCGTATCTCCGGCACTGGCACTGAATGAAACCTATCAGGCGCGTGTGCGATATCAGGCAGAGCGTTTCGGTTGGACAGCGTGGAGTAACTGGCAGGATGTTACGACAGCGGCTTACATTGACACTCCGGTGATTTCAACTACCGAAGATGTGAATGCGTTCCCGCTTGATGGTTTGGTGTCTGCTTCTGCTTTCTATGGTGTTAACGATACTCACGTCAGCACTGATTGGCAGGTGGTTCAACCTGTAACTCAGACTGTGGTATGGGAATCTCTTGGTGACACTACCAACTTGGAGTCAGTGAATGTAAATATTCCTGCTGATTACATTTCCAGTGATCTTTTGATTCGGGTTCGATTCAATGGAAGTTCAGTGACAAGTGATTGGTCTACTGATCTGAGCGTGTTCACCATAAGCATCGTCCCTATCAATTCTTACAGTGGTTCTTACGACGACACCGTTAAGAAGATTGATCCTAACGGAAGTGAAGTTTGGACATTCAGTGGGCATACGAATAATGTTTGGGGTGTGGCCGTTGACTCTTCTGGTAATGTCTACAGTGGTTCTCAGGACGACACCGTTAAGAAGATTGATCCTAACGGAAGTGAAGTTTGGACATTCAGTGGGCATACGAATAATGTTTATAGCGTAGCCGTTGATTCGTCAGGCAATGTCTACAGTGGGTCTTATGACCAGACTGTTAAGAAGATTGATCCTAACGGAAATGAAGTTTGGACGTTCAGTGGACATACGAGTAATGTTTGGGGTGTGGCCGTTGATTCGTCAGGCAATGTCTACAGTGGTTCTTCTGACCAGACTGTTAAGAAGATTGATCCTAACGGAACTGAAATTTGGACATTCAGTGGGCATACGAATGCTGTTAACGGCGTAGCCGTTGACTCTTCTGGCAATGTCTACAGTGGTTCTTCTGACCAGACTGTTAAGAAGATTGATCCTAACGGAACTGAAATTTGGACATTCAGTGGACATACGAATGTTGTTCGATCAGTGGCCGTTGATTCCTCTGGTAATGTCTACAGTGGGTCTTATGACCAGACTGTTAAGAAGATTGATCCTAACGGAACTGAAATTTGGACATTCAGTGGACATACGAATGTTGTTCGATCAGTGGCCGTTGATTCCTCTGGTAATGTCTACAGTGGTGCTTATGATAACACTGTCAAAAAGATTGATCCTGATGGGGCTGAAGTTTGGACGTTCAGTGGACATACGAATTATGTCATGGGAGTAGCCGTTGACCAGCACTAAACTTTAACCCCTCTTCGGAGGGGTTTTCTTTTTCCTACCCATCGATAAATACCATTGAAAAATCTTAATGATGGAGATATCGATGGCAACGATCAATGACTACCGCCTAGCTATTGCCCGGTGCGTCCAAGCATCTGAACTGTATCGAGATGTAATCAGCAAGGACGACACGGCTGTAATTAACCTAGAACACAAAACCATCCCGTCACTCGCCAAGGTCGTCAAAGACCACCTTAACGCGATGGACTATTCCTCGTATCACGGTAAAGATGCCATTGGTATCGATACCATGGTAATCACGGGAGAAGACCTTGAAGTTACCCTGTCCGATGGTTCTTCTTTCATCGCGGGCTCCGTGGTGGGTCACGATGCCATTGGTGTCGATAACATCACCATGACCAACGGCGATCTTACGGTAAGCGAGGATGATGGCACGTCCAATACCTTTACCGGTATTGTCGGAACTGATGGTGAAACGACTTCCACGATTACCATCCACCCCAATGGGGACGTGGAATTTATCGATGGTACCGGTGCTTCCACCATCGTTGGTAACATTTCTGATCTGGCGGGGGGCCAAAAGATTGCATCAGCGGGGCTGGATTCGAATGGCTATCTAACGATTGGATTCACGGATGGAACCAGCACCACGATCAATAAAGATATCACTGGTGAACCGGGCGAGGATGGCGTCTATATTACCACTGCTGATCTGGATTTGACTTCAGAAACCATTGGAATGGATTTGACCGATGGCACCACACTGACTGTCAAGAACGTTCCGGTAATCAACAAACCTGCCGCTGATTATGAAGTTGCCAGCACTGAAATCACTGATGTGAATGGTGAGCGTCATCTGATGTTCACGGATTCTAATCAGAACATCAATGATCTGGGTAACATCGATGGGTCAGATGGAACGGATGGTGTTGATGGTACCGATTCCACTTACGTCAAGACTATCCATTATGACGATACCAATCTCGCACTGTCATTCACGCTGACCGATGGCACCACTCTGTCTGCGGGTAATTTCAGCATCGAAAACGTGGCTGGTGATGCCACGGTGACCAATGCCTATACCGGTTCCACGGGCGCACTGCTTCTTGATCTCACCATCAATGGCAATGCCTATACACTCCCGTGTGGTAAGATCGTTGGTAAGGATGGAAAAGATGCGGTCGATGGTGGGTCTGTTACGGATGCCTATATCGATCAAGGTGTCCTTCATGTGGTAGATGACATGAATGGCGACCAAGCCTTGATTCATGTCGATGCAGTCAAAATCGATAAGGCATCTATCTCCCCGAAAGGTGTTCTGACGTTCTCGCTCACCGATCCTACCCTGCCGGATATTGAAGCCGGGCAAACCGATGGTCTGAATGGTCAGGTTGGTGATGTCATCATTTCCATGTCAATCGACAGCGACACCAATCACATGGTTCTCCAATCTGTTCTTGGTGCAACCTATGATGTCGGTGTTGTTAGGGAACCGACGCAAGTTCAAGTCGATATGGTCAATTCTGAACTGATTTTTACTTTTGCCGATGGTTCGACTGCCAATCTCGGTGATATCCATGGCATCGATGGGGTTAACGGTGGACTTCTGACAGATATCGCTATCAATGGAACCACGTTGACCTTCACCTTCGATACAGGCAGTTTTGATGTGACGATCAATGGTGTTAATGATGCTCTGGTCGATGATGCCACCGGCAACCTCAATGTCACACTGTCTGACGGCACTACTGCAACCTTTGGTCCGGTTCGAGGCACCGATGGGGTTGATGGAAAGGACGGTCTGGATGGCTATTTCCCGCTCGATGGGGCTGGCATTCAAAGTGATCGTAGCCTTCAGTTCAATATGTCTGATGGTACTACTCTGACCTTCAAGGATATCGAAGGTTATACCGGCGTCGATGGCGCATACCCGACCGCTTTTCGTGTTGATACCGTCAATAAGGTTAAGACTCTGATTGCCGAAATGCGTCAACCGGACGGGTCTTCCAAAGACCTTACCGTGGGTCCGATTGATGGTACCGATGCGCCTTATCCGACAACAATAACGTTCGCCAATGACCAATACACCATCGATATGTCTGATGGTAGTCAGTTTATTGTCCCCGGCGTAAATGGCGATAATGCACAACTGATTGATACTATCACCATTGAAAGCGGCACTCGTGAATTTGTCATGACCATGGCAGATGGAACCGAGTATCGTCCCGGCGTCATTGATGGTGCTGATGCCGATTACATTACTGCGTTTTCGATCAATGCAGATCGTGAACTGGTGGCGTCTCTTGATCTTGCGGGTGATCAGATCATCGGACTCATCGACGGTAAACCGAATGTGTGGCTAGACACGCTCACTGTCGATTCTAACGGCGATTTGATTGCTACCCTGACCGATGGTACTACCCAGTTCAATCTCGGTCCTACGCAGGGTGTGGACGTGACTAACGTCTATCTGACCCCTGATCTGAAGATTGCGGCTGATACCTCTGATGGCAATACCGTAACGTCCACGGTGTCATTGGATCGGACTATCAACAGTGCCGGTATCGATGCCAATGATGATCTTTTCATCGATGTGGCGAATCAACCCACTCCGATCATTGCGGGTAACATTCCTCCCGGTACGGATGCGGTTCGTATCGACAGTATGTATGTTGCCAGTGATCGTCTCAAACTGGAACGTACCGATGGAACGATTGACGATCTTGGACCTCTGAAACGTACCTATGTGAGTGGTGCTTATCTCACCGCCAATCGTGAACTGGTTGTTCAGCTTTCCGATGGAACAGAAACGCCTCCCAAAGCGGTGCTTGGTGCTGATGGTCGTGATGTGGTTGATGCCTATATCGATATCGATGGCACACTGGTCATCACCATGTCTGACAGTGAAATCATTCGCCCCGGAATTATCAAAGGTGATGATGGACTGAGCGTTTCTAGTTCTTCTATCGTCAATGGCGAACTGATCTTTACCATGGCAGACACCACACAAATCAATGCCGGTTTTGTGGACGCAGACTTCGGTTTCAACCCGTGGGACGCACTGGATGCTCCTTACGATGAAGGTCAGACGGTTACCCATATGGGTGATGCGTACATGGCTATTCGTCAAACGTCTCAGGAACCTCCGGGTGAAGATTGGATGAAGGTTCGTGCGCCGGGCGATGCCTATGATCAGCGTGCGCCCCTGTTGATTTCTCCGATCAATGGGAATGTAGCCGAAGGTGAAAAGCCGTATCTGCTGGGAACCAAGTTCGGTAAGTTCTTCTCCGTCGATGAACGCCTGTATCGTCAGTTTGAAATCGATGTTGAAGGCGGGGATTTCTCGAATCCGATTTACACTGCTAACGAGAACTTCGATGGGCATCAAGTTACCATGGCCCTCGATCCGACCAAAACCTACATCTGGCACGCCCGTGATGTGAATGCGTCCACTGGGTATGTTAGTATTTGGAGTAAGACAGGAACCTTCACGGTCCCCAGTGCTTACATTCAGACTCCGAGTGTCGCATCTATGGTTGCGGACACCACTCAGATTGATAGTGTGGTTGGCTTCATCGGTTCACCTTACACTCGTAATGGAGTCAGCAATTCCCATATCGCGTCTGATTGGGTTATCCGCGATGCAGATACTCAGGAAGTGATCTATGAGAGCCTGAATGATACCACCAATCTGACTAAGATTTCTATTCCTTTCGGAATCCTTCAGGTCTCTCGCAATTATGAAGTTCGCCTTCGTTATCATGGGGATGATGGTCATAGTTCATCATGGTCAAGCTGGCTGGCTTTCCAGACCAAGGATAAGTTCACGTTTGCTATCAAACCGCTGCTGACCTATCTGGGGTCTGATCGTAACGCAACTCCGGCTGAACCGCGTTTCCGGGCGACCTTCAATGACTATGAGTTCATCAAGGATGATCTCTATGGAGAACCGCGTGCGACTGCCCAGTGGCAGGTGACTAAGGTTTCTGACGGGAGTGTAGTGTGGGAAACTCAATCTCGTTTTGTTGAGATTGAAGACATGATTGTGTCTGAGTCTCTGACTTCTGGCGTCCAGTACGAGATTCATGTTCGTTACTCAGGCGGCAATTATGCGGGGCCGAGTGATTGGAGTGATCCGGTTCAATTCACGCCCAGCTACAGCATTGCTGATCCGGTTCTGTCCACGAGTTACGATGTCAACGCATTCCCTTATGCGGGTGGTTCATTCTCGGTAGCACCTTTCTCCGTCACCAATGAAAAGATTGTCAGTGTGGATTGGGAAGTTGTGTCAATCGATACTGGTGAGGTTTTGGTGGGTGATTATATCAATTTTGATAAACCGACCACATTCAAATTTGAGGTAGATGGAAAAACCTACGGATTGACCGATGCCAAGGTTCGTGTTCGTTTCCACGGTCAGTATTATACAACGCCGTGGGCGGAGATGAGTTTCACATTCGCTGAATATGTTCCTATCTATGTTTACAGTGGTTCTACTGACCAGACTGTTAAGAAGATTGATCCTGACGGAAGTGAAGTTTGGACATTCAGTGGTCACACGAAAACTGTTAACGGCGTAACCGTTGATTACTCTGGTAATGTTTATAGTGGTTCTAACGACTACGCCGTTAAGAAAATCGATCCTGATGGGGCTGAAGTTTGGACGTTCAGTGGTCATACGAATAATGTTATGGGAGTAGCCGTTGACTCTTCAGGTAATGTCTACAGTGGTTCTGCGGACAACACCGTTAAAAAGATTGATCCTAACGGAAGTGAAGTTTGGACGTTCAATGGACATACGAATGTTGTTCGATCAGTGGCCGTTGATTCGTCAGGTAATGTCTACAGTGGGTCTTATGACCAGACTGTTAAGAAGATTGATCCTGACGGAAGTGAAGTTTGGACGTTCAGTGGACATACGAATGCTGTTTATAGCGTAGCCGTTGACTCTTCTGGCAATGTCTACAGTGGTAGTGGTTCTGCGGACAACACCGTTAAAAAGATTGATCCTAACGGAAGTGAGGTTTGGACGTTCAGTGGGCATACGAATATTGTTATGGGAGTAGCCGTTGACTCTTCAGGCAATGTCTACAGTGGTTCTTACGATAACACCGTTAAGAAGATTGATCCTAACGGAAGTGAAGTTTGGACGTTCAGTGGTCACACTGGTTATGTTCGGGGTGTAGCCGTTGATTCCTCTGGTAATGTCTACAGTGGTTCTGCGGACAACACCGTTAAAAAGATTGATCCTGACGGAAATGAAGTTTGGACGTTCAGTGGACATACGAGTTATGTTAACTCGGTCGCATGCACCAAAATACAAACAGAACTCGTTAAACCAGTCCTGATCAAATCTAAATACACCGCATAAACGGAGAGATACATGAAGATTGATGTCACATGGTACGATCCAAATGGGATCGAAGATGGATACCGGGTTTACCGGGGCGATGGTGCCCCGGTTGATCTCAACAACCTACCTGCTCATGTCGCTGACCTCCCAGCGGATACGATGCTGTACAGTGATACTTCGGTCACCTTCGGTGCGGAGTATTACTATCTAATTGAAGCCTATAAGGGGGCTGATTCCGTTTATGGGGATCAGATTCACGCTTTTGCGGTCCCTGATCAGAATGTGTATGTGGCGGTTACCCAAAGAATAGAAAGCATTGACGTGGATGGAAACCAGCTATGGCAGTTACTCCACCCAGTGGAATCGTAAATAGTGTTGTCAATGATGTTAATGGATATTCATATTTGGCATCAGACGACAACAAAGTTAGAAAGGTCGATCCTTCCGGTGTAGAAGTCTGGAGCGTCAACCCTTCCGCTTCATCATTGAATTGTGTTGCAATTGACGATCAAGGAAGTGTATATGTCACTTCGACAGCCGGTACCCTGTTCAAATTGGACCCGAATGGAAACCAGCTATGGTCATACGGGGATGGAACAGTGATCATTGGTGCAATGGCGGTCGATTATGCAACCGGTCAATCCTTTATTGGGTTTGCGGATGGAAGGATTAAATCTGTATCTACCGATGGTGTCGAATTGTGGAACGTATCGAAAGGTTCCTTGTCATCGGGTCCGTCTGTCACCTCAATCGACGTAAATGACACCATGCTGGTCGTCGGGGATGCTAACTTTGCTGTCACATCATTATCTAAAGTGGATGGAAGTGGAAGTAGTTATGAATGGATATATGTAGGACTGACCGACGAACCCAATTCCATTTCTTTCACACGCACCGGGAATATTGTCGTTGGCGGTAAGGAAGGTGTGGTGTGCTATCTGGACACTAATGGGAATGAACTCGACAGAATCACCTTTGCGGCTGCTGTTCACGACGCCCGCACTGATTATAAGGACAATTTGTTCGTTTGTACGGAAGATGGCAATCGCCTGATCAAATTGGATGAAAACTACACCAAGCAATGGGAAGTAGCTTATGGAACGGTTATTCCATTACAGTCTTCCGTGGAAAGCATTCAGTTTAATCTCAATGAACCGTCTTATGTGTCTGGCGCTAACGTCTAAGGGGATTCCATGGCAATCAAATTAACATGGTACGATACCAATGCGATTGAAGGAGGCTACCGGGTGTATCGCTCGGTATCTCCCATGGACCCTGCTGCCCTGCCGACTCCCATCGGTGATGTTGCGGCGGATGTTCGAGAGTTCACGGATAGCACGGCAGTAGTAGGAACCACCTATTACTATCGGGTTTCTGCCTACAAAGGATCAGATGAAGTCGTTGGTGATGAGATTACGATTCTGGCAGAAGATTTATACTTAGGTCCGGGGTCTACTACTTTCGTTGGTGGCGATTACGGTACAACTGGATTCTTGGGTGAAGTCGATACGACGACTCTGATTGATGGGGATACCCTCGCAAGCGATATTGGTTTGACTGAAGGGACGAGTAAAAACCCAACTGAACCGTGGTTGAAGTTTGCTATTGATGGAAAGATTCTTTTCGTTGCCAAGAAGACATATCGATACTCCGTGACTTGGGATGCTATCAACGCGGCGAACGCGGTGTATGGAGACAAAATAATCACCATAGGTGGCTATGCTTTCAAACTTCGTCTCCTTACCGGTGCTGAAAGTGATCCTTCATCGCTTACAAGAAACACGGCTGATCCAGCGGGTTCAGAAGTTTCAGAATGGAATAAGTTGATTTACAAAGTCCATGTCGATGTTCCGTCTTCCCAATCAGGGGCTAATTGGGTCAATTACACGAACACCGATTTGGATGTAGGTGGTACCTCATCCGGCACCGCAACGTGGTGTCAAGAACATCATACTTATGCTAGTAATTATGCGGTTTTTAGGGGTTACAACGGCATGAGTATGTTCAATAGCACGGGTTCAAACGCTTTTGCGGCAGCATACGGCTGGCGTCCCGTTCTCGAACTCTTACCGAAAGATTATGTGTTCCCGGTTACTAATACGACTGGCGTCTACTTTGGTTACAACCAACCGGTTATAACCAACGGTACCAGTGAACAGCAATTCGCTTCAGATATACAACCTGTTAAGAGTAGTTCGACCGGGTATTACTCTTACAACAAGCCAATCATCACTAATGCAGAGCAGACACAAGCATAACGGAGTTTTAATATGGGTACAGTAACGATCAATTGGACAGATACTAACGAACTCGAAGTTAAATACCGAGTATACCGTGGGGATGCATATTTCGATACGGCGTCTCTACCGGCTTTCATCGCCGAACTGACAGAAAACACAGTCACCTATACCGATACTGCGGTAACTACGGGACAACAGTATTGGTACCGAGTGAGTGCGGTATTTCCTAATAGCGTAGAAGTATTCAGTGACGCAGCTTTGTTCACGGCAGCCTAAAGGAGAAATAGACAATGGCAAATGGCGGTGTTGTTCTTAGATGGTCTACCCAAGACCCTAACGTAGAAACATTTAACATCTATCGTAGCACATCAGCAATTGATCCTGCTGCGCTCCCTGCTGCTCTGGATACTGTAGTAGGCACTGTGACTGAATACAAAGATTATGGTGTCACTGAAGGAGTAACTTATTACTATAGGATTGAAGCGACAAAGCTGGGGAAAACCTCGATTAGTGATAGCATAAAAGTCGTCGCAACACCAATTGCTGCGCCAGATGTGTTTGGTGATGGCTCTACTGTGGCTACCTACCTTTTTGATGGTGATTTATCTGAAATCACCAACGGAAATAATGGAGTGTGGGCAGTAGGATCACCATCTTATGACGTTGGGCAAAATGGTCAATGCATATCTACTGATGGAACAAATTACGTAACCGCTCCCGTAACCGTACCGGGAGCCTTCATAGCGGTGTCAATGTGGGTTAGATTGAATACTGCATCAACAGGGCTTAATTCTGTATTGGAGATCGAGTATGACGCTGGGAAGACGTTTACTATTTCGACAAATTCTCAATCTATAGGCGTCATTACCAATGGTACCAATTCTAGTGAACTGTCTATTAGAAAGAATTTAACAGTAGGAACTTTTTATCACGTTTATGCGGATTCTGACGGTGATATGTTTATAGACAATGTGCAAGTGTCAGAAATTGGTAGAACAGCTTTTTACACCAATACCGCCATAGGCCAAATGGTATTATCCTCCCGCACTAAGGGAGGTATAGCCAATGCACCACAATACGGAATCGATTTGCTTAGAATTTACAATAGAAAACTTACAGCGCAAGACATAGATACATTATATAAAAGGGAGTCGTGATAGATGTCTATAAAACTCACATGGTATGACACAAACGCAATCGAAGGGGGATATCGGGTCTATCGATCCGAGTCCCCTATCGATCTTCAAAACCTCCCAGCCCCATTAGCCGATCTTCCGGCTGACACGATGGAGTTGCTGGACAAGAATGTGGTGATAGGAACCACTTATCACTACGTTATTGAATCGTATACGACTACTGATTCGGCTTTCAGTGGTGAGATCGTCATTACGGCACAAACCGTTTCATACTTGTATGCTACGGATTCGAATGGCTTTGTCACAAAGATAGACCCATCTGGTAACCAAGTGTGGAAAATCAGACCTTATACTTACATCCCCAGACAAACCAAATTGGATCACTTAGGTAACATTTATACGGTTTACAATAATGGTTATCGAAAGGCGTACAATACCACGGATGGAGTGTCAATCAATCAAAGATGGTCTTTTAATACGGGCAGTGAAAGTAAGAGCCTGTATATAGACACATTCCCTAATGATCATCTCCCGCCGAAAATTTATGTGGTTGACGATGATTGGTATTTGCGGGTGTACGACTTTGATGGCAATCAGGTTAATTATATCAGGGACACATCTGCTCTGAAATCGGTGGTCACTGATAAAGACCGTAATATCTACTACAGTAGGTATTCTACCGCAGTCATTAAGAAACTCGATGAATCACTTAATGAATTGTGGTCAGTGACTACCAATGGTGGTTTTGCTAAGTACATGGCGATTCAAGGATCGACCATCTTTTATATCACAAACGCCAATTACATGGGTGCTATTTCGGTTGATGGGACTATTGTCAACGCTGGAATAAATATTGGAACAGCCGTTTATCAACTTGCAGTCTATGATACTTCGATTTATGTGGCAGCCGGAGCAACTCTGAAGAAATACGACACTTCATTGAATCTGATCTGGGACAAAGCGGTTACTCCAGCAACCATTAATGTGGTCGCTGTTGATGTAGATGAATCGGGTGAAGTCTATGTTGGTTGTTCGGACGGATCGACCATCCGGTTAAAGGATGATGGTACCGAAGTTTGGAATGTAAAGTATTTTTCCGGTTCAATTGAAACAGTCATCAACGATGTGGTTCAGGAAGTGACTTACATTTTTAGTCCATTTGATGGAAGTGAGAATGTGGTGAACACCTACACTGCCAAAGCAATAGACGTTTCTTCTGTGGTAGTGAAACCTGTCGGTGAAACACATTTTGACGTTAATAGTTATACAGCAATCCCTCTGGCTCAAGTAGTGGTTAAGCCTATATCAACATCCACTAACGTTATACATAGTTACTAAGAATTGAAAATTACGGAGATCAAACATGACTAGCGCAGTTATCAAATGGGATGACATAAACGCCTCTACGGTTCCCATCGGTTTCAAGGTTTATCGGTCGGACACTCCAATCGATCCTAATGGAACTCTACCCGCTCCTCTGGCGACTCTCACACGGGATATTTTCGAGTACGAGGACACCACGGTTGTATTTGGAAATACCTATTATTACAGGGTGTCAGCTTACACTGATACGAATGAGTCATTCAGTGATGAAATCGTTGCGACCGTCAAGCAGAGTGTATATGGTTCTTATAGTAGTTCATTGCAAAAAGCATCATGGGGTTCTACTGAAGTCGGTTTCAGTAAGTATGTATCAGGAAATATAAAAAGTATAACTGCTGATGTGAATGGAAACGTCTATGTAGTTAATGATACAGGAAATGATGTTTATAAATTAGATGCGTATGGTAACGTTCTGTGGTCTTACTCATTTACAGCAGCGGTGAAAGATGTAGCTATTGATAATGCCGGTAATGTGTATGCTGGTGGAGATGATAGAACACTAACAAAACTAGATGCTTCTGGTGCTTTGGTGTGGAGTGTCAATCCTTCAAATTCCTACAACTATTTCGTATCTTTTGCAGTAGATGCACAAGGATTCATTTGGTGCGCTGGTACTGGCTCCACCGACGTAGGCGTACATTTGTTTAGAGTTGATCCAAACGGCGTGTTACAAAACAACATAACAATCGATCATAGTGGTTATTCAAAACTACCGCATATAGCAGTCGATGATTCCATGAATTGTTATATTTTGTATGCTTATGACTATTCAACCACAAGCAGACAATGCACACTGATAAAATTCGATCCAACCATGACTGAACTATGGCGTGTTGATCTGGGCGGAACAAATTACTATCTTTCGTATTCTATAGCAGTTGATCCTAAAATGCAAAGAGTATACTGTGGTACTAATAGTAACCTTAAAGCGTATGACTTTCAGGGAAATGATGTATCAGCCTTTACATCAGGTTATGCTGGGGCAAGTGGTGTAGCAGTAGACAATGATTCGAATGTATATATTCAAGACTCCAATTATAGGTATAGAAAGTTTGATTCAACGATGGCTGACCTCGGAACATACACTTTTTCTGGACAATATTTTTCCGCCAGTGGTGGTTTTGAAGTAGACCCCGGACGCTACTATATCCAGAATAATCTAGTAGCACCAACCGCATAATTTTCAATTAGACTAAATACAATCAGTGGAATGATTTTGCCTCCTTTGCGTTCCACATTATTAGCCCCTCAATTAGAGGGGCATTTTTATTTCACACGTCGAAGGTTGGCGAGTTCTTTCCTTGTGAGGCCACCAGAATCGCCCTCTGAGCCGCCCTGATCGCTTTCAGGACTAGGGGCGGCCTTAGCCTTGGTACCCTGTTTCTGAACCCGCTCACGGGCAATCTGTAGCTTCTCTTTCTTATCCATCGCGTCCTTGGCTTCACGTAGGAAGTCCCGTGCCAGTTCCTTGGCTTTCAATCGACTCTTCGGCTCCATCAGGGCACTGTCATCCAACAGTTCCTTGTAGTTCCTGAGTGCAAAATCAATGATGACATCCAGATCGCGTTCCTCTTCCGGGGGAATCACGATCTCTTCTTCGTCCCCGATCATGTCAGGGGAAATCTCGAACGTATCGTCAAGTGGGTGTTTGGCCATGAAAACTCCTTAGCTTTCCTGAAACTCAATGAACTCTTCGATGAGTTTGTGATGAGTGTCTGCCGTAGTGTTGCTCATGCGATAGTGGGTCATATAAGCACTTGCTACCTCGTCCAGTCCCATCGGCATGTCATCCAAACGACTCAGGTACCAGTAGAAGGTCAATAGAATCTGGAAACCGATGTTATAGGCAGCCGCCTCGAACATATCATCGATAGAATCGGATCGAGGATCAATCAGAACCACGTCAGCCACATTCTTGCTGTACTTGTCACGGGGACGAATCACATCCCGAATCACATCCTCAACACGATTGCGAGTCATTTGCATGAAGCCATGTTTGATAGGGAACTGGCGTTCAGGACTGTACACATCGTCACAATATGATTCGAAATAGAAGGTGAACTGGATCAGATCGATCATAGAGTCTGTGATTTGCCCATGATAATCAATCTCATTCAATGTATCTCGGATTAAGCGTCTAATTGTATTCGGATTCAATTCCATTCTCCTTTAATCTGATAAGCTATGGTTTTGGGGGTGTCTGTATTTAGTGTATGAATATAGATATATCTTGATGTCAAATCCCCTATGGACGGTCTTCAGGGAGCCTAAATACGGATAGCCACCTATGGCTCAACAGAAGGAACCACATCCATGGCAAAGGCAAAACAGCGCAACAAGTTCAACACCAAGCGTGAACCGGATTCAGTCGTTCATGACATTGGCAAGCGTAAGAAGTTTACACCCCATGACCTATGCTCCCTGACCCCTTCCTCTCTCAACCAATCCAATTTCCTCCGACTCTTCTATGATGATACCCCGCTGATCACTGCCACAGGCCCGTCAGGCACCGGGAAGACGATGGTGGCCCTGTACGCCGCCCTGAGCCTCGTGCTGGACGAAAGTACCGAGTTCGACAAGATCATCCTGATTCGTTCTGCGGTTGAGTCACGCGCCCAAGGCTTCATCAAGGGTGATCTGAATGAGAAGAATGCCCCTTACGAAACCCCCTATATTCAATCCGTGAAGAAGATTCTTCCGGCATTCAACGATGGATACGAGCATCTAAAGGCACTGGGTTACCTTGAGTTCGCTACCACCGGTTTCCTGCGCGGGCAGACCTTTGACCGGTGCATTGTAATCTGTGATGAGATGCAGAACTGCGATTATGACGAACTGGCAACCATCATCACCCGTATCGGGGACCACAGTCGCATCATCCTCCTTGGCGACCGTAAGCAGTGTGACCTTCAGCGCAAGCGCGAGAAGTCCGGGTTCGACCGTCTCTACACGGTGATGGAGAAGATGCCTGCCTCTATGGTCGGTAAGATCGAGTACACGCTGGATGACATCACCCGTAGCGGTCTGGTGAAAGAGTTCCTGATTGCGGACTACGGCACCGCCTGACCTCCCCTGTATTCAATCGCAAAATGACGATGCCTCTGAGAGATCAGGGGCATTTTTGTGTTGACACGCCTTCTATCGTTAGGTAAGATTGCATCGTCAAATCGCGTTGAGTGGCTTGGGAGGGTCATGAGACGGGATGAATACAGGGGAGGAAACCAATGTGGACCGTTAAGATCGAAGAGAACGTAGTCTCTGGCTACATGATGGATGAGGATGGAGATGATCTGTGTGTCGTCTCAATTCAGGTGAACGAAGATGAGTTTGTTGTGCTATCATCCGAAGCACCACAGACCTACGGGTTGAACACATACATCAAGGTTCTCAAGGACACCTTCAAGCAAGCGGGTCGTCTTCAGAATCGAATCAAGAAGGAAGCCGCTCGTGTTGTCTGAAACGAATTACATTAAGATCGAATCTGATATCATCATCGATGCCTGCCAAATGCTGATCGATGAGATTGATCAGGAACGTGATCGTATGGTAGAAGATGAGGTTCATCGTCTAATGAACCGTCGATTCTTCCGTGCCAAGTCACACAGTGAAGCAATCGATATGCTTACTCGAAAATCGGGAAGCATCAAATCTGCATTCTTGGACATGATTTATGAGGATGTATCGAACCCGTTTCATCATCGGTGCGATGATCTCTGTGATGCGGAAGAGATTCAATCGATGGCACGCCTCAGTGATGCCGTGTATCTGACACAATGGGACGCGAGACTGCTTTCTGAGTTCATTATGAAAGTGAAACGTAATAGGAGTAGCGATGGCAACCAAGAATGATGTAACCGGCGATAGCATCAAAACCAAAACCAATTCCAAGAAGTATCGAGACAATTGGGATCGAATCTTCGGGAATAAGAAGAAGGAAAAGAAAGATGAGCGTGGTGATCGTTGATTTCGAGAATCGCACTGTTTACGCAGACCGTAAGACCTCACGAACTACTTACAGCCGATTGACTCTACCTTCAATCAAAACCAGTAAGTTGAGGGCAATCGAATCTCGAAATGCCGTCGTGACGGGGACCGGCTGTAAGGACACGATAGATAGTGCCTTTGTGTCTCTGCACAGTGATGGGAATATACGATTCCCCAAAGCAGTGCCCGGAACCAATATCATCCTTCTTCAATGGTGTGAAACCGGTTTGACTGCTACCGTGTATCGATCCAAAAAGAATTGGCTTGGACGATGCGTATGGGAACAGGAAGTATTCAACCAATCTACTGGCCATTGGGTTTCTGGTAGCGGTGGTACCTATGCATTGGGTGCGATCCGGGCGGGCGTTCCTATCCAGAAAGCGATTGCAGCATCATCTTCCTGTTGTCCCTATGTGGGATACGGGTATGATTACACGCGCATCAACGAAGACTCACTCGATATCTATACCTATGTTGAACCATCAAAACGAAAGGAGCAGGCATGAAGTTCATTTTTCTCAACGCCCCACCTCGGTCGGGGAAAGACACGGCGGCTGATTACCTGTCGCATTTCATGATCCGAACCTTCCCGGTGAAGTTCGCTTCGCCACTCTACAACAGCGTAAGGGAAGTGTTCGGACTCACCAAAGACGAATGGAATCTTCTTTACAATCACCACAAAGAGGATTGTCTTGAACAGTTACGTGGCATGTCACCACGTCAAGCGATGATCTGGATGTCCGAGGATGTCATCAAGCCTAAATTCGGTTCTGATTTCTTCGGACATGCCATGGTAAACCGGCTACGCAATATCAGCGATGATGCGATTGTGATTGCTTCCGATTCAGGATTCCATTCTGAAGCAGTCCCGGTAATGGACTTTGTGGGGGCTGAGAACTGCTTTCATGTCACCATTGAACGCGATGGATGTGATTTTTCTAATGATTCGCGTAGTCTTTGGGGTGACAATCGTCTCGGAAACAGGTATCATACGATCTCCAACAATGGCACGAAAGATGAGTTCTATCGAGAACTCAAAACCCTCATGAACGATCAGATTCTTTGACCAAAAGGAAACCGAATGAGCGATAAGCTGAAAAATCTCCGCAAGGCACTGGGCAAGCGCAATTTCAATATGACCCTGAACGAGCCAGACAATTGGCTTAGTTTTGGCAATCACGCATTGAATTACGTTTGTACGGGTTCTTTTAAAAGGGCGATCCCCAATCGTCGCCTATCCATGCTGTATGGAATTTCAGGATGCGTCGATGCTGACACCGAGTTCCTGACACCGACTGGATGGAAACGCATTGCGGATTATGAGGAAGGCGATCAGGTGGCTCAGTTCAATGCTGACACCCATCAGATGTCTTTCGTCCATCCGACCGATTACATCAAGGAACCGTGTTCTGAGTTCTATCACATCAAGAGTAAGTATGGCGCTGACCAAATGCTTACCCCGGAACATCGCGTTCTGTATCGGACTACACGCGGCAATCTGAAGGTTCGCACGGCAGAAGAAGTCGTCGCCATGCAGAACCGCGACTATGGGACTGGATTCGGTGGGCGTTTTCTGACCACGTTTATTCATCCCGAACAGGAAGGAATGGACATCTCTGATGCCGACCTGCGACTTCAGATTGCTGTGATGGCAGATGGATTCTTCATGGAGAATCGCACCACATGGCCAAACATCGTTCGCATCAACATTAAAAAGGATCGGAAGAAGGAACGTCTGGTTTCTCTTCTTGAAGCGAGCGGTCGTGAATATAAGCGTTCTGAACGGAATGATGGATTCTCTGTCTTTGAGTTTGGTGCTCCTATCAAAACCAAAGTATATGGTCCTGAGTTCTATGCTTGCTCTAAGCATCAACTCGAACTGATTGCGGATGAGTGTCTTCACTGGGATGGAAGCACCACAAATGGACGTAAGTCTTTCTTCTCAACCGACAAGGGCAGTGCTGATTTCATTCAGTATGTCTTCAGTGGGCTTGGTCAACGCGCTCGCATCCTTGAGGATGTGCGTGAAGGGCGGACGACCTGTTATGAGGTAAATATCACCCCGCGAAACACTGTTGGCATTGGTGGTAAAACTCGCAACAAGGTGGATGTGGTTGAATCTGGTGACGGATTCAAATATTGTTTCACGGTTCCAGATACGTTCTTGGTACTGCGCCGTAACGGTTGTGTGTTTGTGACGGGCAACAGTGGGAAGAGTTTCCTTATGGGGAACCTTGCCAAAAGCGCTCAGAGCCTCGGGTATCTGGTTATCTACATTGATACCGAGGATGCTATCGATCCCGAATACCTGACCCGTATCGGCGTGGAGATTGATGATGAATCCATGTTCCTTCCGATTCGTCTGTCTACCATCGAGGAACTGTCTGAGGCCACGGCTGAAATCTTCCAGACCTTCGATAAAACCGACAAGATTTGTATTCTGGTCGATTCTTTGGGAATGCTGGAAACCGAAGACCATGTGGATGCCTTCGAGAAGAAAGGCGAAATGAAGAACGACATGGGCCTGTTTGCCAAGAAGCTGAAGAAGTACCTGAAGAACATCACGTCTAAGGTTGGCGAATACGATTGTTTCTTCGTGGCAAACCAGCACTGTTACGCAAACCAAAATGTAACCGATGGTCGTGGTACCCATGTGCCGTCTGGTGGTGAAGCCCAGATTTACATTCCGTCAATCAGTCTGTTCCTGAAGAAACTCAATCTGAAGGAAGGTAGCGAAGTGGTTGGGGTTCGTATCAAGGCACAGACCACTAAAACGCGATTCACTCAGGTGGGCATGAAGACCGAGGTTGAGGTACCCTATCGCACGGGTCTTGATCAGTATGATGGCGTCCTAGATATCCTTGAATCGGAAGGGGGTGTCAGTCGCAATGGAGCATGGTATAGCTACGTCAATGACGATGGCGAAACGGTCAAGTTCCAGAAGAAGGAAACTGCGACCCATGCACCGTATCTGATCGAAAAGTATGAGCCGGAAACCCTTCGTGAGAATCAGGACGAAGAGTACGAATACGACAAGACCGAAACTGAAGAGTAATACCTAATGGGATAGGGGATTAGTCCCCTATCCTTTCATTCTGTCTATCACGAGAGGATTCACGATGAATCTCACTAGCGAATACCAGCGACTTTCTGACCTCAACACTGAGTTTGATGATCTATTTGAGTCAGCGGAAGACCTGATTCTGATTGAAAACGTGCGTCTCAATGATGCCCTGAAGAATCAACTTAAACTGCAACTCAATTGGGAACGGTTTGTCAACAAGGTCAATTTCTTCTACTCGACGTGTGAGGAACTGGTTGACAATGCTCATTCCAGTGCTTTTCGAAAGGAAATGAAAGATACATACGTCGATGTCTCGGTGAATGAAGCCAAGGAATACGCCAAAGCCGATCAAGACTATCGGGAGGCGCGTGCCCTGTTCAACAAGGCTCGACATCTTCGTGATGAAGCGCGTGGCGTCCTAGAAACAATCACATCGCGCAAATACATTCTGAATAACATCACCAATGCCAAAGTGGCAAGCGTGGACAACGATATCCTGTGAGGTAACCCATGTACACCCCTGAAGAAATCCGCCAAGTTCAATTGATTCTCGATACGGCTGATCCATTTCTAATCGAAGCCCTCTACCAGAAGACCGAGGATGAGATTCTTGAACAACTGGAACGTCTGAATCGTGAGTATGAACTGATTCCTAAAACCAACATCGAATGGCGTAAGCGACACCAAGCGATTATCAAGACGGTGCAAGCCATGTATCAGAAACATCAGATCAATAAGAACGCGCCGAAGGGAGGGTTGGTCATCGTATGAGCCTGACACTAACCATTCTCGATGAGGTAAACTGTCATATTGAGGGTCTGACCCGCCAAGACATTGAAGAGATCGTGGGTGCAACCGAACTCCCCGATAAGAGTGCATTCATGACTGCTGCATTCCAAACCGGTAACTGGAATGGGAAGATCAGTATGTTTGATGCTGAAACGTGTATCTTCTTTCAACACATGTTGGATACCGTGACAGACGTACTCGAATACCGGGGATATGATCTGGACTCAATTAACATCGTGGATGAGCGCACCAACCGTGAACTGAAGTTCGATGACCTAGAGTTCGTGGATGATCATTACTTCGGTGATCTGCTTCCATGGCCCCTGAGAGCCCACCAGACGAACGGAATCAATCGGGCAATAGCTGATACCAAGGGCATCCTCGAATACGGCACATCGAGCGGTAAGACGGTTCTCGGGGCAGGTATCTGTCGAGTTTTCGAATCCAAGTTGAAGACCATCACCGCAACACCTTCAGCATCCCTCGTCAAACAGACTGCTGCCCAGTATGAGGAACTGGGGCTGGACGTGAAAGCGTTGACACCCTCGATCAAGACAGAAAAGAAACGTAAGGCGGTGTTTGAGAATCACAGACACATCGTTCTGACCCCTAAACTACTGATGAATTGTGCGGGAATGTTTGATTCCAAGGATTACGTCATCATTCTCGATGAGGTTCATCAAATCATGGGTGATGAGTTCTGTCACTTCGTCAGGACTGAACTCGCCGATAGTCCAGTTAGAATTGGATTGACCGGGACGGTGCCACGGGATCGGTTGAAGCGTCACACCATCGAGTGTCATATCGGTGGCCCTGTTCTGGACATCGTTTCGACCGATCACCTCATGTCGAAGAACTATGTTTCTTCAATCGGCATTGAGATGATATCCACGCTGGATCAGGAGATGGAAGCGTTCTCCGAGGAAGCTGATACGTGGACGTGGGATCGTGAGTTCGATTATCTCAATCTCAATAAGGACAGGATTGAATCGATTGCCCAGTACATCAAATCACTGGACCCGAAGAACACCTTGGTATTGTGTCATCCCCAGTTGGGTAAGCAGTTGGCTAGTCATTTCGAGGGGAGAATGATCGCCGATGACACACCCTTAGAGACGCGGGAAGGATGGTTCAAAGGATTCGATGATAGCGATGACTTCGTGTTGTGTGCGTCCTATGGCACGTCAGGAACAGGTATCTCGATCAATCGAATCTTTCGTCTTTTCCTGATCGATGTGGGGAAGAACGAGGTATACATCCGGCAAGGCATCGGTCGTGGTCTGCGTCTTGATGGCGATATTAATCACTGTGATGTGATTGACATCAGTGCCGATACCAAGTATTCTAAGCGTCACCGGAAAGAACGCATCAAGATTTACAAGCGTGAGAAGTTTCAATACGTCAAAAGCGATGATGCAATTCTTGTCAAACACGATTAAAACGATGCCGGGATACCCCGGCATTTCATTCAGATTCAGGAGAGCCAATGAACTACCTTTCAGAGAACATGACCCCACTCGATGCGTCGGTGCAAAGTACCATCAACAAGATGATCTTCGAGTTCCGTTTCCACAATGAGATTGAAAAGTCCGATTACTTTCTCGTTCACAAGATCAACTGGCAGATTCTTACCGCTGGTATCTACAAGTTTCAGATTGGAGACTGTGTACATTCGATTCCGTCTGGTCATTTCGTCATGATTGGTGATGAGAATGGCGACATGGATTGGATCACTGTCGATGAGATGGTGGGTCGTGAAATCGAATGTGTGCGGTTTGGTGCCGAATTGGGTCACTGGGACGTGAAACCTGCTGTCCTTTTGGATTACTTCGAAGGCCAATACTATTGGCCCACCACGGCACATGCTGTTCCTATCATCAACAACAACCGTGTCATCATGGTATCCGAGCGGGATCATTACCACAAAATCAAGGATTGTGGGGTCGATCTGTTTCTAGGCAACCATTAACCAATCATGTATTACGATCATAAGAAAGAACGAGTTCTTTTGAAAGACGGCACCAGCATCATCACACCCTTTGCATTCGCTAGGCGTCGTCTGTCAGGGAAAGAGATGGACAATGTGGCTGTGATAGATACCTATGACAGCCAGCAATACGATTTGCTTTATCAAGCAAACACATCCACGGACATTAACGATTCAGAACCAGAACCAGAAGACCATATTCATTCTGAAGAAGACTTGAACACACTGTACCGGATCATATCAAATTCAACACGATTTGAAGATACACCAGAAGCATTGGAACGAATTGAAGAGGAAATGGCATGGTACGAGAAAACCAACAACGTCACCTTTCTTTTGAAATGCTTTGAACTGGTATCTCGGTTCAAGAAGGACGGGGTGATATGGGGAGTAGGACGTGGGAGTAGCTGTGCGTCCTATATTCTGTTTCTGTTAGAGATTCACGATATCGATTCTATTAAGTATGACATTCCATTCAATGAACTATCAAAGGAGGTAGATGATGGATAAAGCGTTGCGAGCGAAACACCGGTTTACGGGGAAGGCAACATCGGGGTTAACCTTCAAATCGATTCACCATTTCATTGAGTTCGCCCGTGATCGAGGGAAAGGGTATGATGATCTGGTTAACGATGTGATCAGCAATGGAATCGCTGTCACGTTTAGTAATTCTATGTTCTTGATGCGGAAGTATTGGCTGATCGTCGGGGCGGCTTATATCGGATTCAATTCATCGAGATCACCACACCCACGAGGGGCCAATATTGTCGCTTTGGATCAGTTGGGCATGGCCGATGAGGACATCAATCTGTTTTTGACGATTTATCGTGAGTTCGTCAGAGATCATTATGGTGATGCTATTGACGAAGACCCCAGAACTACGGTAGAGTTCTTCATCAAGGTTGATGATGGACTTCTCACCGAACTCAATGACATCAAGAGGTTGTAATGACAGATCAAAACGTATCGCTCAATTCTTTGAATCCGCTCCCCAAGGATATCATCGTGTCGCATGTGGACATGAATGAAGTCAATGGGTCACTCATTCAGGTTAAGGAAAATTCAGATTCAGATACAACCCAATTCTATCGTGTCCATCGAATCGGTCGTGATGTGACCATGGTGAGTGAAGGTGATCTGATCGTGATTCCTTGGCGACGTATCACGCCCCCATTCGTGGTCGATTATGATGGGAAGGAACTCCGGGTGGGTATCACCGCTGAAACAGAAGTGCTGGGGGTTATCGATGCAGAATGAACGCCCCTGTGTATTGACAAAGATTGATCTAACCGACAATGGCCTGAAACGTACCATTGCATTTCTCAATCTGAAGAAGACGGAACAAGGAACATTGACGGCTGAAGGCTGTCATGTTGAATCAGATTGTGTTTATTCCATATCCGACTCGGTGGCCCAATGGATAAGTCAACAAGAAGTTTTCGATAAACCGTTGACAGACGATAGTGCATTATCGTATGATGCTCTCACTGGCTCATTCGAGTTGGCATCACTGAAAGAACTGAATCTTATCATCGATCTGTAAGGAGAAGTTAGCATGGCTAAGAAAGGTAACAAGAGCGTTTCTCGCAAGAACCAGTACGCAGCCTACAAGACCAACGGTTCTTACAAGAAGAATCGTGTAGCAAAGCTGGAACGTCATCTGAAAAAGTATCCTGACGACGCACAGGCTGCCGCCGCACTGAAGAACGTGAGCGAAACCCCGCGCCGTACCGGTAGCCACGACAAACTCTGGTCTAAGAATCAGATCGAAGTGGCTCAGATGTTCTCCAAGGTGGGCATCAACGGCAACCATGCACTGGGCGGAAAAGCGTCTGAGAAGGTTGGCGACGAAGAACATAAGCGTTACTATGGTGATGCGAAGTACGACCGTTGGCAAAAGAAGCGTTGGGAAGAAGAGGACAAGGCTGAAGCCCGTAAGACCAAGGCTAAGGCCAAAGCAGTCCACAAGACAGTTTGAATCCAAAAGGGGGCGAAAGCCCCCTTCTGATTTTGGAGCCAGCATGATACGTTTGACATTTCAGCGAATCCCATTTGAGTCGGCATGGGAAGAAATGCGTTCTAGTGGTTGAAAGACCTGATCGCCTTTCGCGAACTCTGATGGGGATAGAACAAGATGAAATTGACTGTTGATAATGTCGTTGTTGAAGTAGATGGAAGACAGATCAAACCGACACATGTTTCTATCCCCATACTACCACAATCCTCTTTTGGGAGGTTCGAATACAAAATGCCAGTTGACGCCTTTACTAGCTTCGATGTTCCACTCGTATCGGTGTCCTTGAAACGTCACCCTATGTGGAAACCGTGTTTCGTGAACCCTTTGTTCCCGAAAGCGAATAAGGTCCACGTTCCAAAATCAAGGGAGTGGTTTAAGCCTCACCCATTGGACAACGTTGAACAGCGTGACTTCTTTAAGACAACCGCCTACGGAAATGCATACAACGACCCGATAGAATTGGAATGCATATGGGCAGATGAAAATATAACTGCAATTCATTTGGATGACGGTCTGGTTCATTCAGACAAGGAAACGTACGAGACCCTCAAGGCCAATCATAATGCTCGCGGCTATCTCCACCTTGCAAGTCTCGATGGGAGTGAGGTAGAATACCACCTCGAAATCATCTACCGGAACGGTTTCTTCTATGCCTATGGTAATGATCTAAACCGAATTAGAAACGACCTCGACACTGAGTATAAGTTTCACCGACTGTAATGTCACCAAAGGAGACAATGAATGACACGACAACTTCTCGCAGAAAAGTATCGCCCTTCCACGATTGACGGCTATGTGTTTCTTGACCCCAATCTAAAACGTAGCGTGGAAAAGTGGATCGAGAAGCAAGACATCCCCAATATCCTCATGGTGGGGTCCGCAGGATGCGGCAAGACCACGCTTTCTCGCATCCTTATCAAAGAACTGGATATCCCCCAAGGGGATGTCAAGCAAGTGAACTGTTCGGCGGTCAAGGGCATGGAGTTCATTCGGGAAATCCTCGAACCGTGGCTCAAGAAAGCCCCGTATGGACGTTTCAAGGTCGTTCAGCTAGAAGAGATGGATCGCCTTGGGCAAGACGCCCAGAAGGCTCTCAGGGCCATCATCGAGGACAGTTCCGCCTCTGGCACACGGTTCATCGGCACTGCCAACTATGCCAAAGGCATCATCCCCGAAATGTATTCGCGTTTCGAGGATTATGACATCAATGCCATGGATGATGAAGGGATCATCGAATACATGGTGGATGTGATCGAACAAGAACAGATCATCGTTGAGGATGAAAATGTGTTCTTCGACCACATTGATGCTTACAAGCCTGACATCCGCAAGATTCTCAACAGTATCGAAGCCGCGACCGATTCTGAAGGGAAACTCCATCCTCCCCAGAAGATCACTTCCAAAGGAACCGATCTCGATCAGTGGGAATCGCTTTGGAAGGGTGAGGATTTCAATCTTGAAGCGGCACTGGAACTGACCGAACTCATCGACCCCACCAATTACGATTGGTTCTATGAGGTCATGTATTCCAATCTTCATCAGTTCGAAGACAAAGGCGCGGCATTGGTTCTCCTGTCCCAATATCTTGATCGCTCTCAGACATCGGCTAACCTTCGCCTCCACCTCGACGCATTTCTGTATCATGCCTTCGTGGTAGGGGGAGAGTAATGGCGAAACAGAAAACTGATCTGTTTAAGTTCTTCGATCACATGAATCGAGGGGATTACGATTATGTCGATTCGTTGACCGAGGATGAGGTTAAGGGGCTTTCGGCCTTCGTGGTGCTGATGTGGGTTAACGGGGCAGAGGGCAGCAATGCCCCGTATCATGTCCTACTGACCGACATGTATTGTAATCCGTATGTGTTCAGTTTGAGTCGCCATCCTCGTCTGCTTCTCAAGTTGCTGGTTGCCGCAAACAGTGGCATGGGAAATACCCGGTATGCATTCAAGAAGAATGGCATCAAGAACCATACCAAGGAACTCTATGCCATCTCTCGGTTATATCAGTGTGGAATGCACGAGGCCAAACAGTATCATGAGATTCTTAACGCTGATGAGATTGAAGAGATAGTCGATATCTTCGATTTCAAAGAATGACTACAGGCGGTCTGTTAGGCCGCCTTTTCTTGGGAGTATTGAGATGGAAGATCGTGTTCGTGACATGTTTATCGATCTCACCAATGAATGCTTTTACAATTACGATAAAGGTATTAATGCTGCGCTTAGCGTTATTCGATACATCCATACTTTCCTTGATTACCTCGATGAAGCGCGCCGTGCGATAGACAAAACCGAAACGTATGCGGTGATAGTCAGTGATAAGGGATGGATGACTACCATTTCTTTCGTTGATTGTTCTAATGGTGTGATCTGCTTCACTTTCGAAATACCGCTATCGAAGGCTAAGTATTCTTTCAACGAGGATGGATGCTCTGGTGTTTACCTTCATGAAGTCCTCGATGATCTCGAAAACTTGTATAGGATGAAACGGCTTTGAAACGACCTTCAGTGGATGACATTGTTCATTTTATAAGCAGGTTAATGTTTGATTTCCGATTAGAAAAAGCTAGCAAGACGTTTTCTGGTCTGGCGGATTACCTCGGTGAATGCACGAGGAATGGGGAAGTCGATTCGTTTAGACTCACCATTTACGATTGTGATATGGGGTCTGCTGGCATTGTATTTGATCCTACACCCGCAATCCCAGAGCATTGCAATTTTAATCCGTTCGTTTTTGATGTTGAAGGTGTCCTACAACGGAATCTGACCGAAAAGGTAGGTTTGAGAGTCAAGGAAGTCTTCGGTGAGTTGGAAGAAGAGATGAGAGTCGAAGCAGTGCAGGGTCATCACCGGGTCATCATGGGCACTCCGCTTTATGAGATGGAAGCCTTTTCAATCGCTGAGGTCATTGGTATAATTGACCGTGTTTATGAGATCAATCGCTTACAGGAGTTGTAATCGTGACCTTTATATACACGCCAACAGCGAGAATGATGTTCCCTGACCGGGTTGAATATAAACCCCCGTCATGGAAAGGTAACATTCCCACAACACCGACTATGGATAATCAGGTCATTTCTGAGTTCTTTAGGGCGTTCGAGACTCTGTTGGTTGGAAATCTCGATACCATGCCTCAAGCCCGTAGATTGCCTTATGCTGAAAGATTGAAGGAAGAGTGTGAGCGATGGGAACGAATGACGAAAGACTTTAACATCGCTGCTATTCATCCTTGTTATGAGGCGAAATTTCGTTCTAATCACAGATCATTAGAAACTGTAACAGCTATCATTTTCACAAAGACGGGGTGTAAAGGTTCATATCATATTGAAATGGGGTGGTTATTGTATGAGCCTTCATTGGTGCCGATGGTGTTGATGGGTAAAATGTTCCACTGTGATATGAAGAAGTTTAGATCGGATTTCATTGATATTATGTATTCTACTTACGAATCTATTCTGTTTAAGGATGCATTATGAAAAGGAAAGACTATGCTAAAACATTTGTCCATAACGCCGCAACGAATTACATTTGTGTGGTATCCGAACATTCTGAATACCTTTCTCATGAGAGGTTGACCCGACTTCCTACGGAACACTTGGACTTCCCGTTTAATCGTGACGGACTCTTCAAATCCATTAGAGCCATACTGGATAAGCATCAGGAGCAACCAACGTCACGCATAATTGAGTTGCATAACAATAACAAAAGGAAGATAGAAGATTTGTTGTTTCTTGCACAACGCTATCCTAGTGTGGTTATCCACTCAGGCATCGGCCTTTCGAATAAGTTTGGATACGGCGTTCGGTGTTACTATTTCAAACTTGCTTTTGTTTTTCAGAATGATATGATGTCTGGCGGTCACACGTATTGGTTAGAGGTTGGAACCGATGACCCGTCTTTGATACACTATGACATGTTGGGGACATATTCGCGTGCCAACAGTGAAAGATTGAAGATCAATCTCCTGAATCCGCTCAAAGAACGCAGCGATGAGGTTACATTCTGTCATGAACTCTGAAAACGCAAATCAATCGGTAACACTGGAACAGATTTCAACGTTATGTTACGACAACATTCTCGGGTTGACGAATGAAGATTATATAAACACTACTTACTGTGACATTGATGACGTGATAGGCTTTGTGACTAATGAATGTCCGAATGAAGAGAGTTATACAATAAGCGTTTCCTTTTCAGTTAAACATAATTCTGAATGTGTAGCCGATGTTCGGGTGAGCACTAATGACTTAAACGAGTACGATTACATCACCTTCTTCTTCAAAAATGAGAATCTGTTGCGTTTATTCGATTTTAAAAACATTGAGGAAGTGCCCGAAGAGTGCATCATCGGTGAGTTCTCTAGGAAAGAGGTGTTTAACCTTCTCCATACCATGACGGACGCCATTAAACTTCTCGATCTGTAAACAGGAGATAGACGAAACGTGGAAATCATCAAGACATTCAATGAAGTCGGCAGGTTGTATGATCGAGGGTTAATACAGAAGGACGACTCGACATTCGAATGCCCCGTCTGTCACAAGGAATACAAATCGAAAGTGGCAGGCGAAAAGCATGTCGATAAGATGGACTGCTATAAGATGCAGGATGTCTTTATGGACACCGAATACGAAGCCATGGCTCACGAACTCTATATATCGGTAATAACTAATGAGAACCCCATGGCGAGGACCGGTATCCGGGTATTCCGCAAGGCCAAGTCGTATGGCCCGTTCCTCAAGTTCATCATCTTCACCAGCTACCATCAGGTGAGCGATAAGGGGCTGTACTACTCGTGGTTGAACGAGATCGTTGGGTTTCGTTACACCAACAAGATTCTATCCGAAGGTACCAATGAGGGGCGTCTTCGTGAGTATCGTCTTTGGCTACAGCGTCATCCCCAGTACATCGACAGCCAGACTTTTTTTGAACGCCATGCAGAGGCACTGCAAAATGATCAACAATTCCTGATACGTTCCCTAGAGAAGTCTCATATCGGCATTCGCTATCTCATGTCAGCCCACGGCTTCGACTTTGATGGGGTTGTCGATGCCCTTGATCCGGGGTATTATATGAGACTACAGACATTAGTGGAGAAGGTGTGATGAGTCCCGCAAGTGAGGTTCGTGAGATACTGTTACCTTTGCTTCCCGAAGTGGTAACAACCAACATTGTAACTGCGTTGGAACCGTTGGAATCATCTTTGGTAACCAAAGTTATCAGGTCCATCGATGAATCGACCATACGAAATCATCTTATAGATGTCTACATTATGGGTCCGACTCGTTCTTATGACGTTCCCGTAGCAAAGTTCCTATCCCGTGATATTCTCATTGAAATGGGAATCTCAAGGAGGACACAAGTAACACATGTTCCTATAACCAGATTCTCTGAACATGAGAGAGTGTTTGAGTATTTCCATCGCTTCAAACGAAACATTCCTGTTATCCACACAGACCTTCCATTTCAAGTGACACCAAACATTCCCTTTCATAAGCATCACCTTGAAGATATAGCGGAAGATGTGGTTAATATGATTAAGATGATGATGCTGTGAGGACTTTATGTATTTGGCACGATCAGAACTTATGAGGTTGCTGAGGGAGGACGCAGAGAAGTCTTTAGGTGCAATGTATAAAGACGTGATGGAAGGGAGGCTTCCATTTTCAATTTGTTTTGCATTTAGACGACTTTCTGAATGTGTGGTAAATCCCTCCTATAACAACATGATGGCAGCTATTGATGGGAATGTAGTTGTTGATGCGAACCAAGCACGATGTTACGGAAATGAAAAACGGATTACATACCGCTTAAAGGTAGTTGGGATTTACGGTAACTACGGCGGTGAGGTGGTTCTAACTTCTGTTCGTTCCGACCCTATAAAAAGGAGGACTGATCGTGAATGTGTTTATCGTTGGGTATCTGATAGTGGGTATGTTACGGTAACTTCTGATTCGGTTCAGACGATGGTTATGTCTTTGTGTGATCAATACTTCTTCTCGCAACTGTAAGGAGGAATATATGGAGTTTAGCAAATCAGAATTGAATGATAAGATGGTAGAACTGATTGTGCGTTCGTTGGAAAACAAATGGAACAAGAAAGAGGCTGTATGATAATTGAACGGTCTATCAAACGGGGTATTAAAAATGGATTCATCTATGACGATTTCATGGATCGATGTTCTGGTATATCAGTTCGCGTAAGAACATTTCATGGAAGGGGTAAGTTTAAGAAGTTGCTTATGGGTGTATATGACAGGAGGGGTGGAACCGGTTGCCTAAGAATATGGTTTTGTAAATTTTTGGTACAATCAGAAGAAATAGACCATAGATCGAACGAAATCTATCTTTACAGGTGGGTTAAACAACGAAAAGAAGCTGTCATCTCTGACCCTCGAATACACGACATCTTTAAGGGGTTGTGCGACCGATACTTTGTTGAGAATCTGCTATGAACATATCGTCCTATGCTGTTGAACGGTTCGTTAGAGAGATCATTGTGGTAGATGTATTCTGGCAGAATGTTAGCCGAGAACAACTGTATGTCGATCATAAACCGACTTCCATACGTCTGACGTTATTCTATCATTCACACAACAATTTCACCCTCGGGTGTGATGTTCGTTATGACGATCCATCGTTGAACACGAATCTTCCTGTGTTTTCAGAGATCGAGATTGACTTGATTAGTAGAATAGTCTTTGCGCGATCTGAAGAAAAGACAGTGAGTTGGATAAAGCCGTTTTCCAACGATCTCCAACGGTATCTCAAATGGCACTGTAAACGGCGGGCTAACAACACATTTAAGGTTTCCATCACCTCTGAAGACGTGATATCCTCCATACACGATAAGCATTTGTCTGACATGTTGCTGAACCTTTAAGGAAATTAGATTATGACCCAGAAGAAACTCGTCCGTAAGATTGATCATCCGACACTTCCGCTTACCATTTCCAAGTACACCAAGACGGCGTTTCATAAACGCAAGTGGACTGAGGAAGTCATCAATTCACGAGGTCATGTGCATGATACAAATGGGAATCTGGTATCCTGCCCGTTCACCAAGTTTTTCAATCTGAATGAGACAATGGGTACGCGAAAGGATCATGTGGTTGACCTGATCAGTTCTCATTATCACGAAGCCGAAGTTCATATCAAATACAATGGTCACCTTGGGATTCTATTCAACTATCAGGGCGAGTGGATTAACACCACGTCTGGGTCATTCGAACACGATTTCATTAAGCCGGATCGTAACATCATCGACGAGAATGGATTCACGCCTGAACTATTAGATCGTCTTCCGTCTTCATGGACGCTGATCTTTGAAATCATCGGTGAACACGATCCCCATGTGATGACACCTATTCATCAACAGGAGTTGGGACGTGATAGCGCAGCCGTGCTATTAGGCGTTTACGATTCAACCACTCGTCAACCGGTTGATAACTACGAGAACACCATACTTTCTATCTGGTCTGAACTGGGGTGCAACACATATCCGTTGTTCGCCAAGAAGCACAACTTCCGCGATCTGGTTCCTGTTAACACCAAGGAAGCTATCGGTGACTTCTTGGACGAGATGAAAAAGTGGGAAGATATGGAAGGGGTTATCCTTCATGTCCCGTCTATTGACTATAGGGTCAAAATCAAAACTGATTGGTTCATCAAGCATCGGTATATGCGTCAGTTCGATCATGCGAAGACGAAGGAACTCTTCGTGAACCTCTTTGATTCAGAGAAGGCATTCACCAAGATTCCCGAGGAACTGCATGAAGCCTATGAAACCTTCATCGGTCAATACCGAACGTTCGAATCCAGCTACAAGAACACCATCATGGACACGGGAAAGCGTATCGTGGAAGCGTTCAAGACCCGTGATCTGATGAATCACTTTATTGACACAACAACGGAAATCAAAACAGAAGCGGAACGGGAGGTCATTAAAAGCTATCTCAATGGAGATTCAGATTCTGACCGTCTGATGCGTAACATCTTCGCTGAGAACATTGAAAACTTTTCGCTTATCGATCAATATATGATGAGTGATACCTAAGAGGACATCTATCATGCTAATCCTGTTGCGCTCGATTTCCTGTATGGGGAAATCCACGTTGCTCAAGGCATTCGACAAATCAGACTACGTTTCATCCGATGATCTACGGGTGGAACTGTATGGCACCTACAATATCGATCCTGCCAAGTCTCAACACGTTTGGAAGGAAATGGCCCATCGCATCGATCTTCGGATGCGCCATGGGCGCTTTACGATTGTAGATGCCACTAACATCTCATTGAAAGGTATCAATGGGATGAAGCGTATCGCCGAGAATCACGGTCAGGAGACGCGCATCCTCAACATCGTGCCTGACATCAACCTTGCCATGAATCGCCTCTCGCGCCGCCGTGTGGGCGCTGCTGAGGGTGTTTTGATGCCGGATGCTGCTCTCCTTTGTCAACACGAGAAGTATCAGCGCGAAACGCCCAAAGTCATTGAATCCCACTCGGATATCTTCTACTCAGGAGATTACAATTCGGTTGAGACTCGGTTGAACTATCTGGCCCATCGTCGTAACAATTACATTGCCGAGACGGACAACGTCTTTGTGATTGGCGACATTCATGGCATGAAATCAAAACTGAAAACCATGCTGGACAATCTTCCCAAGGAGTCATTGATTTTCAGTCTCGGTGATATGATTGACCGAGGTGAAGATTCGATGGGGACGATCCAGATGCTCATGAACGACCCGCGTTTTGTGGGGTTCACCATGGGCAATCACGAGAAGGCGTTTCTTAACGAACTGGAAAACGGAGGCAAATCGGTTTCTAATGCTCGTCAGGTGACCCATCAGGAGTTCAAACGCCTCAAAGTGACACAGCGAAAGGAGATTGTCGAGTTCCTGAAGCAAGGGAAGACGCATATCGTCCTTGAGCGATCCATCACTGGAAAGCGCTGTCTTCTCACTCATGCAGGGCTGGGTCATTATGATCCGATTCGGGTGACGTATGATCAGACCATTACTGATAAGGTCAATCCTGTTTCAGAGGTTCCTTCGGATTGGTTTGATATCCAGATTCATGGACACATGAGTTGGGAATACAATGGTAACCTTGATGGAGCCGTGAAGAACATCGATTCCGGGTGTGGGCATGGGAAGGAGTTGACGGCTTACAATCCGTTTGACCCATCCCAGACGATTGTGGTAACCTCGGATGGATATGTCATTCGGGGCTGAGTAACGCCAACCGCCCTTCGGGGCGGTTTCTATTTGTATGGGAGGTGCTATGGCAAAACACAATTACGTCCGCCGAGTCTATGATGTTGATATCGATGTCAACAAGGATTGTGACAAGGACCAGTACGGCACGCGAGCCATGCTTTACAATCAGGAATCCGAAACCATCACATCACATCCATCGGGCTATTACCTTGAATCGGTTCCTGTCGATCCAGAAACCGGGTGTTGTGCGTTTGATTATGAGTACGGTGACGAGAAGGGATTCCACAAGATTGACCTGTTGACCAATAGTTCGTACAATGGGTTCTCGTCCAAACAGGAAGTGATCAATGCCCTGACCAGTGAACCACCATGGTCGAAACTGGGTGACCCTGAGTTTGTTGCCAAATTGCCCCACATCGCCAAACACTTTGATGTGGTGAGTAAGGTGCAACCGCGTTCAATCGAAGAACTGGCAGATGTATTGGCTCTGATCCGACCGGGCAAGAAGCACCTTTTGGATGCTTATCTGAAGAACCCCAAATCGGTTCGCAGGAATCTTTACAAGCGATCTACCAACGAGCAGATGTACTTCAAGAAGTCGCACAGCATCAGCTATGCTGCTATGATTGTCTGTGTGATGAACAAACTATCTAACCGAACAGCCTTTGTGTGGTGACTTATGAACGGCGTTGAACGATTCATCAAATTCTTTGGAACCAAAAGCATTCATGGCGATGATGGTGATGTGCGTGTGTTTGGATTTGAACGACTTAGGACGCAATTCATCGATACCTATGAGCGATACCTTGCGATCAAGGATGATCCAACGTGGAGTACACCTAAGTTCCCCGTCCACATCGTTGTGGATATCTATACCACTCGTGATATAGGGTGCGATGTTTACAATTACATTATCAAGCGCATTGAAGCTAATTTTAACTTTCAATTACACCGATACGGGAAAGCACAGAGTGCGAGTTATCAATTAACGCGAAAAACCTCGTACTTCTAGTGCGAGGATGGATAGCGTGGGGCGCGTCAGCGCCCCTATTCCGGCCTTGTTTGCTGCTCGATATATTGCTTGACGACACTCAGCGGTGCTCCGCCGACGCTCCCCGCAAAATAGCTGGGGCTCCATAACGCATTTTTCCTATAGGCAGGCTGCACCAACTCAGGGTGAAGTAGTTTCATCCGCCTACTCGAAACGCCTTTTAGGCTGTTGACTAGCCGGGAAACCGCCACCTTGGGTGGGAAATTGACCAGCAAGTGAACATGATCGGTTTCGCCATTGAATTGCTTTAGTTCGGCCTCGAAGTCCTGGCATACCCGCTTGAACAGGCTTTCAAGGGAATGGAGATGCGCATCATTGAATACCTTGCCACGATATTTAGTCACAAAGACCAAGTGGGCGTGCATCTCAAAAACGCAGTGCCTGCCAGTTCTGATTGAGTTGATTTTGTCCATAGACCCAGTATACTCAAAGCCATGAAGCAGACCAAGACATTAAAAGTTCGCGTAAGAGACAAGCACGCTGCCCAGCTTAACCGCATGGCACGCAGCGTGAACTTCGTCTGGTATAATTAACGAAAGCTAAACGGAGTTGATTATGACGACTTGGAAGGACATAGCAGGGTACGAAGGGCTTTACAAGGTGAGTGACGACGGGCGTGTTCGGAGTTGTGACCGGGAGGTTGGTCACAGATGGGGTGGCACAGCGACGAAGAGAGGCAAGGAGCTTAAATGTCGACAGGATAAGGACGGTTACAGCATTGTCAGTCTATGCCGAGACGGGAAGAGCAAAACGGCGAAAGTTCACCGGCTCGTAGCGGCACATTTCTTGACTGGGTTTGCAGATGAAAAAGAAGTGAACCACAAAAACCTCGTCAAATCGGATAACCGAGTAGACAATCTGGAAATAACAGACCGCCGAGGCAACCAACAACACGCGGCTAACTCTGGTGTATTTAGTGGTACGAAAAACAGCAAAAGAGCCAAGAAACTCACAGCGGCCAAGGCAGACGAGTTACGCTCCATTAGACAATCAACCGAATTAAGCTTCAAAGAATTAGG